ACGTGACTATTTCCCCGACTTACGTCGAGGACTTGCAGGCCCAAGGGCCAGAGACTGTAGCCCCAGTCTCAAGATATTGATGGCTGCATTATGGTCCCGATGAAGCACCAGACCACAGGCAGGACAACGATGCTCCCGCTGGCCCAACGGCTTCTTTTCTCGGTGACCACACCGCGAGCAATCTTGCGACGTATACGCCGGGTTGACCAGGATGATGGTTCTACCAGCTTCTGCCGCTTTGTAGATCGTGAAGGTCCTGATCATCGTCCAGGCTGCGTCCTGAATGCTCTTGGCCAAACAGTGGTTCTTGACCATGTTGAGGACGTTGAGGTCCTCGAACACAATAACGCCATAATGATCAACGAAATATCGGCTAATCCGGTGGGCAAAGTTAACCCGTTGATTTCGGATCCGCTCGTGGATGTGGGCGACGACTTTCCTTTTCTTGGCCCTATCGACCGTCCCCTTGGCTGTGGCCGAAAGTTTTCGCTGGGCCCGTTTGAGGTCATGCTGGCCACGCCGGAGGAACCTGGGGTTGTGGATCACGCGGCCCTGGTCGGACGTCAGGAGATTTTCTAGCCCAGCGTCCAGCCCAATGGCTCGCTGGGACGTAGGCAACCAAACCACATCTACTTCAACGGAAAAGATCACAAACCATTTTCCTGTCGAGGTTCTGGAAATCGTCGTGGTCTTGATTTTGCCCTCAACAGGACGGTGCAGATTGATCCGGATGTCCCCGATGCCCCGGACCCGCAGGATATCTCCGTCCAGGACGGCACCTCCAGGATACTGGGGCCAGCAGAGCGAATCGTAGCGGAAACGATTTCTGAACCGGGGGTACCCGGGGGTCTCGTGATTCTTGACCCTGCGGAAAAATCCTTGGAAAGCAGTGTCGACACGCTTCTGGGCATTCTGCAGGACTTGGCTGTGGACTTCCTGAAGTTCTGGCTTTTCTTGTTTCCATTGGGGCAGGAGTTTGTTGGTCGCGAACAGCCCGATCCTGACTTCATCAGTTTCCCACGAGGTCTTCCGGACTTCCAGGGTCTTGTTGTAGACCCAACGGGACAAGTCGAGCCAGCGGTTCAGGCTGGTGACCTGAGCCTTGGTACAGTACAGACGATATCGGTATGCTTTAACTACCATGCACTATAGTATAACGTGGTTAAAAAGAAGTGTGTACCAACAGAAAGCAACGCCCTTCATCCCCCGGCTTTAGCCGGGGCTTTCCGGCTACGGATGGTAAAATCCCTGGGACCCGTACAGATTGGGATTGGTCTGCCATGCCTTCAACTGCCGCTTCTCCTTGGCAGTCAACTGCACCTTGGCCTCGATGGCCAGGTTGACCGGCAGGGAAGCCGATGCCAAGGAACAACCAGGGGCGTAGCCTGCCATCCTGATCATCCTGACGATGCCGTCGAGCAGTCGGTCGGTTGAGAAATGTATGATCGACATGGTGGAGTCTCCTTACACCTACCAATACCGCAGATACTTGACGTTGTCAATAATAAAATGCAATTATTTTTCCTTGATAATTTCGTCGGGCTCACGGCCAAGGTGGTCCCGAACCCACTGGGCCCCGTGGCCCATAGCCTGGTTGCACTGCAACGTCACGGTATCCTCCCGTGTGGATCAGGACCAGGTCGGTGGCACCGCGCGGCTCGATTACCGTGATGGTCGTGATGGTGAACATCCTAGCCTTCTCGCGCCTTGAAGTTGTAGACTGGCTTCCAGCGGTCCAGCACCTCGACGGTGTCACCGATATACTGCTGGATCTCCTCGGCCGGCTTATACGCCCCAGGGGCCTCGTCGAGGGTTCCTGGGTCCACGCAGGTTGAGTAGACCCCCTGCATGGTCTCGCGGAAGTCGTCCATGGATAGGCGCCGCTTGGCCTCAGCCCTCCCCATGGCTCGGCCGGCCCCGTGGGGCGCAGAGAAATTCCAGTCGGGGTTGCCGAGGCCACGGCACAGCAGGGTCCCGTCCCGCATGTTCAGGGGGATTACGAGCCGCTGGTCCTGATAGGCCGCGACCGCGCCCTTCCGCAGGACCATGTGGTCAAGATCCACGTAGTTGTGGACCGTTTCAAAGTGGTCGTCGGCAGCGAACTCCATTTCGTCGTCGATGGTTTCGATGATCGCGGCTCGGTTGCGCCGAGCGTAGTCCTGGACGATCTCCATGTCGTGGAGGTAGTCACGGAACAGGTCCCCATCCAGGTAGGCCAGGTACTGGGGGATCTTCGGGATCTTCAGGGCCTTGATGGCGTCGGAAATTTCGGCCGCACGGCCCTCGGCCTTGAGGTGGTCCACCATGGCCTGCTTCCCATAGTCCTGCTGGCTCCGTTGCTTGACCGCGGCGGCCTGGTAATGCTCGGCCACCTGCTTGCCCAGGTTGCGGGAGCCGCTGTGGACCACCAGCCAGTACTTACCTTCCGAGTCCACGTCGATCTCGATGAAGTGGTTGCCGCCACCGAGAGTGCCAACCGACCGGTGTGCACGTCGTAGATCTACTGCATGGACACACTTGAGGCTGGCGAGTGCATTCTTGTCCAGCAATCGGTGCATGCCGCTGGCGCTGCGGACGTTGAACCCAGACGGCACATGGTCCAGAATCACCTTATCGAGCTTCTTGAAGTCCGGCTTGCCGCAGAGCTTGCGGACTTCTACGCCGCAGCCAATGTCCACCCCCACGAGATTGGGCACGACTTTGCCGTGTAGCGTCATGGTGGTGCCAACCACGCAGCCCGCTCCAGCGTGGACATCCGGCATGATCTTGATGCTGGACCCCTGGACGAACTCTTGGTTGAGCAACTCAATGATTTGCGACATCGCCGACGCCTCAACGTGGTCGTTGAACACATCGGCAGTGTTGTACTTGCCTTGGATCTTCACGTCACACCTTCCAGGTTTCCTGCGCCCACAGGAGTTCCTCGTCGTCTTCGGGGCCCCAAGGGGTATCGACGACCCCCAGGGTTGCCATGGCCTTGTCGGCTACCTGGACGTCCGCAGCGAGATCGCGGAGCACCTCGCCGATCCCACGGTTGCGGGCCAGGTTGGTCACCTGGACCATCTCGTCGGGGCTGCAGGGCCGGTACCGTAAGATTTCGTCGGTCTCACGAGCCAACTCCACCTTGAGGACCGTGAACAATGGGTCAACCGATCCCCTGGCAGCTCGGATTGCCCGACTGGCGATCTCACCGGCCGAAATCTTCTCAATGGCTCTGGAGGCGTTCGCGATGACGTCAAGGAGGTCACCGGATTGAATCCGCTGGTCCAGATCCTTTCGGGTTTTAATCCCTTGAGCCACGTGATACTGGATCACCCCGATGGTAGTTTTCCTGATGTTTCGCCACTGCTCCTCGGGGGTCGGGGGCGGGGAAGGCGGAACAGGAGGCAGCACTACCTTGGGTTTACGGGGCTTCGTGGTACGCATGTCAGTCACTTTACCTGTCTTGGTTGCGGTTGTCAACGGGTATTTACACTTTATCCGTTGGCATTTCTGGTCGCCGCGAACTCCTGGGCCTCCCGGACCGCCCTCCAGTACGCACAGCGGTCAGTGGTCCCGATGTTGCAGTTTTCCCAGGTGGCCAGGACCTTGGCGCCTCGGGTGTCTCGAATGCAGGTGGGCCGGGCCGACTGGTCCAGGATTTCCAGGACCGCGACTCGCCCGTAGACGCCCCAGCACGTGGAACTCGGGGTGGTCGACGCCGACATCACGAGGAACCGGGGGAGCGGTCCGATGGCGGGCGGCTTGATCGTGTTGGTCATGATGCTATTCCTCCTCAACGTCACGGGCCAGGTAGGGTAGGGGGTGCAGGTTGCACGTGACGGTCCCGTAGAACCGGACGTCGAAGTAGTCGGTCAGGAGGTCGACATCCTGCCGGTTGTACTGGTCCAGGATTTCCCGGGCCCACTGGATCGTCGTGGCGGCATTGACTCGATCAGCATCCTCAGGGAAGTCCAACCGGACCCTGATGGCCGAGCCACCTGAAAAATGGTCGGTTTTGACGCTGCAGCGGAATCCCCGGGTTTTCTGGGCCGCGCGAAGTTCCCGGCGGACCAGCGCAGCGATCTGGGTGGTGGTCAGGTTTTTGGTTTCCTCGTACTTGTTGCCGGTGTCCATGGTGGCTCCTTAGATGCCGCGGAGGGCACGAGCGCGGGCCAGAAGGACGCGAACCACCTCACGGCCAGCCGGGCTGGGGTTTTGTCGCAGCTGCTCGGCTTCCTGGCGGGCACGGTCAGCCATGTAGTCCGCACGGAACGTGGCCATGGCCTCGTTGATCCCTTGCAGGACGGTTTTGGTCGGGTGGATACGGGTCGTCGGGGTAGTGGTGTTGGTTTCCATGCTTCTATTGGTAGCACGGTGGATTGCGCTTGTCAACTACTTTATTGGCGGAGAAGAAAATAAATCAGGCGGGGTTTACGCAGAACCAAACACGGGGTAGTCACCGAGCAAGTCGGCCTGGACGACGTCGGGGTCGTATTCGAATTTCCTACCCCCGACCGTAATTGTCTTGGGGAACCCCTGTTGGATCTTGACCCCTCGGGGCGAAGGCGTGGGGGTATCGACCACGGCGCAGCGCCAGAAGTTGGGGGTCACGATGTTACTGCACAGTTCCTTGCCGGTCATCCCGAGGTTGGTCCCGACGTACAGGGACGACACCATCGAATATCGGTCGCGGATCACGTCAAACCGGGCGTTCTCGTAGGCCGGGAGTGCCGTTTTGCTACCGGGCGGCACCGACGAATATTCCTGGTCGGAGTGCAGGTGCATCCCCTGGGGGAACCCTAACTCTGTCGCGTTCCATCCGGCAATATCGCCCCTGTTAGTGCCGCCCTCTGCGGTCAAAGGGTAGCGTTCAGAACGCAACGTGGCAAACGACACCAGGCCGATCAGGTATCCCATTGACAGGAGTTCATCGCGCTCTTGTTTGGACAGCGAGTCAGAACCACCCTGCCCATCTGGCCGGTCTAGGACACATCGATCCCACAACCGCAGGTAGCGGAACACGATCCGGTATCCTTTGTTCCACATGGCCTTGGCGGCCTCGGGCCACACGTAGCAGGACGCGTCGAACCCCATCATGGTGGTCTGGCCAACAGGCAGGACATCCCGGAGCGAAACCAACCGCATGACCCCTGAGTACGGGGGTTTTTGGTCAGCGATGGCTTTGTCAGCCGCTGCTTGGGTCACGGGGCCCACTGTTCCGTCAACCGTGATGTTGGCTGTGGTTTGGAACGCGCGGGTCGCTTGGTCGGTTGCAGGCCCGAACACGCCGTCGGCCCCATATTGACCAAGATCGTACTTCAAGATTAGGAGTTTGTTCTGCCAATCCAGAACTTCGGGCCCGCGCATCCGTGGAGACGTGAGTTTCGGCAGCATGGTTAGTTCCCCTTGGTTTCGGTTGGGACCACGACGTGCTCGATGACCTCGATGTTGTTGATCATCGTGCAGGCCAGGCGGGTAGCCTTGACCTGGATGCCGCGCAGGTCGTCGCGGGTATCCTGTACGCTGGTGTTGTTCATGAGGGTTTGGGCCTTTTCCACGACCAGTAACATCCCGTGGATCGACCCAATCATCTCGTCGAGCAGCATCCCCTCATCGGGTTCGCAATCCTCACAGTCGCCGCACTCGTCGCAGCCATGCCCAACCTTGGGCTCCGGGACAAAATGCACGAATTTCTTTTCTGGATTTTTGGCCATGATGACCTCCTTACAAAGTGGGAAATCGTTGAGCAGTCTCGTATGGCTGGACTAAACGGGTTTCTATCTCGCCGGCCACGGAAGCCGCGATTATTTTCCAACGTGCTGGGCTGGTCAGATCAACCAGTATGTCTCCAAGAGCGTAGTTGGTGGGGTCAAACTGATGCGTTGGGCGGTACACCCGGGTTGCCCACGTGTCTTCGGATTCTTTTGGTGCGGTATTGTCTTTGACCAGGTAGTAGCCTACTGACGCGGCGTGGAGGGTGTAGCCTCCGGAGAAACCAGTGCCCCAGCAGTCACGACAGACCCACGAGACGTCATGGGTCTGGTCCCAGCATTCGCACCGTGGCCCGTCACGTTTGACCATCCAGTGGGCCAACTGGACCACGGGGTACGTTTTCCGTTTGGCCATCCTAGTCCTCCTGGTCGCCCGTGTACACCTGGGTGGAAATCCACTGGGCTGCCTTGGCCAACCTGGTGGCTGCGGTACAGAGTGGTTTGCAGGTGCCGTCCAGAGGGTCGCCCGACACGACCTCCCGGATGGCCTGGATGGTCTGGGCGATCTCCAGGATCTGCTGGACCCGTCTGGACTGACACTCGGGGCACAGAGGATCCCCGCAGCCGGTCTGCTGGACTTCCTCGCACTCGTCGCGCTCGGGACAATCAGCACACTCGTGGTCACACTCCAGTTCGTCGGTCGCGACGGGCGGCTTGACCGAATGGATGGAAATGACTTTGTCGTCAGGGGTCTGGTCTTTATCCTTGGTCATGGTTTTCCTTGGTCCCAGAGGGACGGTTTGGCAGCAGCGGACTTCGCTGGTTTCTTTTTACCCTGCTGGGCCTTGCCGCGGTGCAGTTTGTACTGGTGGATCCTGTTGACCGCGATTTCGTGGTATCGGGGATCCTGTTCAATCCCGATAAATCGCTGGCCTTCCAGCAGGGCCGCGACCCCGGTGGTCCCGGACCCCATGAAGGGGTCGAGGATCAAGGCACCCCCTGGGGTTGAAACCAATCGACAAAGCCATCGCATCACTTGCAGTGGTTTGACCGAGATGTGGGTATTGCGGGTACCCTGTTTATTGGGCTCAACAGCATCACACCCAAGTTCACGTTCACGACGAGATGCTTTGGCGCAGTAGAAAAATGGATCCTGGTCCTGGGGGAAACACGGGAAAAATCGGCTGGCTCCACCTTGGTCTCCAAACCGTCCCATTTCTCTGGGAGCCCCACCATTTACTTTCCAAGATGTTGCTTTATAATCCCCGCCGTGTACGCCGGTGCGCGCTTTCCCTGCACCATGTATCCCCTGCTCTAAGCTTTGCCGGTCCAGCATTCCGATTGGACACCCCTCGACGCAGGCCCACTGTTCCACGGTTTCTTTGCCGTCGGGGTCACAGTGGTGGGTAAGAGGTGTGCCTGCTGGCCTGGATTCCTTGCCCATGCTCTGGGTTTTATTTTCATGGGCATCTAGTTTGTGGACGCCCAAACGGCTGGCAGTTTGTATTTGTCTGGACCCCACGGGTCGGCAGCCATCCGCGTGACAGAAAACTGTATTTGGTGGCCAACGGCCAGGTGCGTCGTAGTTGGTTCTGTCGTTTAAGTCTGCCCCGTAGATTTTGTTGCCTCGTTGCCCTGAGCCAAAGTCACCATGCTGGTTTTTGTTTTTAGACTCCTGCTCGTCGGTGGTTCCTTGAAACGCCACCCGGCACGCATCAATGTTCAGCCCGCCGGTCCCATGGACCAACGCGTTGTTGGCCAGGGTGCCATCCAGACTTTTGCGCACGAGCAGGATCGGCTCATGCGAGGGCTTCATCTGGGAAGCGTAGCCCTCGAATGGTGCGGCTTCTTCGGTAGCCGATGTCGTGACGTTTCGTCCCACACCAATGGTCTTACTGCCTTGGTAGCCTAAGCCCTGGGATGGGCGTCGATTCGGTGCGGTGCTGTCCAGAGGCATACGGTATTCACCGATTACTTTTCGTGACTTCTCTTTGCCCAATTGTTTGTAGATTTGCCGTCCAATCGATCCGCCTTTTGGAAACCCCGACCCCATGATCCAGCAAGCAATGGAATCCCTCACCTCAAATCCGGCTAGCCGCAGGCTCATGCCCATCAGATCAAGTGTCCTGGTCCCTGCGAATATGACCGCGTGGCCCCCTGGTTTAAGTACACGATAACATTCTCGCCAGACTTCTGGTCCTGGGGGAAAGGAATCCCAGTCACGACCCATGAAGCCTTTAGCCCCTTTGGCAGGGACAAAGGGTTTTCCAGACAACCAACACGATAGTGCCTCGCGGATCATTTCAGGTGGGTGTCGGGACAGGCCGTACGGTGGGTCCGCGACAACGGCGTCGATCGAGTTGTCTGGTAGTTTCCGCATGGTTTCAAGGCATTCACCCAAGACCATGCAGGCTGATCCATCGTGGTCCACGTGGGTGCTGATACCCCTGACTTTGCCGCGACGTCGGATTTTCTCAACAAGGCGCTTCAGCCGTTTACCCGGGCCACGGAACCCCTTGGGTGCCTTGGCCGGTAACTCCCCCGACGACGACACCACCATGGCGGTAACGTCACCATCGCGGTCTTGGTGTAGTACCGTGGTGCTCATGCCGGTTTTTTGCGCCGGACCCGAGGCTTCGGTTTTTTGGCCACGAGGTCAGCAACTTGCTGCTCGAGCCGCTGGACCCTGGCCAGCAGGTCCTTGACCATCTCCTCGGTCAGGGGTGGCACTGAAACGGTGTAGAACTCTTGGGGGCCAGGGATCCATTGGTCCAGCGGGGGTGCTGCGTAGGCGTAGACGCCACCAATCCCAGCGGAAACACTGCCTCCATTTTCCGTCAGGAGGATGCGGCGCAGTTCGCTGTCGTCAGGAGTTTGGCCGGTAGGCAAGCCAGTTTTTGCCACAGCTTCATCCCACCCTTCATCGTCATAAATGTCTTCCCAATGTGGTCCCATTATCTCATCCTCATTTTTCGGACCGCCTGGATAACGGCATGGTTTTGACACGCGAGCCCCGAGGCAACAGCGTCAGCCATGTGCTCGTGGAGTGTAGTGGCGTTGGGCCACGGGACCTCGGGGAACTTCTTTCGGATCGCCTTGATCATGTCGTCCTTGGAAGCCGATTTATTACCCACGAGGGAATCTTTGACTTCCTGGGGCGACGACTGAATAATCGGGATTTCCCGCAAGGAAGCCAAGGCCCCGATGATCCCCCAGGTGAACGCTATTTTGATGCAGACCTGCTTTTGGATCGGCCACGACTGCGATTCGCAGCAGATAGCCACGATGTCGTCGGTCACCCACTGGCTCAACTTGAGGGCGATTTCTTCGATCCTGCGCATATTGTCGTCGGCGGCCCTGACCTCGCGCTTTTTGCCACTCTTTTTTGTCTGGATGACTGTGGCGTCCACGAAGGTCAACCCTTGGGCCACGATGCCCAATCTGGCGATCCCGATGCTGCTGAACCCCACGTCAAATCCGAGCAAAAAAGCCGATGGCTCTGGTGTTTTCATGGGGTTGTTTTACCGCTCCAGTTTCGCCAGAGCCTCGTCGGCTTTGGTATTTCGCTGGGCAGCCAGGACAACCCTGATGCCAGGAGCCCGGCAGTACAGCACTGAGAAGTGATCCGTGACATTGTCCAAGGTCCCGCAGGCCCACTGGGTCTTTTCGTCGGCGGTCTTGAGCCCGAACAGGAGTTTTTCTGCGTCGTACCAGGTGTCGAGCGGAAGCGTCGTGCCTGATGCTTCCAGGGGCTTCATCACCAATTTAACTTCATTGCCGTCTACATCTTGTGGAACAGCCGCGACCACCTGGACAACGTCACCGATTTTGTGAAAACAAAAGCTCCAGGGAGCCCCGAGGTCCGGGACCAGGTACAGCGGCCACCGATCATCATGCTGGTCCCAGGCCCACTGGACAGCGTCCAAGAGCCCCGGGGTAGGGAGTACCCGAGGTGCCGTCAGAATCTTGCCCAGGTGCTGCAGGGCACGGTCCAGGTGGTCTAGCCGGTACCGCCAAGATCCACGTTGGTCCTGTGACTCGATCGTCGTGGTGATGTGGTTGCCCGACGTTGCCCAAGACAACTTGAGGTCTTGGGTGCCCAGGAGGCACGTCACCAGTTCGGCCTGGTTGCCCGGCAGCCAAAAGGACCACGCGGGTAAGTCCTCCACCGTCGCGATCTTGACCGCGACCATCAGGGCCCGGTCGGTCCCGACAGCCCAGCAGCTATGCCTACGGGTCAACAGGGCACCTGGTAGACGGTCTCGGGCCGGGACATGGTGACTGTTGGCCACCTGGCAACACCGCTGAACCCTAGCAGCGACACCAGGCGCTACACGAAGGCTACAGGTTTGTTGATCGGTGGGGTCCTGGGGGGTCAACGACCTAACAGGACCCGTCGGTAGCATTGGGTACCGGGTGTTTTGCCCTTGGAACTTCACAACAGCGCCGTCAACGGGTCGGTGTTTAATCCGCACGGGTACCAACTGGATAAACGTACCTGGAATCCAAGGGATGTGATCCAGAAAATCAGCAGCACAGTCCCATTTTCCGGAAGGGCGGGGCGTTCGGCCTAGTCGAACACGAAACTCTTGGTCCTGACACACCAGTGCCACGGAAGTTCCGCTCGACCCTTGGCTCAACCGGAAATCCACCGGGACCAAAGGAGGCCAAAAATCCTCGGGCCGTTCCACGCCCTCTGGGCTTTCTGGCCCGTGGAGATCCCAGTACACCTTCCGCAAAACCTGGACAACATTTTCAGGCAGCAGCATTTGGTTCCTCTGGTAGCGGCATCACGGCCGTGACGTTTCCAGCCTGCACGGCCTTGATGGTTTCTTTTTTGCTCATGGTGCCGCGACGGTTATCCTGGACCACCAGGTTGTGGGGCCCGACCACCAGGATGCCAGCATCGGGGTCAATCTGCTCGGCTGATCCTAGTTCCTCTCCGGTCGTCAGCATCACGGTAGTGTCCCGGGGGACCTGCACTACCGTCAGGATCTGCCCGGACCGAAGCAGCCGATGGGGCTGGACGTTCGGGCGCGTCACCTTGATGTCAGTGAAGTCTCGCCACCGCACGGTGCCGTCCTGCTCCACCACGAGCAACCTGTCCCCAGGGTTCAGCCCTGCCACCACCAAGGGCTTGCCCTGCCCCCGGAACACCGGGAAGGTAGCGCGGCGCTGGTCGGTCTCGAAGCAGCAGTACCGGCCATCCTGGTCGGCCACGAGGCAATACTGGGCTGCCGTGGCCCCGACGGTCGGGCCAGCCTGGTAGCGGTCCAGATACATGGGGGCAACGACTGCGGCGGCGTTGTTGGCCTTGACGACCACGAACTTGTCGGCGGCGAAAAATCCGCAGTAGCGCCATTGCGCCTTGGATCGGGTGGGCAGGTCAATTGAAACGTCCACGGTACCGTCAGGCAGGACCCCACACCATTGCTTGGCCGAATCCCCCAGGTCCTTGGTACGGGTTCGGAGTGCTGTGCCCCTGGGAGTGTTGTACTGGCGCATTTCCTCGAGCCTCATGGCCACGACCCCGTCGATGTCCTGGAGTTGCCCTTGGACCGTGGCCAAGTTGCCCCGGAGCTTCGTGACGGTCGCTTTGATTGCATCGGCCCCGTAGCGCGCCAAGGACCTGACCGTAGCCCCTAGGATCACGTCGGCCTGCCATTCCTCAATGGAGAGCAACCGGCACAACGCAGCCTTGGCCTCGGGTTCGTCCTGCTGGGCCTGTAGGATCTTGACGACCTCGGGGAGCCGTTGAGTCGCGGCCAACTTGGCTTCCGCGACCCCGAGGTCATGTTTTAGCTGCTTGCGTCGCCGCTTCAACACCAGGGTTTCAATATCCCGACGGAACTGGACGAACTGCTGGAGGATTTGGAGCAACGTGAACTTCCGGACGGTGCCGTCTTGGTCCAGACAGTACCACCGGTATTGCACGGCTGACTCCAGTAGCGGTAGCACCCTGGCCTGGAGGATCCCGGCGTCTCGGTACTCCACTGTCAAGCGCAACCCAGTCTTGGCGGTGGACTCATCGGTCAGGGGACTCTCGAGCAGGCGGCGTTTGTGCAAATCCTGAACCGTATCCCGGAGCTTGTTCTTTTTGACCTCCGGGGCCAACCCCGTGATCACGAGTTTCTTGACTCCCCGGTGGTCTGTGTCCTCAATGCTGTATTGACTGCCAAAGGTCAGGCGTCCCTGGCCGGTGTCGTAAAGTTCCGCGAGGTCTTGACGACGAGACGTGAGGGTCCCGTACCCGTAGTCTGGGCCCTTGACAACCCCGAGGAGGTCGTCCAGGGTGCTGGTAGGCTTCCTCAGAACCAGCAAGGTGGCGTCCAGGATTTCCCCAAGGTTGTGGGGCGGGATGGAAGTGGACAACCCGACCGCGATCCCTTGGGTGCCGTTCAGCAGGACCATCGGGAGTCGGGCAGGTAGCAGTGGCGGTTCCTCGGTGGTCTCGGAGAAGTTGGGCACCATCGGGACCACGTCGATGTCGTCGAACAACCGTTCCGCGAACGCCGTGAGTTTGCACTCGGTGTACCTCGCGGAGGCGAACACGTCTTCCGGGATTGTCGTGGGGTCACCGAAGTTGCCGTCCCCGTGGACCAGGGGATGGCGTAGGTGCACCATGTGGACCAGGGCCCCGTAGGCAGCGGAATCACCATGGGGGTGGTATTCCCCGATGATCTTCCCGACCACCTGGGCGGATTTGATCGGGATTTTCTTGGCCAGGGCACCGAGTTTCCACAAGGCCCAGAGGGTACGGCGACCCCCCACCTTCATGCCGTCCAGGACACTGGGGACTGCTCGGTCGGACAGGACGTAGCGGCCGTACTGTTCCAGGCAGTCCCGGACAATCTCGTGGGTCACGCTAGATTCAACGACGGAATCTTTTTCCATCGGACACCTCTTGTTGGACAGGTTTTACCGACGGTCAGTCGGCCAGGGCAAACAGGTAGGGTAGAACCAGCAGGATGAACAGGACCGCCGCGGCAAACAACACTGCTGTCTCTAGGGGTCGGGTGCGCACGCGACCTCCTGCTCGTCCTGGGGCTCGGCCGCGTCGGCGTCGTCAATCAGTTCGGCTGGCATGACCGCCAAGGCATCGTCCAGGACGGGCCCGCCATGGCCATCTAGGTACTGACGCCACGCTTCCTTGGACCACTTGCGCTTGGCCCGCTTCCAGGGTTTGGCGTTGGCTGGGGGCTTGACCAGATGCTTGCAGGTCTGGCCCAGGGAATCCCGCAGCTCATTGGTTTTCTGGGTGAGCCGCTTGGTTTCGGCTGTGGTGAGCCCGGTGCCCTTGGAATCGGGCAGGGTGTAGTTGGAGTCATCGAGGGCTGACGTCATGGTGCACTCCTAGCTGGGGCATCCCAAGGTCGCGACCTGCTGGGCCATCTTGATGACTTGCTGGGTGATGCGGTCATTCCTGGAACCTTCGTGTTGCACCGTGAATGTCGTGGTGGCACTACCACCAGGACCATCGTCAACCTTGACGACTACGCTGCCGCCCTTGATTTTCCTCGTGAGGTCTAAACCCACGGGATCGGGCGTGCGGGTATTTTCGGAGAACAGACCTTCGCCGGTAGTAACTGGGGGTCGCCGCCGACTGTTGAGTGGGACGTGTTGGGCCAGCGGAGTCGTGGGCGCAACCACGATGTCCTCGTCATCCCAACTGTCGTCATCGTAGTCAATGACGGTCTGGGCCGGAGGCAGGGTCGATCCTTCCACCGTGTCCAACATCACACGGGCCGGGCCGGGCCAGAAACGCTTGTGCTTGCTGTAAAAATTACTGGCGTCACGACCGTTGGCAGACCACGGCCTACCCCTGAGAATCTTCCCGGCGTGATTAGCGTCCAAGGCAATCTGAAACCAAGGCATTTTCTGGGCATATCGGACCCGCATGAAAGAAAAAATGCGTTCGCGTTCTGGTGTCACAAGATTGGGGTGGGCTTCCCTCAGTTTTCGCAGGTCAATCGACCGACAAAGAGCCGAAAGTTCCTGGGGGGAATAGGGGGCGTCCCGACCGTCCATCGCGACCTCGTTGTCTGAGAGGCGCCGTGCCGCCAAAGCCCAGCGACCCTTCTGCTTTCGCTGGTTTTCAGGAAGCGACGTGAAGAAGTCGTTGGTCAGGCGCCAAACCATCTCGTTGTGGGCCTGGCTGACGTCGGCGATCCGTTGACTATCTTGGGGCATATTGGGTCTCCTTGGTTGTGGTGTATACTGGTTTTACCGGTCGGACCCTATCGGTACATTGACTGGCCCACGACCCCGGCGGTCGCGCAGCAGTGGCGAATTTTGTCGGCGTCGTCGCGGAAATGGTCCGGCGGTAACTTGACCCGTCGAACCGTTGTCTTGAAGCGGAAGTCGTGCTTGGCCCGCATTTTCTTATAATACTGGTCAATCCGTCGCCGCTCCTCCAGGGTGAAATCTGGAATGTCCATCATGTCGGAAATGCTGAGGGTGATCATTTTATTTCCTTTCCGTTACAACCAAAGCAGCAGCACCCAGGGAGAAATCGCCGCCACGAGACTGACGGCCTCGAGGATATGATGGAGGATTCTCCGCCGAGCAAGCTGCTGGGCAGAACGATTGACGTGGATGTTGTGGTATTGGTACAGCATGGCACCAGTATCCTGCTGGAACTACGCTGTGTCAACTTTGTTCGCCGGCTCATTTGATCGGCTCCCCTGCTGCGTCGCCACACTGGGGCCAGCCAAGCGCACTGCGGTCACGGACCGCTTGCAGGAGTACCTGCTGCATCGTCTTGGCTCTGCCCCGAAAGTAGTCACGTTCCCCTGCGGTGAATGAGTGGGCTGCCTGGGTAGCCAGGATATCGGCGTTGGCGTCGTCTAGTGCCGCCTTCAGCCGGATGACTTCGCGTTCCAGATCTACTGTTTTGCACGCATGGTTGTTAGCCCGGGTGGCCGCTTCAGCGGTGTTGTCGGCGAGGTGCTGATTTATCCGCAGTAATCGCTGCACTTCGGCGCGGGCCGCGTCAAGATCGGCTCGAAGCCTATGCACCGCTCCGTTTGCCACTTGGGACGCGACGTCTTGAGCCCCGCGGTCCAGTCCGGCCAGGGTGCGGCAACACATTGCTCCCAACCCATACCCCTCGGCTGCCGTGGCCAGTATGCCCTGTAGTCGTTGCGCTTCGGTTTCCAGGTCCTTGACTCGCTGTTGCGCCTCGATCAGGTCGTCCAGTAAAAGGTCTTCGCGGTCACGGGCAAAACCACCAAACTCGTGTTCGGTTCCTCGCCTGATCGTGTACGAGCCATCGAGGTTATAGGTGGTGGTGTCGTCGCACGAGATAGTCCAGCCGGGGATTTGTTCCGCGGTACCACAGTCCTGCCGGCCGCAGTGTGGACAGCAAGGTCGAGATGGTTGGTCCATGGACGTCATGGTGTTCTCCTGTCCTGCAAGCTCCAACAGGTACTGCAGGTTGAGTACGTTTCCTGGGCGCAACGGCCCAGCAAATTGGTGTCGGGTGGTGGTCCAGTCAGCGGAAGATAGCAGACAGGTGGGGGTAGGTCTGCTTTGGTTTGAAAGCGTCGGACCCAATCAACCTTGTTCTGAAAGTTTTGCGCCCACTCGACCATGGCGTCTTGCACGTCTGGTAACGCCAGCAGCCCTTGCACTTCCAGCCTATTGAGCGTAGCGCCTGCCCCACAAGATGCCGCATTGATGATTTTGCGGAGTACTCCTTTGGTGTGGTCGTCGATATCGCGTAACTGTGTCACGGATACATCTCCAGGCAAACGGCAGGCCGCACCTTCGGCAACGACGCCTCAAAATCTACCAAGAGCTTGCAGGCTTTTTCATCTTCCAGGCAAGCAACAGGACGAACCATACCTTGGTCGTCGAAATCACGGTGCCCGTACAGCACGCAAAACGACGTGCAACCCGCATTGGAAATGGGACACGGGCCACAGTGGCGACCATCTGGATCGGGGTCTACCGTGGCCTTTACGGTGAATTTCATTCTACCACCTTGCCATTTTCCACAATGACCCCAGAGTCGCGTCGTGGGCATCGTGTGTTGTACTCCCTGACATTTCGCCAGTACCTCCACAACTATAGCACTGAAAATGCCCTGGGTTGACCGTACCAGTACCATCACAATCTGGGCAGTCGACATGCTCAACTCGCCCATGCGCGCCGTAGCGAAGTAGCACCTTGGCCAGTTCGATCGCGTCGGTGTGACAGAACAGCATAATGGGGTGGTGTCCTTGGTCCTCTATGGATAAGAGGTCATCCCCGTCGGCATCAAGATCTACCTGTACGCTGAAATCGCGCCCGAGCAAATCGGTAAATGTGTGCTTGGTCATGGTGCTGCCTCGTTCATGGTATTCGCGCCACGCAGCCATGTCGTCAGTTTGGTGTACCGGTCAAGGTTTCACCACCACGGGCCCTTTAGATCTAGTGCTTCCCAGATGCAAATTCTAAGTACTGGCCTATCCGGATACTCTGGATCGTTGATTACCCTGGAACACGCTTTCAGTGTGTCTCTCATTGTTTTCATTTGGCCTTGCATGAGCGTGCGCTCTTCCCGCAACACGCTGTTTTCTACCATAGCGGTCAACAGGGCGGCGCGGTACGGTGGCTGACCAAGTTCAAGTTCTAGTGCTCGGATTATATCGGCGTAATCGTATTTTGGTTTCGCCGTGGGCCCCACAACTACCTTGGCTTGGGACACGTCGTACACGTGGCCGGGGCAATCCTGGTACCCGACGGTGTGGCAGATCGACGCCATCCGGAGCGCGAGAAACATCCGGTCCGGGACACCATCTCCGATGATCTTATAGGGTGAAAGGATTACTCCAGCCTCATCGTATACGTCCCAGTCAGTTACTGGGCGCCCGGTGTTGGCGCTGTATGCCAGGGCCGCGTTTCTCGCGGCAGCCAGCGTGCTTTCCGCCGATATCCCCACCCCGACTTCTTCGCCGTTGATAACGAAACATAACTCGCGCATTATGGCTCGCTCCCGTTGTCTGCGGCGTAGTCATATTCTGCCGCAGACAGTGTAGCCGCCCGCAATTCCGCACGAGCCCGATCGCGTCGGTCAGTTGCGGCCAAAACCGTGGCAGTATTGATTTCATCAACTGACATGGTGGTGTCGTTTAGGGCCACGTGGTACGCCGTCTGGGCCGCTTCCAATTCGGTCCAAGCAGTTTCCAATTCTTTCGCGGCCGTCATGATCTTGTCGACCGCGTCGGCCTCGGGGTGGTAATACTCCTCAATGGGATAGCCACCGTCCATTCCAGCCACCTGGACCGCGAGTCCAGAGGTCCAAGGAGACGACGCGATCTTTTCCCGTCGCTTCAGCGAAGCGTCGGTCGCCGGCACGTAGCCTGGGACATATCCAGCAGAATCGCATGGGCAAACATCACCGCTATCTTGGTCACCAACCCACAAGGTCCCGTTGCACCTGGGGCACGGCACCAATGCGTCCCTCATGATGACCTTGAGGTGTTGCGCTTCCTTTTGGGCGTAATCTAATGCGCGCTGCAACTCATCTATTTCTCGCTGCGCTTCGTTGGCTCTGGAGAGGTCATCCATGTTGTATGTCTTTCGTTGCTGCCAATAAATGGTTTCTGGTTCTCAATTTACCACCTGGCCCACCGGCGCGGTCTCGTCCAGGTCCACGTCCATTTCGATGTCAAGCCCGTTGCCGTAGCGTGTCATGGTCAGGCCGCATTTACACGTCTTGGCTACGCCGTGGAGGAGTTTGTGTACTCTGGTGTGACACCGCGGGCAGTAATAGTGGTCGTAGTCACCCGGCACCACCGCACCGGGCGCCAAGACCGAAGGCCGGTCTGGCATAGGACAACTAAAATCAGACGCGACCAAATGTTCCTTCATGGTGTTGGCTCGCTTGTGTTACTCACACCACGCGACCATATCGTCGGTGTCGTAACAGTGGTCGTTAGGCTCAACCTCTATGCGAAAAGCCATCATTTTCTCCGCGGCGTAGGTGGACCGCCCATGAGACCAACCGTGATCGCGACAACCCAGATGACGGTGATGATAATGCCGATGACCATCATTTTATCCAGTGCTCCGCAGTTTCCACTGCCGCGTCCAGTTCATTCAGGGCCGCGTCGTACTCCCGCTGGGCTACCGTGGCGTCCACGCTTGGGTCGCGCCACAACCTGCGCGCCTCCCGCACACGGACACCCGCACGGATGAGCCGTTCTACCGCATCGGCCCTCCGTAAATGCTCCTCCGCGGCCTCCAACACGGTGCCGTCAACAACCTGCGTGATTGCTACTGCCAGACTTCCCGGCGTCCATCGGGGGTCAATACACGGATCGAGATCGTCATAATTGGGTTCGATCATCGTCCCCACCTTTTTGCAGTCTCGATCACATCCATGTGATCGGCCAATTCCTTGAGCACCGTCTTTCTGTCCAAGTCGTCTCCGCGCATGTATTCCTCGATCATAGACAGTAACGCACAAAGTAGTCACCGCAACTTTTGTAGATGTCCAGGACACGGCGCACCTCGCCGTCTCGTCCGGTGTACACCTTGCCTGCCTTGATCTGACGGGTCTTCATGGTCCTGTTGTACACCGGCGGATTGCCGTTGTCAACACTTAATCGACAATCCCGAGGATTTCCCTCCGGGCCGTGACGTCGAGCCCCATGTACCGCTGGACCAACTTGGCGTCGTGCTTGTCATCCCATTCCACCTGCAGGACCCGGCGGGTCTTGGGGTGAAGCGCGTAGGCTTGGAGGTCAGACGCGTTGGACTCGCCCAGGCCCTTGAACCGCGTGATCCTGATGTTTTGCTTGCCCCCCAGGGTTGCTCGGATTTCCTCGACTGAATCGCCGTAGACCCTGCTGGTCGCCGTGACCCCCATGAACAGGGGGTTCAGGACCACCCGGATAATCCCGGCGGAAATCAACGTTGGGAAATACCGGGCGAACAGTCCCAGGAGCAACGCGACGATGTGCTTGCCATCAGGGTCGGCGTCGGCCAGGAGGTAGACGTGTCGGTACCGACACTTCGTCAGGTCAAACGAGTCACCAATCCCAGCGCCAATCGCGGTGATCAGGTCCTTGACCTCCTGGTTTTTCAGCAGGTCCTCAACCTCGCCTTTTCGGGCTGCGTTCGCTACCTTGCCCCGGAGTTGAAAGACCTCCTGGTAGTGGTATTCGTGGTCACCCTTGCCTCGGCGTTTTCGGATCCTGGCCTTCTTGACGGTGCCGCCGGCCGAATCACCCTCCACGATGTAGAGTTCCCGCTCGTCAGCCGTACAGTCAGGGGCCTCTACGAGTTTGTCCGGTAGGAGCCCCCGGGCTCCTCGCTTGACCTTGACGTTCTTGATGGCCGACTGTTCCGCCCGGAACTTCTGGCGGGCGTCCTGGATCCTCTTGGCCCTGGCCACGATGGCCAAGCATTGGTCCTGCAGGGCTGCTCGGTGGTCCCGGAGGTGCTGCAGGACAATCCCGTAGACCTGGGTCTCGACCTCGGGGTTGTCCAACCGTTGCTTGGTCTGGCCCTGAAATTTCGGCTCCAGGGTGCGGACATGAATGGCACCCACGAGGCCATCGCGAAGATCCTCACCCCGGATCTTCTGGTCGGACAACTCCTGGAGAAAATCCTGGATCGCCCTGGTGGCGCCTTTGACGTGGACCCCGTGGCCCGGGGTGTTCACCACGTTGACCCAGGAACGCCAGTGCTCGCCTTCCACGTCGGTCCAGCAGAACGCCGCGTCCACGACCCCTTCAACGTGGATTTCTACCACGTCGCCCTGGACCACGGCGTCGGGGGTTTCGTGCCGTAGTAATCCAGCGAGTCCGTCGGGGCTATGGTACCGGACTGATTTGTCCCCGACGGTCAGGATAATGGTCAGGCCAGGGCACAACCACGCGGTGTCCTGGAGCCAGGCCGCGACCTTCCGGGGCTGCCATTTCCACTCGCCGAAAATGGTTGGGTCGGGGTGAAACTCCACCCTGACACCAGCGGCCAAGTCGGATTTAACCCGCTGGACTTTAGTGGTGGGCTTGCCCTGATGGTACTGCTGTTGCCAACATTTTCCATCCCGCACAGTCGTGGCAACCATGTGGGACGAGAGCGCCGTTAGAGTTTTTATACCTACGCCGAAAGTCCCCCCGGTAGCGCTGGTGTAGGCGCCTTTTTTGAACTTGCCACCTGCATGAAGCAGCGTGAACACAGCTTCCAAGGTGGAACAGTTGGCCTGCTCATGATGTTCCACTGGAATCCCACGGCCATTATCTTGAACAACAGCACCATCTGGCAGCAATGTGACGCTGATTTCGTCAACGTGGCCATCTAGGAACTCGTCCACGGCATTATCAACAGCTTCATGAAGAAGGTGGTGGACCCCGGCAGGTCCAGTGTCGGGGATATACATTCCTACACGCTTACGAATGTGCTCCAGTCCCTCAAGAACTTGGATTTCGGCAGCGCCGTATTTTTTCACAGGCATTATTTTTGCTCCAGCAAGGATCGCCAGGTACGACCAGTAATGATGCCTCTTACGCTGCCATACGGAAGGCTAAAGTGCCGCGCGGTGCTCGCGACGGACTTTTTATGCCGATCATACCATTGTCGTATCTCTACGACCTGCGCTTCAGTCATGACTCGTCTGTCACCGCGGTGACGGTAGCTTGCTGAAACAGGGTGCTGTTCTAAGTACCGCAGCAGCTTAGGTGGCATCGTGACATGCTGCCATGACTTGCCATGCACGATATTGCACACGCTACCGACGCTCACGTGGTATTCTAGCGCTAGACTGGTTTGGGTGGCACCACGAACAAAAGCATTTCGTATCGCCAATACATCGTCTTCGCTTAGTTTACTCCCAGGATTTTTTGAACCTGCTGGATTAGTGCCATGAACGAACTTGTCGTTCATGTTGTCTTGGTGGGTTCCATAGGCAAGATTGTCTAATCTGTTGTTTAGTTTATTGTTGTCTAAATGCCGGCCCATCTGGTCCTGGGGTAAGGGCCCCACGAATGCTGCCAGGACAAGTAAGTGCACGCGATGATTTTTATACGTGCAGGTGGCCTGTCCGTCAGCAGCAAAACGCGGTAGTCCTACATAGCGATATCCGCGAGCATCTATTGGTGCAGCCAAAATCCGGTCTTTGGACCACATCCAGTGGTTGTCACCTGGGCCATTCCGGGTTTGGCGGCTTAGACTTTTGACTTTGCCCCACGAAGAAACTTGGTACAGACCCTCGTATCCAGGGACATCACGCCATTGTTCTTCGTCGTTTCGCTTTTTGGCCATCTGGACCTCGGGGTGCGGAACCATTAAATCTAGCTTAATGGTTGGGATTACGGGCAGATTTTACCGAGCAGGGTATCAAGGGCCATCGTGACCAACCCGATTTTCTCTGGCTCGTCGTGGAGACGGTCCAGTAGGTCAAGTCGGGCGAAAGTGCCGTCAGGGTCCTGCAGGTCAAATGGCCCCTCGCCATCAACAAGGCCAAACGGTTTGACCGTCCCGAAGGGCTTGCCGGTGTCCCAGTGGTATTCGGTGAAAAGGTATCGGGAACCAAACTTTTCCCGCAAGATGCAAAACCCGCGATCCTGGGGACTCCAGATGCCCTGGTAGGCGTTACGGGCATAGACCCAGTAGAGTCTATTCGGTTCCAACTGGTCCATCGGGAGCCAAGTGCTGGCGTTGAGCAACGCTCGGTATTGCCGGTACATTTCTGACCTGAAGTGACCGATGAGATTGAACGGATGGGATTCTTTGTCCGGTACGGGTTTGTCAGGCACGACGACCTCCGGACAAGTAGGGTAGCACCAGAATGGTATGGGAGCAAGAACTACTTGGCGGCGGGTGCACAGGTGTAGTGCTTGACCAGCGCGAGGATCCCTTGGATGTGCTGCTTGACCGACGCTGGCAGGAACTCCAACGCCTGGGCCACGACACAGATCCCTCGAGTCGCCGGAGTCATCCAGTCAACCGGCAGACCCTGGTGCTTCTGCTCGGCCGCCGTGATGATGGCCTCGGCCTCGGCCCACGAGGCATCGGCGATTCGTTTGGAGATCGTCCAGGTTGCCATCACGTCCTTGACCTGCTTGACGCACGCAGCATACTGGGGGTCCTGGGCCGGGAACTGCTTGAGGCACTCGGCCTGCTTGGCGTCCCAGAAGGTCTGGAATCCCGCGTCCGCGACGGTCACGACATTCTTGGCCACCAGGATGGTCTGGCGGGCCGTCGTATAGGGATCCATGCAACTCGCGAGCAACAGAGCACTGACGATAATGAAACTACGCATTGGACTGGTCTTTCTCCGGCTCAGCCGGCTTGGTGGTGTCAACGATAGAGGCTAACGTGGGGCCAGCGGAAACCTGGGCTTCAACATTGTGACAGCAAAGATGCAGCGACGGTCCTGCCGCGACGGTACCGTCGCGGGGCCGTAGGTCAATCCGGTCATACCAGACGGTGTTGTTCATCTCGTTGTTGGGCCCGGGGGTCGCGATCCCCAGGACCGCTTCCATGTCTTGGCCGGGCAGTTTAGTGGGGACATTTGAAACCCCCGCCACATACACGACCCGCTGCACCACGAATCCGTGGGGATTCCCCAGGATGCTTGAGATTTCGTACAGGTTACCCTGTTCACGATACAGCACCCGGATCACTTGGGTCTGGGACTTGACCAGGATGTTACCGCTTCGCTGCAGTGCAACCTTCGCGATTGACCGGAGCTTGGTCTGGAGTGCCTCGGTAGCCTTGGGATCATGGTCGTCCTGCTCCTTGGCCTTGTCTTGCTCGGCAAGAACCTTGGTCTTCTGGGCAGCCTGCTGGGCGGCAACTGCCTCGTCGCTACCGAGCACCAAGATTATCGACCCCTTGGGCGGCAGGTGCATGGCCTGGATTTTCTCGTTCTCGTCGGCGATGCACGGCACCCTGGCCTGGATGGATTTACGGGCCGGTGGTGCCGGCACCACGCCCTTCTTGACCGTCGTCTTGGTCGGCTTTTTCACCGTGGCGGTCTTGAGGCCCGACGGTGTGGCCATCTTGGCCTTTTTCTCGGCAACGCGGCGGTCCAGCTCGTCCAGTTGCTTCAAACGGTCCTGGATGAGGACTCTCCATTCGGCCTCGCTGACTTTCGGGATTGCACCACATTCAGTGGAATAAAAATCCTTGAGCGACATCCCGACCAAGATCTGTTCACGGGACATCTTGGCCAGTTTGGCTTGGGCGGCTTTTTTCCCCCGCGCATTATCCAAGTCTACGGTGTCGGGATGCTCTTGAACGTTCTTTTTGGCCCGTTCGTTGATCTCAGACCAGTATTTATGACTTGCGTCGTCCAGTGCTTTGGCCTGCTCCACGGTCTGGCCGGATTTCAGAATGCTACCGGCTTTGGCATCCTTCAAGACCAGGTTGGCCAGGGTGCCGCTCAACTCAGCGAAGTCTTTTTCCAACCCAGCACAATGGGCCGGGCCAGCCCGATGGACACAGTAGGGTTTGTCGGCCGGGAGTTTTCCCTGGTGGACCAGGGCATCGATGCCGTCCTGGACTTCTCGACAGGGCAACAGCGCGACCAAGAGGTCCACGGCGTAATGGAGTTGTAGGTCAGCAGTGGGGAAATGCGAGGACTTGACGTCGGAGACAACGGCACGCTCATGGTTGTGCCGCAGCACCACCTGTTCGACGGTGTCGCCGACAATCCCGTAGTTACAGGTGGTGCAGATAATGGCCGGGAAATCTCCGGGCAAGGTCCACACCATCTTGACCGGGGCTTTACACCGACAGGGAGCCAGCAGGAATGAAACCTGCCAGGGTTGGAGCCGAAGCCATTGTTCATCAAAAGGGGTACATTTTTGGTCAGGCATGGAAGTCCTTTGAGGGAAGTTGGGGGTATTTTACCGACCGGAAGGGTGATTTTTCAAAAATGTCAGTAACTCCCGCTGGAGCGTCAGGAATGCCAAGGCACAGCAGAGGGGCACTTGACCGTTCCCGATGGCCTTGAGTCGGTCAACTCGGTGCAGTTTCCCCACGGATATGCGCGGCACCTTGGTATCGGGTTCGTCGGCTGGATCTCGGGCCCACCAGGAGGATTCCATGGTTTTGCGACGCCAGCGGTTAAATCCCCGGATAGGTTTCAGGTTGGTCCAACCCACGGGCCAGTTCATGAGCCACTCCACCCATGCTGGATTCAAGGCACCCCCGACTGCCCCATGTTCCCGCTGGACCATCACGGTTTCCAGATTAGGGAAACGGTCAGCAGCACATTGTTGTGCCTGCTCCGTGATGGTGGCGGCCGTGGCGGTACAGGACCGAGGCGTTGGCCTGGCCAACGCCTCGGTGACTTGCCCAATCTTCATTGGTAAACTTGACTGGTGTCCGCCACGCTCAACACAGCCCTTTCCTGGTGCCCCTTTGTAGTCTCGGGACTGAGGCGTTGGCCAGGCCAACGCCTCGGTAGCCTTGCTGGACCGCTCAATCCCGACGACGGCATTGAGCGGTGGATACTTACGGCGTAGTTGCCCTTTTCCACCTTTGTTTTTAGCATCCGTGACCATGGGGGTTGGCCAAGGAACCCTGACATTACTCTGGGCACTCACGATTTCCGATGAGCCAGAATCGATCTCGACGATGCGGGGCACTGACTTGCCAGGCTCCCACACGTCCCCACGCACAACTATACCCCAGCGTGGTAAGGTCACGGACGACTCTGACAAGTCCTCTGGAAACCAGCAATGGGCTATTTTCCACCCAGACCCATCGGGGTTGCACCTCACCGATGACCCGCGCCATCTCGCCCCAGAGTCCTGATCTTTCGCCGTCAATACCGGCACCTTTTCCGGCCGAGCTGACATCCTGGCAAGGAAATCCTCCCGAAACCACGTCACAATAGCCTCGCCAAGCGCGTCCGTCAAAAGTACGGATGTCGTCCCAGACGGGGAAGGGTTCAAGAGTTCCGTCGGCCTGTCGGGCGAACAAGACTTCCCGGGCGTACGGCGTGATTTCGACGGCGCAGACTGTTTTCCACCCGAGGAGATGTCCGCCGAGGATTCCTCCACCTGCTCCGGCAAACAAGGCGATTTCTCGCAAGCCAGACGGTACTGCTGCATTAACTGCGGTGTGATGAACCATGTCATTTTTCTTTATTTCGTTTTACCCTACCGCGGCTGGACTGGCACGAGTTCCACCGGGCCACGGCTTTTTCTTCGGTTTTGTTCGGCGGGGCCGAGTAGCCACATCCTGGGCACACCACACGATAAAGTGCTCCGAACCCAGTGGCCTCGAAGGTCAAGATAAGTTGATCCACGGCATGGCAGACAGCACAGTCCACTACCTTGACCGGTAACTCGATCACGCCTTGCCCCTGAGTTGGCGATCCAGCCACTTAAACGCCAAATCATGTGGCCCCTTGATCAACTCGAGGTATACGTCGGTGGACCCACATGATTCGCACCGATGGTTGGTCGGCTTCTTTTTCTCCTCGCGGGACTTTTTGCAGGACCTGCACCCCACCTTCCACTGCTGCTCGCCTGCCGTGATGTCCACCTGGTTGCCCCAGTGGGTCCCGACGGACATTTCCGCCAGGAACCTGAGTCCTGGGTCAATCCCAAATCCCGCGAGCAAATCTTCCCGTTCCATAATGGACTGCACCACCTCGACGCAGTGCTCGGCATCTTGACGCGGTACTTCCAGCATGATGGAGTCGTAGACCGAGTTGATCAGGCGCCACGGAAGATTGTGTCGTCGGTAATACTGGATGATCCGGTAGCAGGCCGTCAGGTTCATGTCGGAGGAAATCCCCTGGATCGGCATGTTGCGGGCCACCCGCTCCTCACGGCCCCGGAGCGACCGTAGTTTACCAGAACAATACTGTAGAGCCTGGGCGTCCCCCGCGATCATCTTGGTGACGAATTGTTTGCGCCGGCCCGTCGGGGACTCGGCAAACCCATTTTCAAACCCGTCCTGGGCCATCTGGGCCAAGGCGTCTTTGGCCACGGGGAAGCGCGCGAAGAACCTCGTGATGAACTCCTCGGTCTGGGCCTTGGTTTTCTTCAGGATCGCTGCAAGTGCCGGTAATCCTTGACCATAAATTTGGCCAAAGACCACGCCTTTCGACTGGCCTCGCTGCTCCTTCGTAACCTTGGAGATCGGGACGTCGAACACCATCGAGGCGGTTTGCTTGTGGAAGTCACCCTCGGCGTCCAGCCGCTTGAGATTTTCAGGGGATGGGTCCTTGAGACACAAGGCCCGCATATCCCACGCAGCCCCGAACGCCTTGAGCATATCGGGGTCTTGCGTCAGGGCCGCGAGCCACCGGACCTCAGCTTGCGAGTAGTCACCGCAGACCATCACATGACCAGGATCGCAGATGTACATCCGCTTGATCAGTGAGGCCGACGCCTTCTTAGACCCGTCCTCGGCCTTTTTCGGCACGTTCAGGACGTTGATCCCGGCGGCCGAAATCCGCCCCGTGATGGTGCCGGCTGGCCGGAACTGCGCCCTGGCTCGCCCATCCCGCATGTCCGGGTCTGCCAGCATGACCTTGTTGGTCCCGACGAGATACCTGGACTTGATCGTTGCGAGTGCGGTCCACTCGGCCAGAAGGTCTACTTCCGGGACCCCGGCGTAGTTCTCCAGGAATTTTTTGTCGATTGACACCGCCCCGGCGGCCGTGTGCTTTAGGGGCTCCAACTCCAGGACGTCAATCAGCAAAATTTTCTTGGACAGAGCTTGCCGCATCGAGAACACCCAGGATTCACCAGCCCCTTGGCCCCACAGGCCAGCCTGGCCACCATACCTGTCGGCCAGGAGGCGTCGATTGGCCTCCTGGACCGAGGGCAGGGCACAAAACTCCTGGGAAATCTCCTGCATTCGGGTCTGCACGATGGAATCGTCGTGGAGCAACATCCGGAGGTATTCTTTGTCCACCCGGATCCCGTTGGTTTCCATTTCTACCAGGACGGCCAAGACCTTGGTGTGCATGCCACGGCACAACCGAGTCAACTTTTTTCGGTACCCCATGGCCTCGGCCATGACGTCTTGGTAGTGGTTCAGCCGGAAGGTCACGAAGCCATCAATCCCGTTGTACCGGATAACCTTGTCGAGCGGCAGTAACGCCAACTTCGCTTCGTTGCGGCGCCCGACCGTAGCGGCCACATCTTCGTCTTCATAGTGGTGAAAGTTCAGGCATTCCTTGGACTGGCTCTTGAGCCCGAAACCCCCGACCTGAATGTCCCCGGTGGTGTCTACAATCTGGTCAACAGCATCGTCGTCGTGGCCCTGAGACTTTTTATCCACCCGACCGTAGTCGGGATTGAGTGCATGGGCCCTCAACATGGTGTCGCAGCAGGGTAGGTCGATCTCAAAACCCAGTTGCCCACGGGTTACCTGCAACTCGAACTTGAGGTTGTGGCCCCCGATCCAGTAGGGAGCCGGCTTGGTCAGGATCTGCTTGATCAAGCCCACGATTTCTCGGTATTCGGGCCCTGACCACGGGGCTTCCTGGTGCTGCATCGGGATCACATAGGCGTGGTCCGGGTCAAATGCAAAACCAGCGGTCAGGATCTTGTTTTCCACGCGGCCGAGTCCCTCGGTCTCGTAGTCCAGGACCAAAATATCGCCACGCTTTAGTTTCGCGACCCGCCGGGCAAACTTCCTAACCTTCTCAATGGTGTCGAGGGTGTAGACTTTGCCGTCACGGGAATCGTCTGGGAGCCGACCGGACCCCCGAAGCCAGGCCCGCAGGAAATCGTCGCGCCACGTCGCCGCGACCGTGGGGTTCCGCTGGATGAACTCCGGGTCGTACGTGACGATCACGGGGATCTTGGTGCCGTCGTGGGCGGTGCAGTGGAGGTCGCGGCCCCGCAGGTCGCCCAACTGAACCTTGGCCGACACGGCCGAACCATCGGGCAGTTGAGCCAGGAGTTTTGCAGCCCCGAGGCCCAGCAACACCACTTGTTTGGGCTTCAGCAGGGCCAGGTCTTTCGCGACGTTGACCCGGCAGTGGTTGGCCTCCGTGGCGGTGGCCGGGCGGGTTTTGTCAGGCTTGCCCCGGTCCATCGGGCGGCACCGCACACAGTACCCGTAGGCGACGCCACTGTTCCCTTGGGTCACCTGCCCCATGACCCGCTGGAGCATCTGACCCGCTGGGTCAGTGAAGGGCTCAGCCCCATGGGGCTGTAGGTCAACCGGGTGGTCCCCGATGATCATCAGGGAGGTGTCACGACCCTGCTGGACGGAACAGCAGTGACGAGTGAGCCCCGCTGATTCTTGGAGCGGGCAGGCTTGGCAGATGGCGGGACGACCGGGAGTTAGACGGGAAGTTGGCATACCTCGGTTTTACCGAGGTGCGGGCTGCCGTGGGTCAGTCTCGCCAGTGCAGTAGAAATTCCGAGACCCCAAGGCCCGCGAGGCTGGACAACACGACCCCGAGGAGTAACTGGGGCAGCCCGTACCCCAGGTAAGCCAGGGTTAGGGTGGTGCCGAGCGCCGGGATCCCCGCGCAATACGCGTCGATCGGGCGGGCCGGGGTGATTTCTTGGCTCATTTGATCTTGACCCCCAGGTTGGCGAGCATCCGGACTACTGCTGCGGTCGTGGCCGTGATGGTCGGCTGCCGGAAGATGACCGGATCGGGGCCCTGGTCCCACACGGCCGCCAAAATCTCGAACACCCCGTCGATCCCGAGGGCATGGGGAAATCGGCGAGGAGCATCCCGGTAGGGCTCGTGGCCGAACACCACGAAACCCTCGCGGCCGTCGTACAGGTCGGCCCAGAAGTGGTCCTCGGTGGTTTCTTCTCCAAGGGCTACGACATCGCCATCGGGGTCGCAGTAGCGGACGCGACAAAATCGGTGGATCCGTTCGCGCTGTTTGCGGGGCAGTGCCGCGACTGCTTCCCAATCGACCGGGACACCCGCGGGGTAGTGTGCGAAGTACCTGGGGTAGAGACCCCCGTGGACCATCAGGATGCTGCGCTCAGGGTCCCGTGTGAACACCGGGAGCCCCGTGAGCCAATGGAACTCCTCATCGGTGAGGTCGTGGATCCACTGGTCGCAATTAGACCGCTTGGCCAGTTGCACCAGTTGACTCTCGTGGTTGCCCAACAGGGCTGTGGAACCAGGAAAAGTGTGGAGGAGTCCCCGGACTCGTCGAACCACCCCGGGGGAGTCGGGGCCACGGTCCACCAGGTCGCCCAAGAACACCAGACGATCTCCTGGCCGTACCTGCACCTGAAGCAGGAGTGCGTTGAGTTCGTCCAGGTGACCGTGGACGTCACCGATGCAGATCAACCTGGCCATCACTTGTACTCGAGCAGGAGCCACACGGGCCCGTTGCCAGCATGACTGAAGTAGCGGAACTTGCCGTCTGTCCAACACCAGTCGTACGCTTCTTCTTCATACATCGCACCGTCGGCCCTGGTTAATCGGCACGGTAGCGTAGGCGGATGACTGAGATCGGTGTAGGCCAGTAAAGTCCATACAGTTGAAGGCTTCTCGGCCAGGGGCATCACCACACAGCCACCGGGAAAAGAAACCCACTTATCGACGAAAAGTAATCGTTGGGTTGTCATATGGATATTATGGCTCAGGTGTTTGCGCTTGTCAACATTTTATTTTCGGCTTCGCTTTGTTGGCTGATATTAAAGCCAGAAACACAAAACCCGCCACAAGGCGGGTTTTGGGGTGACGACGTAGCCCACCTGCTCCCGAAGGAAACTTTGATGGTGGGCCTGGCCGCAAGATGGTTTTACCGGATCAAGGCCATGGTGTCAAGAGGGATTATCGGAGCATCGCGACTGCATCGGACAGGCTAAGACCCTTCCCGACCCACGGGGCGAACTTGATCGGTTGGGTAGCGGCGAGTTTCTGTAGATCTGGGGCGTAGCGGCGGAGCAGTTGAACCGTAGAACCGCCGCATTGAAGTGCAACAGCGTATGACCCGATATCGACAAGGCCGTGCCGGGCCGTCTTGAGGACCAGGCGCATCCCCTGGGGGGTGGAGATGGGATACACCATCATGAGGGCCCCGGCCTGCTCCACGTCTCGGCAGTCGGGGTGCTGGGGTGCCCCTGCGGACCTGGTGGCCCCGCGGCCTCGACAACAACTGCCCATCAGGAGTACTTCTTGGGCCAGTCGTCGGCCCCGTCAAACACCACCACGACCGAGTTGATCCCGTAGCGGCCCCCCGGGAGCATATGGCGGTCTACAATGTGGCGTCGCAGATCGCTCGAGGCAATCCAGTGGCGGTCAGGACGCTTGGGGTGCAACAGCATGACGTTCTGACACCGCTGGCTCGTGTACAACCCCGGAACCAGGTGAAGGATATCAACGGTTGAGAACCCGTCTTGTTCCAGGACCGGCAGTTTTGACACCGGCCGCAGGACAAACACCCCGCGGTCAGCCCCGGCACAGACTTCCTGGACGATGTCACAGTACCACCAATCTCCGGGACTGGGTTTGGTCCGGGCCGCCACCAAGGATTCGCGGTCCACAACCCCGAGCTTACCCAGGGTACGGGTCACGAGCCGGTTGGTCGAGGTCTCGGTGAAATTCTGGTAGAACTTAACTAAGGTTCGCATGTTGCGCCTACGGGAAGGGCCAGAACTCGCAGCGGATCCGCGCGATCCTGATGGTCAGGCCCGGGTCCATCGTCTGGGTCACCCGGATGGTCCAGGGCATCCCGACCGTGAAGGTCCCGGCCGTGGGGTCCACCGTGACGACGTGTTCCTCCCACCCGACTGTGTTGCTGATGACTCCACCGGTACAGGCCACCGGGGCCAAGGCGGTATCGTAGACCTCGACGGTCACGTCGGTACTGGCGGCCCCAGGGACGTCCAGGTACAACCGGATAAAGGCCGGGCGCGTCCCCGCGTAGAACTGGACATGCTGGATGACCTCGGAGGTGCCAGGAGGCCCCGGGACCGCGTGGGCGGCGGTCTGGTTGACCACGAAAAATCCTGCGTCGAACGCCAGGGACGTCAGGGTCACGTCAGGGTCGACCGTCTGGGTGAAGCACCCATTCTGGTCGTTGAATGGAGGCAACCGTTCGTCCGGCAGCATCGAGGCGTACAGGTTGGCTTGGCTCAGGAGGCTCGGGGCCGTCCTGCACATCGCTGTGGTCAGGACCGCGTTGGCCCCGGGGTACAGGATCCAACCCAGGACAGCCCCGTCCACCACGGTACCGAAATAGCCCAGGCGCAACTCGTATAGGACCGGCTCACCGCCGAAAATCTGGCGATTCACATGGGTCGCGACCACGGTCCAGACCGCCGCGGCAACTTGAGGCACGAACGTCACGGGTGTGACATCGTCCTCGGACCAGACGAAGCCGTCATGCAGCACCCCCGAACCCGCCGCGATCTCCAGGTTCCCGGTCAGGCTGGCCGACAGGGCAAAGCCGCGGTATGGACCAGCCAGGTGGATGGTGTACTGGGCAGAGGTGAAATCCAGGTTATCGTAAACCCGGCCGTAATCCCAATAGCGTAGCTGTTTGGACATCGTTAGTCCTTAACCGTAGAGAACGTAACCATTGGCCGTGATGTTGAGGAGGTACAAGACACATCTGGACGGAACCCCGCCCACTACACATTCGTAAGTATCGGGCAAACCAGCCACCACGGTCATGACAAAAGGATGCCAAAAACCACCATAATACGCGATAAATAGAGGAGTGGGATTCCAGCCTACGGGTGTACGCCGAGCATCTCGCAGTAGTGACACTCGCCAAGCGAGCCCGGCAACGGTATTGTCGACTGGGAATGCAATTGACTGGTAGTTACCGACAGACCCAACTGCCCATTTGCCAGTTTGGAACAGTGGGTAATGCTGGTTAGAGTTGAGGCCACCAGCGTAGACATCATCTGGGTCCACAAGCGAGTTGTATCTGGGCCTACGAAGGTCTTCGCAGTAAACGGTGGAGTTACCACCGGCGTGCAGCATGAACGCCAAGGCGTCCTGCTGGCGGTCCATCTCGTTGGATTCGGGCTTTACAGTGGTGGATATGATCCTGCGGTCCAACAGGTTGGAGAAAGAGTAGCCGTTCCAAGTGGCAGACGCGACGTGCATCGCGTCTTTCATTTTGTCATAGTTGCTCGTGGGGGTCTGGAGGCTCCAGGCCATGATGCCGGCGTTGGGACCATGACCGGGCGGAATGTCGGATACCTGAATGTTCGTGACCGACGCAAATACCCTGGGGGTAACCTGACACGCTCCAGGCACAATCGTGGTGGTGCCAGGCGGACCGGGGTCGGTCCAGGTGCCACCCGTGAAAGTCAAGACATCCGTGATGGTGGCCCCGGTGGTGTCGATCCCTACGATAGATACCTGGATGGTGCCGAAACCCACGGCAGCACCCGACAACCCCACCATGATCCGACCAGGACCATATTGCGTGATCGTCGGGACTATTGAAGCCCCGATATCATCCAGACGTTTCCAACAGAAAACCACCTGGGGGGTTTTGAGCAGCGCCCCGGTGCCGTCAACAAAAAAGTCGTACTGCTGAGGAAACAGGTAGGCGTCACCCATTGTTTCTTCAACGTTGACCAGACTCGTGAACGTTGCACCGCCTGCAATCACTACCTCGCCGGTTGACGGATTATTGGACCGAAAGGTCGTGGTGCCGTTGACCGGTGGCTCGCAAGCCGGTACCCTGTTGTAGTTGATCCAGAGGGTGTCGCCACCGGGAGGTGCTTCGTACGGGAATACCACCCGGTTGGTCCCGACGACATGAAGTGCCGGAAATACCTCCAGCGTGGAGGCTCGCCAGCATTGTCCTACTGCCACGGGGTAGTCAGGAAGTTCGTAATACATGGCGCCAGGGTAGCCCGTGGCGGTTCCAACGAGGTCATCGGGTCCAAGGAAGGGTGCTGCCATTTCTACGGTGCAGCGGTATCCAGGAACCTTCGGGGTGTCACGGTCATCGGCCACGACCATCCCGTAGTCCAGGAGCAACTGCATCATGGAAAAATCGCCAACAGTCAGGTCTGGCACACCCACGCCATGGATGTTGGTGTCCGTGACGGTCCCGGAGCCCACATGGCCGCGGTGTTCCACGTCCTGGACACTGAACCACGGACGATTCCACGTGTAGGATTCTCGGGTGTGGTCAATCGAAATCGCAATGGTTCCGCCCGACGTCTGCTGGTTCGTGATGATCGCGATGGGCACGACGTCGTCAAGGGTCGCGGTCGAGAACGCCAGGTAGCCCGTGACGGTCGTGCAGGCCACCAGGATGGATTCGGGCAGGGTAGACGTATCAATGGTGCCGCCGATCCGCATCGTGTGGGGCACGACCAACTGGTTGGCGTCGTTGAGCGACAACGGGGCATCTTCCAACTGGTACTGCACGTACACGACGTTGGCGACCCCGACGGTCGGGTCTGCCAAGGCAATCTGTCGGACTGTGGTGTGGAGGTCCATCCAGACCCCCGAGCGAAACACCAGGGTCCCGGGGTTCACGTCTACGGTCGTGGGTACCCCCGAGTTGACCGAGACAACCAACGGGTCAGTGGAACCGGTTACATGGCTGGCCGGATCCGTGCCAGAAACCATCCCGTAACTCGGGGTCGTGACGATCCCGGGCATTCCAAAGACGAGCTGGCGGGTCTTGAGGATTTCCTCCTCGTAGTAGAGGTGCTGCCGCTTGAGTCGGTCCAGGGAATGGCGGATCGTATAATTGAGGGCTGGAATGCTACCCATGCTACACCATCGCGAAACCGGAGTTTAGCGCCCCGGTGCCGTTCATCGGAAGTTTGAGATCGTCAAGCGACCGCCACACTGGCTTGGCCCACATACCCGTGCAGGCGAAAGTACGGCCACCTTGCACATGGGCCACGTAGGTGTGGCGTAGAGCCCTGATTCTTGCGTGGCTGACGCCCCAGTCGGTCATCTGGATTTCGCCACCAGGAACTGCAGGTGGCACACTCGCGACCAAAATGTCGATCCGTTCTACCGGTTGGTCTGTCGCGAGCAACTGGACCGCCACAGGAGTGTCGACCGCGGCCACGAGGTTGAAATCCTGCCAGGCGTTCGGGTAGAACCTGACCCGCAGCAACGCGGCCGATTCTGATTTAATCGTGAACGACCAGGAACGTCCTCCAAACCCTCCTGACATCCCGGACACCAGGAACCCAGGGGCCAGGACAAACTCCTGGATCGGCTGATTGCCAGCAGGCCCCGGGACCGTGGAAACAAGAGCAATCGATGGGGCCGTGGCGGTAGCGTGGGCCGTGATGTGGAGCCCAGAACGGTTGACTGCTGCGGCGGTCAGGGCTGCCACCTGGATGGCCGTGGTAATCAAGGCCGACGACACGTCAACGGTTTCGACCGCGTGGGAACCTCCGGTCATCCCTGCAAGCGGAGCCCCTAACCAAGCACCCGTGATAGCCAAGGGCACGTTGGCCCTGGTCGTCACAGTATCGTGGGTCAGGTTGACTACTGGCCCGACGTTCACGGCCGAGATCCCCAGGACGGCCCTGACCGCCATGACGGCAGTCTCGATCGCGACGGCCACGTCGGTCGGGAGTGCTGCTGCTTGGACGTCGATGATTCGATAAGTAGCGTTGGCCGAGATAAATGCCCCGGTTGCCTGAAACTCAAAAATCACGACAGTGCCGAGCCCGTTGTCCACCACGAGGGTGTCGTTATCCACCGGGATGGCCCCGACGGTAATGGCACCGGTCGCTGGGGTTTCGGCAGTCGCGACGTACCCTGCGGTTACCTGGTATTCGATCCTTTGGGTGTCAAGGTCGTCGGTCAAGAGGAAGTAGTCATTGTCGACCAGAGAGGCCGGTGCCACCGTGATGATCATGCCGGCAGCGGCCACGACGGGTATTTCCATGGCCGGCGCCATCGTGGATTTGATCCACCACCAACCAGCAGCGTCGCGGCTTCCCAAGACCCTCCCGAGGGTGTCGTCGTAATTCAAGTCTCCTGCTACCAGGTCCCAGAAGAAAAACTGGTCAGCCCGGATGGGCGCGTCCATGACGGCGGCGTTTTTCTGGATCATAAACGGGGATTCTACCGGGACCAACGTATCGTCCAGGTACTGGACGGTCTGGTGCTCATAGACTTCCGGACCGTCCAGAAAGGGAACCGATGTCCAGTCCAACAGGTAGGGTCCCACTACTCCAACCAGCGCAACGCCGGCCTGCGGGACCTTGAGGGCACGGGACTGATACGCTGGGTAAGCCCGGAGCTGGATTTCTTCCGCGTCGGCAAGGGCACGGTGCAGCCCTTGATCTAGCGTCAGGAACCACTGGGACGTTGCCGACGTGGACCCCACGAGACTCGCGGTCACGACGTTGTAGTGGACGAACGACGGGAAAAGGTCGCCCGCGGCGTACAGGATGGAAATGACGTCTCCTGGGACGCAGAACCAGCCAACCGGCAAATCCACATTGATGTTGGTCTGGCCAACCTGGTAGGCCCCCTCGACCTCGGCCATCGACGAGTAGTGGTACACGTAGGTCCCGGCATCGTGGTCTGCCATGATCCGGGTCGCCAACATGACGGTCTCGTCGGAAATGTCTACGACCCGGTGCATTTCGCGCAGCCCGATCGAGATGTAGTCGCCTGGCCGCAGCCACTGGGGAATGTCGTCCAGGATGAAGCGATCCGTCAGGTAGACAGCATCCTCGGCAAGCCGCCAGCGATTATCCGGGACCAGCATCGCATATTCAAACCCGAGCTTGCGACCATGTCGTACCGTGCCAAGCAGAAATGGGTCCAGCGGGTATGCCAAGCCCCTGGGGATCAAGAGCCCGTTGGTCCCCTCGATCATCTGGCGGGTCACGGCCTGCTGGGCGGTGGAGATCAGCACTGGACTAATCCTTGGACTTGGGTTCCAGGGCCAACAAGATTGAGTCAATCCCGAAGGCCACGACACCACCGAGCGGCATCGCCACCAGGGTCATGACCACGGCGGTCCCGGCCGACCCATGGGGATACAGGGGATACTGGGGGCCAAGCCCATAGATTAAGAGCCAGTGGGCCACGGGGCCCGCGTAGCAGCCGGTGCAGAAATAGCAGCCGAGCAGTTCGGAAAAGAAATCGTGCCGGAGAAACCATTGGCGGATTTTCAGGATCCCGACGTCGCGACAATCCTGCTCGGGGTTGCCACCGGAGTTCCAGAGTTTCGCGTCACAGCCGAACATCCGGGCGTCGGCCACGAGAAACACGATTCCATAGGTGAGGAGTGCGAACAATAGCATCAGACGCCCCTGACTTTGGCGCGAAATCGAATGGCTTCTTGCAGCGTGGCCACGACGTCGTTGAACTGGTCCAACGACATTGACACGACCGCTCCATCGTCGTCGCGAATCTTCAGGATGTTGTCCTGCACGAGGATTTCGGGGCATTTGCGCCCCTGACCTCGACAACACAAAGTCCATTTGCCCATCGCGTTGGCCAACAATGGCTGAAAAGATTCGCGTGTCACTGCTTGACTCCATCGCCCCCGGTAATACCGTAGACCAGTCCGACCGTCAGGGCAGTGCCCAACACGACCCCCGTGACGATCCCGACCCACAAAGCATTCCTTTCCCACCAACTTCGCTTGGACGTTTCCTTGAGTGCCTGGGTCGTGGCCGTCAGGATGATTTCTTTGGTCCGGGCCGCCAGGGCTTCCGCGTGGTATTTCTTGATCAGGAGGGTACGGTCAATCTGGACCGCCTTGTAGATGGCGTACCGCTTGGACCCCACAAGGGCACCAGAAAAGGGAGCTGCCGTGCCCTTGGGCAACAGGATGTCCAGACCAGCGTCGCCAATGCCACCGTCAAACAGGGTGGTCTCGGCTGGGACATGTCGGGGCAGGTCCTTCTGGGCCTGAGCTTCGGCCTCCTGGTACGTCGGGACCTTGGGGCCAGCGGGTGCCCCACAACCCCACGCCACCACCAGGATAGTGGCTGCAATGGCAGCGCCGCTGAAAAATGACACGCTAGAGTGAGATGAGGCGACGTAGACGTTCATTTTCGTCACGAATCTCCATGATGGACTTGATCTCTGTGATTTTGGTTTCGGCGACTCCCTCGGCCTTGGCGACCTCCACTTTTTTGGCTGCTTCGGCCTGGCGGATCTGGTCCTCGGAAAATGCCATAATGGTGTTGACCGCGTCAGGTGCTGAGGTATTTTTCTTGATCATCAAGATCAAGATGGTAATGAGCGACACGACCGCCGCAATCCCCAGGGTCCACCATAATACCGTCTTCCAAGCAGGTGCTTTGGCGGCTTGGATCTTAGCTGAAATTTCTTCTGCTAATTTCCCGGTGTCGAGTGACGCGGCGGTCGTGTCGGGCATTTTGATTTCTACTTTCCAGCGACCGTCTTGAACGAGGTCGCCAGTGTCTTGGCCGTGGTCTTTTCGGCGTCGGTCATGGGGTCCTGGCCGGACGCCAGCAGGACCGCGTTGGTGTTGTCGAGAATCTTGGCAATGATGTCGTCCCAAGCAGCAGGAGACTTCTCGGCGTACGCGAGGAATGCCTCGGTGCCCTTTTTGGTGGCCTTGAGGATCAGCTGGACCCGGGCATTCTTGGTCCACGCTAGATAACCGAAGCCACCCAACAGCGTCAAGGTTGCCGTGATGACCATCCCGATCGCCGTGATGATCGCGGCCCAATTGACCGGAGTCTTGGCAGGTGCCGCCGGGGTGTTGCCACCCACCGGAGTCGCCGACATGGTCACGGGGGCGGTCGCGTCGGCCACGGTAGCAGGAACCGCCACGGTGGTCTCGAGGTTCGGGACCGAGGGGTCATCCGACGCCACAGGCTCGGCAGGAGCCGCGGGTGCCACCGGGGCAGCCATGGGGGTCAGGTTCACCTTGACCGGCACCGCCATGGCAGCAGGGGCCATCGCGGTCGGAGTCGTTGCCGCCATCGCGGGAGCCGGAGCAGTCATCGCGGCAATCGGGGGTGTCATGGCCGGAGGTGCGGTGGGCACCTGGGCAAACACGGGGGCGGAAATCAGGAAAAAGAGGAGCGTGAGCTTGGTCATGATCGATTCCTTTTTGGTTGGGTTACAACCGTATGGCTGTGTTTTACACAGTTGGGACACCAGAAAATGAAAAATGTTAGGCGTCGGGAAGAGTGGTCTGCTCGAAATAGTGGAGTTCGACTTCCACTTCCCCGGCAGTCGCGACGGCCCCGAGGGTCAGGAGCAAGTTAGACGCGTTCGGCACGGTCGTGGGCGCCATAAAGAAATTGAACGTGCCTTTGGTATTGAGGGCGATGCCGGGCCCTACCGCGTCGGTCACGGTAATGTACCTGGTGGCCAGGCCACCGTCACCCAAGGAAAGAGACTGTGGGGGACCAGGAGCCCCCGCCAACGTGATGGCGGTTGACACACGGATTGCAGCGCTCAACAAGACCGTCGTGGCTGAAATTCCCAGGTCGGTGGCAAGGCCAACCAGCGAAAGCGGCACGACAGCGTAATACCGTTTGAGCACCAGGCCGGGGCCAAACAACACGTCGTCAGCAAACGGAGCCCCATTGCTAATCAGATTGACCCAGGCGACACCGTCATCGGTACCCTGCCAGCGATGGCTCGTGGCATTGTAGCGAACCGACGGTGTTCCGGCTGGCCCAACAATTCCGACAGCGTCAATGTACTTGGAAACATCACCGCCACCCAATTGAAGCGTGGGGGTAGCCGAGGTGTTCCCGATCGTCACGGTAGAGCCGAAAATGCCGGTCCCTACTGCGGTGAGGCCGCCAGCAAGCGCCAAGGTACTGCTGGCAGCCCCGACCCCCATGGTGCCGGCGAACCCCGAGAACATCGACACGGACCCGCCCGGTGACGTCACCGAAGCAAATAGGTCTACGGGCGACGCAGCAACAGGGACGTCGATCACCACGGCCTCAAGGCCGCCGTCCGCGGGTAGAAGCCGTTCAGGAAGTCCAACGGTTGGGTTCAAATAAAGCGGGGGGAAGTTAGCCATGGTGGATTACGGGGTGGACGTCATGGGGATCATCGGCTGGAAAATCATTTCAGACACGCCTGCAATGCCCGACTTGCTCAATACCCCGACCACCACGGTAGTGCCGGTCGTTGGAGCAGTCAAAACCACACCACCGCCAGTCGCCAGGAACAAATACTTGCCTTCTTGATCAGCAGGGACGTTCGTGATCGAGTTGATAATGGCGTTGCCACCCGTGGCGTACCGACACGACGCGTTCAAAATCGCCGAGTTGAGCGCCACCCCGACGGCTTTGTTGAGGGTTACGTCGGTGTTGTCGCACTTGTACAACCTAACGGCCGCACCGTTGTGCTTCAGGCAGACGACATCCCCGAGCGTGATGCCACCCGCCTCACCGCACAAAGCCGAAGGAGTAGCATCGCCCACGTCTCCACGGAGGTCATTGAGGGCCCCGACCAGCGACGTGACGGTCCCGGCGAAACCGGTCAGGCTGGTTTGACCGGCCTGGTTGAGCGTCACGTCAACCCCGCGGGCCCCGAGGGTCAAGTCGGCGGCGGCGCCGGCCCGCACGACACCGGTCGTGTTGGCCGTGAACGACATGGACCCAGCGGTTGCGGTTGCCACAATATTGGTCGCGGCGTCAAGTTTTAGGACCGCGGCGCTGGACAGCCAAACGTCACCCGACGTGGTCGTGTAAATCTTGATCTGCCCGCTCGTGCAAGAAATCTCGTGACCGGCCGACGCCTTGAGCACCAGGTTGCCCAAGAGGCTCGCCGCCACCGTGAAGTTATCGGCGATCGAAAGCCCCAAGGTCGTGTGGCCCTTGAGCAGGGCGGTGCCACCGTCGTGGACCTCGAAGTTCGTGGCGACATGGGCACTCCCCATGAAATTGACGGTGCCGCCGACCTTTCCGAACGTGATGGTTCCTTCAAACGCCTTGAACACCTCGACGGAGCCGCCGCCGGCCGACGTGACCGTCTCGAACAACTTGACCCCCGCGGAGGCAGCGGCACAGTCAATCACGTCAACCTGTAGACCGCCGTCAGCGGTCAGGAGGCGTTCGGGCAAACCATTGGTCGGGCGAAGAAACAGCGGGGGAAAATTGGCCATTTGAGCCTCCAGAAAGGTGAGTGCCAGGGCGTCGGCACCGAAAGGATCCAGTGGATAATCGTAAAAACCGAAACTGATAACTTCGGCCGGAAAACTCGGGAGAGCATTCCGGATATCCCAATAGGTTAGATCGGTGAATTGAAAGTCGGCCATGCCGGTGACACGGGTGCTACATTACCACGACATGGAATCGCTGGACATCCACGGTACAGCATAGTCACCGATTACAATTTGTTCGTACACACCACCTGATAGGCTCAATCGATCCCCAGTGGCCAACGCATCGGACACTCGGTATAGACCGGGAACCTTACCACGAAGATGTACGCTGCCGGCTATGGTGCAAGCACAAAGCATTTCCAATTTTTGATGATTACCGCTTACTGGGTCCACCGGCATGTTCAAAAACAGATCAACCCCGCCGCCCAAACAGGTAGGATTGATCACCCCATATTGTTTTTTGCCGGTGGTGGGATGCCAGCCCAAGCAGGTGTCGGCCGTCACGGTGGTGGAAAGAAACGTCACGGTCCACATATCCGCCCCACTGTGCGTGTTGCAGTAGCTCCAGTAGGGTTGGAGGTCACCAGCTTTGTAGTCTTCGAGCTTGACGACCGCGTAGGCGACATTATCGGTACCACCCGGTGCTTTGCCGTAAAAAATAAACGAATTGTGGTCTGTCGTGTAGGCAAACGTGAATTTTTGGTCTGCGTTGGCCCCGATGTTCGTGTAGCTCGTGGAGGTCGTGAACACCATGATGTCGGCCGGGGCGGTGGGCAGGATATCCTCAGCAGACGGACCAACAACGAAACCGCCCGTGGGTGTTACTTGCATATGACAGTACTGTGTGGAACACTGGAATAAAACCTGGGCACCAGAAGCATTCTGGTAAAGACCCCAGGCCAACGTCGCCATGGAACCTGGGGAAGCCGCGAACGTCGGGAGTACCTTAGCGGCTCCCCACTGGTAAAGACCGCTGCCTGTTCCGCCTCCACTCCCGACTCGCGTCCAACCTGCGGTCGTGACCAAATACTCGTCGATGAACGCCAGAAACCTGGAGGCCCTGATGGTGCCGGTTGCCCCCGTTAATGTAGTATTGCGGATAGTTGCCCAAGTTGCCATAGTTATACGCCCTCGTCGGTTCCGGTGTCAAACTTATCCACCGCATCCCACAGAGGTGCTGCATCCTCGTCAGGAGCCAATGGAATCAAATCTATTGTGTCGTAGTCGGCCATTGCTACACCAATGGGTCGCTAACGGACCCCCAGGGAACCGCATAGTTGCCAATCTGCACGTAGTCGCCGGTGTTGTACAGGTCGCCCAGAGACCGGATCCCTGAGGTGCGATAAATGCCCGTCACCACCCCACGGATATGCTGGTAGGGCGCATCGGTGCAGACCGCTAAAGTCTCGATCATGGGGAACTTCCCGGTGTATGGATCCGCCCCCATGGCCCCCATGAACGAGCCCCCAGCATAGAGGTCAGTCAGGCGGTACGTTTGGGTACCACCGGCTGGATGCCACGATCGCGGAAAACCACCTGCTGGGGCAGTGGACAAAGAAGCCACGTCCCAAACTTCGGCGGCGTCGAGAAAGTTCAGGTAACTCCAGTAAGGTCTGATATCCCCAACCTTAGACCCTGTGAGTTTGACACACGCGAGAGCTTGGCCTGCTACGACCCCGAGCTTGGAAAACAAAATAAATGACGTGTCGTCTGCCGCGATGTTGGTGTAGTGGTCGTACCCCAAACCAGCCGTCACGTTGGTCCCGTGGACCTGAAGCTCATCGGCCGGAGGTGCGGAAGTTCCCACACGAGTCAGAAGACCAGCACCCTGGCCAGCACCATAGCCACCTGTATCAGATCGCCAGCAGTACAGAGATTCACCAGTTACCTGGATGACGATTTCGGCAGTTTCAACGGCGGCATTTTGCAGACAAATCCAAGCCGAGTTATTCAGGCTAACAGCAGTAACCCAGCGGTCTGCCGCGTCCATATAGTCAGCCACGACAGTGACGCCGTCGCTTGAACCCTGGACCGCCCAGCCTTGTGCGACCAACTTATCCTTGAGGGTCCAGGCGAGCAACCTACACCTGGCTGTAGCGGTAGCCCCAGAGATCAAAATGCTGCGGTAAGTCGTGTATGCCATGCTGATCCCTATTTAGTAGACGCGGGGTTCACCATTGAATTGAACCAGTGTGGTGGTATTCTTGGCGGTGCCAACCCGGACCACTGTGTAGCCTTCGATAAAACCACCGATCCCTTGCTGCATGGTTCCGGCCCCAACGCCCACGTAATAAGCGGCGCCGGGCATTAGACCGGTGTACCCGGTGGTTTCGCCGGAATAACGGATCAACGCAGTCGTGGACGATAACTTGGCCGCGCAGATCCCCACGACAGTCCGGCCAGTCAACGTCGCGGCCGATGCACGATCAACATGGTCAGCTGCATCGCAAAACACGATGTCGCGTTCCTGCACCAAGGTACTGCAGTTCCACAGGCCAACTGTGTCAGATCCCGACGCCACCCCGATAATATGTTCAGTAGTGCCATCCCACCAGCGTAACGAGTTGTCCACCGAGTTGACGTACAGGTGGCGAACTGCCGCGTCGGTCGTGGGGTTAACCGCCTGGGCAACCAAACGATCATGGGTGGCCTGGACGTAACCACCAAAACTTCCGTAGCTGCCGAACTGACCAATACCGCCCGCGTACAGGTCCCGACTGATTCTTACGTCGCGAGGCCGATGAAGCGTGACCCCAGCGTCAACGGTCCCGACGTCGTAGGTGGCGTCAGGATAAAAATCGAAGTGACCACCGAACCGAATTTCAGTACCAGGGCCAACCCGAAACAGATTATTGGTCCCGGCCTGCACGGCAAACATCGTGATGTCAGGCGTGGTGGGTCGTTTGAAAATGACGGCCCCGAGGGTAGCGTCCAGGTTGACCGTGGGGCCAGCGGTGTAGCCGCACTGCAACGGGTAGTCAACGGTGTCGCAATCGTGGGTGTGGCCGCCACCGGTCAATGCAGACGACCCGAACACCACCGTCAGGTAGTATTGGTAGGTGTAGCCAATGGTCGCGGTCGACGTTAGGGTCGTGGCCACGTAGACGAGGTCAGCATCCAGCCCAGCCTTGGCCAAAATCTCGGCCTGGACCGTGGCGGAACCCGAAACGTAGCCAGCGGGGTCCACGATGGCCGACTGGGCCGTCAGGACCACCGAACAGTGCCACTGCTGTAATTCCGTCTGGACCGACGACGTGATCGTGATGGGCATTGTTAGACCGTGACCACGGCGGTCACGCAATAATGGTACTGGGTGCCGCGAGTTTCCTGGGAGGACAGGTGGAAGTCACTCAGGACTGCGGATTCAGCGATGCCAGCCTCACTAATGATTTCCTGGTCCAGGTCTGAAGCGTAGGTGACGGGGTCCACCAAGGAGACAAAAGTGCGGAAATAAATCGTCAAGGCGGTCACGACCCCATCGGTTTCGGTGGTCACGACCGCGATTTCCAGGTCAGGGTGGGCCAGGGGTTTGTACTGGAGCATCTTTAAACCTGTTTCCCAGAAATCGTGAGATTTTTGAACCACCAGGCCGCGACGAACTGTTCGGTGTCCAGGTGGAACTGAACCCGGAACTGGAATGTCTTGGCCGCTGGGGTCGTGGCATCCTGGGACAACTCACGAAACTGTTGGGTGGCGGCGGTCCTGTAGTATACTTTCACGAGATTGATCGGGACGGTTCCGTCCAAACTCCAACCGGTCAACTCCACAGGAACCCCAAACTCCACTTCTGCGAAATTCACGAAATTGTCGGTTTGGTAGGCGTCGAGGTTAAATCGGTGAAGCCGTCCGTTGGCCGCATCGGCCACGACCAGGACATTGGTGGTCTGGTCGCCAATCACCACTTGGTCCCAAGCAACCCCCACGGGTTGCCCCAGGGCACCATAGGTATAGGGGGACAGTCGCGTGTAGGCATTGAGCCCATCTTCACTGGCCCGGATCCCGTAGCTGTGGAGGTGCTCGAAAGTTACGCCGTCGAACTCGTCGATGACCCCGGTGGCCGAGTTGGCCACGTAGACGCGACCGTAGCCACCAGAAATTGCCTGGACCCAGACTTGTCGGGGCGACCGCAGTTGGTATCCTGGTCCCTGGGCTTCAAGGAACCGTTGGCAAGGCGGGAGATTTCCCGTGGTGGAAAATGCCCCGACGGTCGAATCATTACCATTGACGATCCACAAGTAGGTACCGTCGTGGTACAGACTTGTAGGCGTGTGGACCTGGGAGTCCAGCAGGGAACCGGTGCCGCTGTAGAACCAGGGGATCGCGGAAAACACCGGGGTACCAGGAATAGTCAGGTCCCACGCGGCCACAAATCCGTTGGCTGCGGTTGCGCCGGCCGGCTGGCCCGTGGGGCACCCGATGTACAGCATGGAGGTCGCGGAGTTGAACGCCAAGCTAGTGGGACTCGTCAGGGTCGTGGCGTTGGCCCCAGGGGTGTCGATGGTCCCGATGGTCGCGACATGGCCGTACGGGGCCGCCCAGGCGTAAATCTGGACGATGTGGTGGCTGTTGCACGCAATCGCGATATATTCAGCGTCCCCGACCGTAAAGGTGATGGCGCAAGAAGCTTCTTCGTATTGGAAATCAGGGGTCGCGGGCAAGGAGCCAAAATGCGGGAATCGGCGCAACACTTCCAACTGCTCGTTGAGCAGCAGGACCCCATTACCCGTGACCGTGTCGGACCAGTCGGCCAAGAGGTAGCGGACCCGATCAGCAGAAGTCGTGGTCCTGGCCCACAGGTAATTCGGGGCCGTGGCGACGCCCTCGCGGTAGCGAGACAGTTTGGTCTCGAACCCCAGGGGCACGAAATTGATCGTTCGGGCTGAATCGTCAACCTTCACGACGCCCATTTGAGAAATCGCGTCGGCGTACGTGGACTTCAGGGTAATGTCGGGGGTCAGGGCCTCGATCCGGGCCAGCAAGGTCTCCATGTAGGTGGAGTCCTGGAGGACCTGATTTTTCCGCACGACATCAGTGTCCTGGACGACCAACGCGAGAAAATCGCGAAATTGCGAAAACTGCGCAATAGACATAGGCTACACCATTTCCCACGCCGTTGATCCGGCTGGACTAGGATTCCACTAAAGATTAACGTGGGGAGAAATGGGCGGAGGGGTCAATAACCGTGAGAAACCTGAAAATGCAGATGGGGGTACTGCTGGGCTAAACGGGTCACGAAGCGGGCGCCGCTCCACGTGGCAACCACGCAGTGCACTTTGGTGTCTTTCGGAAGTTTCCGAAAAATCAAGCGCCACATTCGGGTGGCGAGACCATCTCGACGATATTGGCGAGCTATCCAGGTGCCCGCCATCTCTAAGATCACCTGGCCACGACAACGGGGGGCGTCACTGACGATTTCGTACCGGCAAATCCCTATGATTTCACTATGGTCACGAGCCACGACACCACCGTTACACCGCGGTGGAAAATGCACCTGGCGCCAGAAACGCTGGGCCGCCCTGGGAAGCCGCGGGTCCGGGGCAACGTCCCCGTCCCATAGATTGCGGGTATTCTCTCGCCCCTGCAGGGCCCAGTGGTCCTGATAATGCCGGATCGTCACCACGATCAGCCCCCGAACAGGGCCACGACCCTGTCATGGGCACGGTCCTGCTTCTGTTCCTCGGACAGCAGGTGTTCGCCGTCCTGAAGGTACTGGCAGTACGCCTCGATGAAGTCCTTCATGGGGCCCGTGCTGGCCAGACCACGATGGAGCAGTCCGTCAAACAGCGCCGTGAGTTCTGGCTGGCAAGGCGGGAGTTCCCTGCACTGCTGGGCCAGCCCGTAACAGTGTTCCATGGTGGCGAGCCAGTCCAGTGCAGCCCCAGGGTCCTGGTGGGCCAGGGCCTCGAAACCACGACACAGCAGCCCGCACTCGGGGCAGTAAGGATCCCCGATCTCGCCCTCGTGTTGGGCTGTGCACAGCATACAGCGCTTTCTCATGGTCCTGGTCCTGATGGCGGTCATACTACTTCCCCTTACCCTGGGCTTCAAGGTCCTTGGCCCGGTAATAGTGACAGTTGGCCGCCCACTCGACCGCCGAGTAGTAATGGCAGAACACACTCCTGGGAATGATGTCGGTGGTATGACCCAGCTGGTTCTCCACCATGGCGTCGTAGCAGAGCCGTTCCACCGGAATGATGGTTCTGTGCTCGGCGTTGTACTGGTCCAGGACAGCCCGGAGGTCATCCTCGGCCTTCATGTGGATCTGGAACATCTTGGCAATGGCTTCACTTGGCGTCATGATTTTGCACCTTTTCTCGGGCCGCCCAACTCTGGTCCGCGGCCTTCAGGTACGGGCGCATTTCTGCCCGACCAGACGAGAGACCCGAATGCACGTACCACTTGAGACGTGGTAGTCGCCCAGCCTCCGCTTCCTGGAGGATCCACTTGGCCAGGTCGGTACCGGTGTGGTCAGGATCCGTGGACTCCAGCGACCAGTCCAAGGACACGTAACGGTAGCGGCCGGACTGCAAAGCTGTCTTGGCCTCGTCGATGGTCATGACCCAGACCCACTCGCTGGCGTCACGGTCTTCCTGGCTACACGAAAGCCCACGCTCCCACTCGCTCGGGGCTCTACCGTCGTCCAGCCAGAGCGAGTCCTTGTGGCCAGGAGGGTCCTGAGGGTCCACCCAACGACCCTGTCGGTCCACCCACCCGTGGTACTGGGCGTACCACATGGCTTCTCCGACGCTACCCTCCGGATCTCCCTCGGGGTCGCCCTGGTCGGTCCAGCGACGTTCCACGTAGCAGTCCTTCACGGCGATGTGGGCGACGCGCTCGCCACGGACGCGATTGGGCTGGTCCCAGACCCAGTCCAGCAAGTCCCGGATGGCCTGGCGGCGCTGGCTGGTCCACGGGAAATACTTCTGGGCGTTGGTGTCGACGGCGCAGTATTGCCACTCGTACATAGCGTCCTCACTTTCCTAGAAGACTATTGATGGCGGTCTGAACAAACGGGTCCTGCTCGTCCTTTGAAACCCATACCCGACCATCATCCTTTAAGGCGGGCTGCCAGCGGCAACGCCATGCCCCGCATCTGCAAATTTGAACATAACAGTGTGCTTCCAAGGGCGGGGGCACGTAGTAGGCCGTGACTTCCGCTTCCTTGAAAATCCGATGGTAATGTCGTGTGGGTTTGCTCACGGCACTTCCTACTTTCCGCACAGAAGGTCCACGGCTACCTGGACATCTTGTGGTTTGTTGATCGCGACGCTCTGGAGCCCCCGGATGACCTTCCATTCGCCCGCGTGGTACTCGGCCGCGATGGCGCTGGACTCCCTGACGTCTCGGCGGGTCCACGGTCGGGTGTCCGGCCCGTAAGGGAACAGCGCCCAGAAGTCCGGCTCCACCTTGATGAATTTTGCGTCCACCAGGGCCTTCTCGATCTTGACCTTGGTCTTGTTCATGACACTACCTCGCCACGTCGGGAAACAACGTGTAGACGTCGCATCCCTCGCAGGTGATGCGCCCGATACCGTCGGGGCTCACAGCATAATCAGTGCCGATTTCCGGCGTGGTCCCGACCCACCGGTGGGCAAACCGCTGGGCCGCCTTCATGGTCTTGAACCGACGGGCTTCGTGGTGGTGGTCCACCGAGTCGTAGATGACCCTGATGCCGATTTCCCGCTGGATTTCGTCGTGGTCCAGGACCTCCAACTCCTTGATCTCGCCGGCGACGCCTGCATCATAATCGTGGTCCCACTGGAAGGTATCATCCTTGTGGGGACCAGGGTGGCCAGCAGACAGGTCGCAGAAGTACATACCCTTGCAACTGCACAGACAGCGATCCGGGTTGAACGCCGTGCTGATGTAGTATGCGATGCCCTTGAGCAGTCGCTCGGGCTTCAGGGCTTCGGGGAGGTCCAGGCCCTTGGCCACCATGCTGTCGGCCGAGACCATCATGTCGTGGGTACGGCTCAGGTTTTCCCGGAGGTACAGGTACCGCTGGGCCATCTCCATCAGGCCAGCGATCTCGTAGGCGGTGAATCCGTCAGGGTGCCTGGTGGTCTTGATTTTCGTGGTCATGACGCTGTCTCCTCTACAGTCTTTATAGTACAGGGTATTGACCTTGTCAATACTTTATTTTACTCGGCCGGCTCCATCACGGAAGCGTCGGCCAAGTGCTGTTCGGCTTCCGCGAGCACCAGGGCTAGGTTAGCCAGGACGGTCGCGTCGGCCTTGGCCTTTTTGGCTTCTGAAAAGATGACGCTCGACTTCCTTTAGCCAGACCTTCCCATGCCTAAACATGAGATTCTGCTTTCCTAACCGCAGCTCTCCCGGGCTCTCGTGAGTCTGGTGTCCTCACTACAACATCCCGGGCCTCGTCGTGGTCTGGGTCGGCTTTGACGGACGATCCGCTCTGACGATCATGATCGTGAGGAATGGCCGAAGCCTTCCTGCTCGCAGATTCTTTCCACTTGGATGTCGCCCGTCGCAGCAGCGGTTTCGCAGCCGGCCAGGCCAGTTGGACCTGACGGACATCCAAGTTATCCTTGGAACAATGTTTGGCCAGAAAAGCACTGTAAAGATCACGTTGAACCGGTTTAGTAACACCGTCGCCAAAGCAATGGATCCTTTGGGACAATGGTTTCTTGATGTACCGATCCACAGTGTGGTCGTACTGGGACAACTTTGTGGTCCTGGGCGTGATCAACGTGATGGACCCGCCAGCATTTTCGGCTTTGCGGGTCAGCAGCGCCATGAACATCCCAGGAGCCCGGACTTTCATGCTTCGGCCAAAATTCTTTTGAAAAGCCAAATAGCTTATGTTTTCGGTTTTGAGTTCCTTTCCTTGGGCCAAGATCTCGTTGCAGAGTTGGCCGTGTGCCCTACGCCGCTCTGCAGAGAGTTTTCGCTGCTGTTCTACCAATCTGACCTGTAATTTCCGATACCGCGTGGATTTGGTCCAGTGGCCGCGTCCTCGTTGATACGTGCCGTCTGAGTTGTACCGATTAGGATTTGTAGCCTTTCTGCTTCTACGCAGAGCCCGCTGGATCACCCTGGTCTCGGCCCAAGGTTCTTGAACCGTCGGGCAAAACTGCTGGACTTTAGCGGCGGAGTCGCTGACAACAGCGATCGTGCTGGGCCCGATGTCCAGCCCCACGGAACCTTCACCTACCTGATGAACCTGGGGAGGACGCCCTTCTTGTACCAACTGGCAGAACCAACGATCCTGACCTTTGATGCGCCGACGAACAATGCGGCAATACTTGGTCCTGCAGGCCAGCGCCTGGGTTTGCCATTCGTTTGACTTGGGGTCCAGCATTAAGGACAGGGTCAACCCTATCCACAGGATTTGGTTGCCCCGCAACATAATGGCACATTTGTTGCTCTTTCCCTCAACACTATGAAGTCTACCGTAACCCTTGAACCGTGGTCTACCCTGCTTCCCGAAACCATAGCGCTGAACTGCGCTGAACGCTCGGTCACTCAGGGTTTGTGCCTCCACCGCTCCCACATGGTCTTGAATACAGCAAGACTTACGGCAGGTTTTCGTAAACAAATAGATTGTGCCGATGTTGAACCCAAAAGATTGAACCGCTGCTTTGAACGCCGCGGTCCTATCTTTCCCCTTCAACTTCCGTGCCTGCTTCCACGCCCGAGACTCCCGCATGAGATCCAGGATCCTGAGGGATTCTTCCAAGGCAGCGTTGTAGATCTGCCGGGCCATCTCCATCCTGATGGCAAGTTCACGCTCCTGATCAGGAGTCGTGACCAAGGGAAACTCCGCGATGAACGTGGGGGTTGTGGCTCTACCCACTGGACTTTTCCCGTGTGATCAATTCACGCAACGCGATCTCTATGATGGCGGTCCTGCTGACGCCCTTCTGTTCAGCCAGGATGGCCAAGATTTCATGGGCCCGCTTGGACAGGCGGAAGCTGGTAGCAGTCTTCATACCTATTGTGTACCGCGCAGTGCAATACTTGTCAAGAGGTCTTTGGAAAGAAAAAGGCGAAAGGGGAAGCAGCGGAAAGGAAGGACTAGCGACGGAGCATGTCGGCCAGGTCGTCGGCCGGGACCATCCCGGCCGCGAAGTCCAGGCAGGTCTCGATCCAGCGGTTCACCCGGGGGCTCCGGTTCCGCTTGGTCTCGGCCAGCAGGGTCTTCATGGACACCACCACCTTCTTGCCGGGCCGCGCGGCCTTGCCGGTCACCTTCTCTGAGGCCTTGCGGGCGCAGCCCCGGCCCTTCTGGGCCGCGTCCACGACCTTCTTGACATCCCGGGCCGAGAGGTTCGCGATCTTGACCGCCACGTCGGCCGGCATGGCCCCGGAGGCCACGGCCGCCAGGACGGACTCGGGGGCGGCGGAAACCGCGAGGTGCTGCCGCACCCACTCCACCGGCATCCCGATCTTCTTGGCCGTCTCGGCCGGGGACAGGCCCCACCGGGCGAACTTCCGGACGATGTTGACCTCCTCGGCGAACGAGAAGTTCTTGCGCTGGAGCCCCGCCATCGCCATCATGGCGGCGGCGTCCTGCTCGTTGACGTGCTCGACGATGACGGGCACCCGGATGTCGCAGCCGTTCGCGTTCAGCAGCAGCACCTTGGCGAGCCGCCGGTGCCCCTCGATCACCACGTACTTGGTGATCCCCTCGGGGTCGGGCCGCACCATGAGCGGCACCAGGACCCCGTGCTCCCGGATCGACTCCAGGTCGGCGAGGTCGTCGTCGGGGGCGACTCCGTTGTCGGTCGTGGTGATCCTTCCGTTGAACCCGGGCTCCACCCGGACGAACTTGGTCTCCACGTAGAAGAAATCGTTGCGGGTGATACCATCGATCTTCTTGCTGGGCATTTTCGTTCTCCTGGTTCAGGCCCCTTGGGGCCGTTGGTTGTCGCTGCCTACAAGCAATATATAGGTCATTTGATTGACAACGTCAACTCTTTTTTACAGAAAAATGGATTTATTTTGCCGTGCCCCAGGATTCTGTTTTAGTTTCGTGGACTAACGGCGAATAAAAATCCGGCCTTGATACCTGACCACCGGGGCTTTCATCCTGGCCACGACCTTTTCGGGGTCATGAACTTCTGGATCCACGACACAACAGGTGCTGCCGTCACCAGCCAAGTCGTATAAAATACTGGCCTTGGTGCCCACGGCGGCGAATCCCTGCTCCAGACATTGAATTGCCGCTGTCGTCAGGGCAGGGGATTTACCTTGAACTCCGTAGGCCACGACGTCGGCCACGAGGGTCCAGGGGGTCTCGACCAACTGGACATCGGCATACTGATGTGCGTCCGCGACCGCGTCAAGCAACGCCCACATGATAGTGGTTTGGTACTCTCGGTGACACTCCGCATGGGCTAAAGCCCAGCGGCTTCTCGGGATACGCACGGCTCTTGAGCGGCCCACGTTGACTCCCGAAGGAGGTGTCCCCTCCTAAGAATGTTGACGGCAGCGTTGTGGTCGCGGTCCAGAGACAAACCACAGCAGCACTTGACCCATCTGGTGCTTAATTTCAGATCCTCAAAAATAGCGCCACAACCCGAGCAAGATTTGGACGTGTAGGCCGGGGGTACCGCGATGACTTGCCGTCCAGCTTCTGCCGCTTTGGCTTCAAGTCGTTGCCGCAGATAGCCCCAGGATGCGTCCATGATGCTCTTGGCCAGGTGGTGGTTCCTGACCATATTGGTGACCTGCAAGTCTTCGATCGCGATGACGTCGTTAGTTGTGATCAACGTGCAAGCCAACTTGTCCAAAAAATCCTTTCGCCGATTTTTGGTTCTTTCGTGGTGCCGTTGGAGCATCTTGATGGCTTTACGCCGACGCCTGCTCCCTTTCTTTCGTCTGGACACCCTACGTTGCACCACCCTGAGCTTGGCTTGGTCGCCACGGTACCACCTAGGGTTCTCTACCTTGTCGCCATCGCTGGTGGTCAAGATGCTCTCGATACCAACGTCAAGCCCAACGCTCTTGCCCGTCGCGGGCAGCGGTGGCTGCACAGCAACCTCACAGGAGAAACATGCAAACCAATGGCCCGCGGCCCGGACCAACCGGATAGTCTTGACCTTGCCTTCCAGTTCCCGGTGCCACCTGACCGCGATCCTTCCGACACCAGAGATCTTCAGCCGTCGGCCGTCCACCTTAAATCCGTTGCCCAGTTCTTTCAGCCCGAACGAGTCAAAACGATCCCGCCCCTTGAACCTAGGGTAGCCGGGCTTTTCGCCCTGCTTGACCCTACGGAAAAATGCTTGGAACGCTTTATCCAGGTCCGAGATCGTGACCTGGAGGACGTGGCTGTGGACTCCTTTGGCATAGGGGTTGGTCGCTTTGATCTCCTTGACGTGACGGAGCTGCTCGAACTTCCCGATGGTCTTGCCTTCGGTCTCGTAGGCCACTTTCCGCTCGGCCAAGCAGTCGTTGTAGACCCGGCGGCACGTCTCCAGCGTCGAGGCCAGGCGTTTGGCCTGGGCCTTGCTGGGGTAGAGACGGTAGCGGAAGGTCTTTAACATCAGAATTTACGCTGAGCCGCGATATACCGTTGGATGGTTTCGCTCGACACATTACCGGCCGTGGAGGCAAAGTAGGACCTGGTCCACAGTGACGGCAGTTTCAAGAGCTGGGGATGTCGCTTTCTAAGCTCGTGGCTAGTCAACCCCTTGCACTTCTGTATAATCTCGGCGGCCGACACGGTAGGCCAGGCCCGCACGAAAAGGTGAATGTGGTCGGGGTCAATGGCCAACTCCAGGATGGTCCAGCCCTGCTCCGCGCACTTACGCTCGATCAGTGCCTTGCAGTCCTGGGCGACGGCACCGATCAACACGGCTTTACGGCGTCGGGGCACCCAGATCAAGTGGTACACGATCAAGTGGACCCGGTGCTCGTCTCGCTGGTATTCCATCGCGTTAGCCATGGCGAGTACCGGCCCTATTCCTCTTTGAATGCACCGGCTTGCTTGAGCGCCTTTTCTACGGCGAGCAGCACTACGCCCAGTGCATTACATTTACCTTCAGCCTCGCGCCTAATATTGTCTTTGGCCAAATGGCATAATTTAGCTCGACATGGCCGTAATAGCACCAAACCCTTCTGTAAGAGTCGATAAAGAACCTGGTGTTGACCTGGTGAAAAACGCCCTACGCGCTCGTGGTAGCGATCGAACCGTGTGGTTTCATAACCGTCAAAATGCCCCCAACATTCTTTGATGGCCGCACTCTTGATGCTGTAAGCTGTGCGTCGGTGCTCGTCAGTGCCGCCGCGTTGAACTTGCTGAGCACGACGCTCCTGTTGCACCAGTTGCGTGCAGGGCACGCACTCTTCCTTGCCAGACAACACCGCGTAGGCGTCAACTAGCTCACGGTAGATCGAGGCCGCGGAAGCAAGCGGATTTTGCTGATCCCGTTGTGCTTCTTGTTCCTGCCACGTCGGAGCAACAGCATCAGCAGTTTCCGCTTTCTCGGCAGATTGACTCTCCTGTTTACAAGATAGGCAGCACAGACAAAACAAGGTAAAACCTAATGTTCTCATTTATTCCTCCTTTATGTCTACTGTCCTGTCTACTTGCATCCGCTGGGTAGAGCATCAGTACGCATCTGAGACGTTCCGGTTACCGTGTCGATTTCATTAGATCTAAGACCGTTGTGGATCACGATCGTAGTAAGGCCAACTTGCTTTGCCGCGCCCAATACGTCCTGTTCTTGAGCAAAGCTGCTTGCGTATCTGGCTAGCGGATCTCCTGCTGCATTTACATAGACACATAGGTAAGGATCGCTAATTTTTGCATGAACAATTCTGGTGCTGTGGTCTTCATAGGGCAGGTCATGCTGGACCTTACGTTCTACTAGACTAATCAGCTCTTCCCTTCTCGCCTCAGGACTCTTACCACAACCCACAAACGTTAGCGCAGCAAAACCAAGCACGACGTATAAAGTTCTCATTTATTTCTCCTTTGTGTCTACCGTCCTGTCTACACTATAGTGCCTGTAGACAGTGCTGTCAAGACCTATTTCTGGCTGAAGCCGAAGAAAAGCCGCGCCTATTCGCCGGGGCTGAAGCCCCGCGACTTGCGGCGGGCTCTGTTCAGGTCATGCTGCTGAATCCGCTGGGCAATGTCTTGGGGAGTGAGCAAGCGCTACCAGGTGCCGCGAAGAACAAGGATCACGATTCCAGCGATCACCACGATGACCCAGAGCACGTAGATCAGGCGCTGGGAAGTCCTGGACAGCCAAGTGGGCCAAGGAGATTTCACTACAGCACCTTAGGGATCGTGACGCCGAGGCCCTGGCAGAACTGGTCGACCGCGGACATCAGGGCACCTGGCTGGTCGGTGGACTTGACCGTCAGGACCAAGGTACCACTATGGGTCCGGAACACTTGGAGAAGGTCACCGGCCTCGCGGATCTGGATTTTCATGACGCGGCCCTTGGGCTTGCTGGGCTCCTGCTTGGCCGTCGGTGACGGTGCGTAGAAGGCAAACTCCTGCTTGGGCGTCGTGAACGCGTCGATCACAGGTGCATCAGGCGGCGCAAACTCCTTGGCCAGGGTGTCGAACAGCTTGGTCGTGTTGACCACCTGCTCCTTCTTGGTCTTGGGATCCCTATGTACCACATTGGTCGGGATCTCGGTGACCAGGCGATCATGCAGACCGGGATTGCCATGACGCAGTCGGTACATCAGGCTCGTGACCACCGGGGCAGTCCAGGGGCGGCCCTGCCGGTAGTTCTTGAGGTGGTTGGCGTCACTGGTCTCCAGAATCTTGGCTGCTTCGGCAGCGGTGCCACCGCACTGGAATGCCTGGACCACCGAAGCCATGACCTTGCGGTACTGACTGGTCCCGGGCTTCAGGTACCGACGGTAACCCGTGGCAGTCCGCCGGAACCCCAGGGGCTTGCGGGACTGTCGCGGAGCCCTGGGGGTCGGGACCACATTACCATGGTCGTCAAACCGGTATTGGGAGAACAACCCCATGACCCCCTTGGGGGTCCAGGGGGTCTCATGGAACATCCGGCCGTCGGGCTGCTGGTTCAGGAAAGCAGCAGCCGCGACCCAGTCGTCGGTCCAGTCGGGGGACCAGCTGTCGGGCTGCTCCAGCCATTGCTTGGCCGCACGGTAAAGATTGCCATGGTGCTCGCGGACATCGTGCTTGGTGGGGTACTTGGTCGTCATGATTTTCCTTTCACTGGACTGCGTGTTGGTTTAGGAGTTACTCGCCGGTGCTGTCGTCCATGGGGGCTGCGACTTCCTCGGTCTGGCGCCAAGCCCGCCACCGAACCGTGGGGGCATCGGGACGCCGCAGAGCTGCGAAGAATGTTTTGGCCCCAGGGGCCTTGACCCCCGTGGTCCACTCGCCCGGACACCAAGCCGGTACCTTCAGGGCAGTGGGGTCGCCGCCCTTGAGCCAACCGAGCAGATCAGCGTCCTCGTGCCCGATGGTGGTACCGATGTGGTCCTTCCAGAACCCGAACTCCGTGGCCCTGGTGCAAAACCGGAGGGTCTGGATGTTCTGGCGGAGTCGGTGGCGTTCCCGCTGGACCTCCTCGAGCGACCCCATCGGGGTGTAGTCGCCGGTCAGCGAGGTATCCACGAAGCAGTTGAACGCCCAGACCTTGACCTTCTCGCCAGTCCCGACCTTCCTGGGCCCAGACCACGGGGCCTTGGGGGCTGCAGGATCCACCGGGGGAGCCAACCGCTTGGCCTCGGCCTTGAGGAATTTGTCGCGGTCAGCCAGCCGGGTGATCGCCGCCTTGGCCAGGATGAAACGGCGCCCGTAGACACCAGCCCCGCGGTTTCTCGACACCATCTCGGTGAACTTGATCTCACTGGCCGCGAACGCGGTCCGGAGCTTCTCGGGGAAGTTGTCGGTCCGGAAGTCGATTCCGCTCCACTCGTCGTACCACTCACCCGTGATGTCCTGGAACAGGAAAGTCCTGGATGCCCCAACGGTCGTGGCGGTCATGACGTTGGCGTCGTTGATGTTGACCCCCATGGACCAGACGTGCTGGTTTGACGTAAGCCCCAGGACGCGGCCGTGCCGGTTGGCCGCCGACACCACGATCTCGTCGGGATTGACGGTCGCGACCCGCCGGCGCCGGTACGTCGGGAGATTGATGACGGCGTCGCTCTGAAGCAACACCATCATGAAACTGACAAAATCCATTGCGGTCTCGCCGTCGTCGTCGACGTCTGGGTTGCGGCCCATCGCGTCGGCCGCGAATGACGCGAGCACCCGCTGGACCGCCTCGGTGGGGTCAGCGGTGCGGTCGGTCAACTTGCCAAGATCACGGTTAAAATCCTGTAGATTCATTTTGTGACTCCTGTGGTAGATTGCCGAAGTATCTTGCTTCGCACGGGCGGCAAATCCCGTGGCTTAGGGTTGCGACCTCTTCGGGTTGAACAGGCCCGCGACCGTCCAGGACACACCGACACCAACTGCAGACAGTTCTGGGCTGTTCCGGTGAAACCTGCAGTGCCATTCCTGTGTTGTACCTCGGTTGGTTTACCTTGTCAACCTTTTTCTACTCGTCCTGGGTCTCCTCCAGCTCACGGATCGCCGCCAGCATGATCCAGTTGGTCATGCTGGACGCAATCCGGTGCTTTAGGGTCTCGGATTCCTTTTTTAGTCCCGTGGGGATCCGGACGGTCCACATGGTCCGGTGACTCCGGTCCCACCAGGCTTTCAGAGGTCGCCTGACATCTAGATTGCCGGTCTTGACCTCCTCGACCAGTCGGCCGACCGACCGTTCTATAAAGGACGTGGCGGTTTCACCGTGGGCGGCGATCAGGACGCGAATTTTGTCCAGCACAGCGTCGGGAAGCCGTACCGAAAGAGTCGTGACACCATTACCAGGAGCAGCGGACATTATGCTTGCCTCATGACCATCATGGTCTACAGCCATTTTACCGCGTGGAACGACAACGTCAAGCAAGATCGTGAAAATAATGACCTTGCGTTAATCTATAGTAGAAGGTGAGGTGTTGTAATGACCCGGACTACCCGGTTACCTTGGCGTTTGGGCATGGTGGTTTTAATAGTGATTTTGCTATCTTGCCCCAACGACCACTACAATTTTGACCTGTTTTTGGACGTCACGCACTACCGTCCTGACGATTCTCTGGCTCAGAAGACACCGGGCGGCATCTCGGTGATCCGAGAAGACCTCCCTGCCGACGATGAGTTTCTGTTTGAAGTTGATCTCGAGACCAACCTGCTGGAGCAGTGCCTCGGGGAAGTTGGCTGGCCTGGGATTAATCGCGACGGTTTTGTCGTGGTGGTACCCGATACCTGGTACACCTCTGTTTGCTCGGGCGAACAACTGATCCCGTCGGTCGTGAACCCTGTGGCCTGCCGGTCCAAGGGCTTGGTGGTCCCGCCTGAATGCGAGTATGTCGAGTACCCTACCGACGCCTGCCCGTGCGTCTGCAACGTCAGGGCCGTGATCCAAGGCCCCCACTACATTTTGGTCACCCCTAACCTGAAGTTGTACCGGGCAGAACTCACCCGCCTGGTCACGGAAATAAATAATCCGTGGACTGACCCAGAGTTGCTACCTTGTCTTTAATCGTTGTTAGCGAGGCTTGATCAGCTGGATGGATTTAGGGGCAGGAGGATCAACAGGGCGGCCCGACACCGCCGCGTTGGCGTGGTGTTCCAGGATGGTAGCGCAGTAGCGGTAGAGCCCCATTTTCCCCAGGGCCAAGGTTTTGAGCCGGTGGTGGAGCCAACGGGGTATTTCCAACGACATCACGATGGTCTCGGCGGTTTCACCGGCCTCGGGGACCTCGCCGCTGTGTTGCTGATTTTGCCGGGCCGTGACCGCGATGTTGATCAGCCGGAGCATCCGTTGCTGTCGCCCCGGCTGGTTCGGTAGATACCGCTGAACCATGTCGACGGCATGGCCCTGTTTCCCATGGGCCATTTTCTGTTCAGCTCGGTGCAGTACCCCGTGGCAATAATCGCACAGGAAAACTCGATTTTCCGGCACGTCCAATCCGCCGAACCCTTGGGGTTCAACGTGGTGGACAACAAGGAGGTCTTCTGCGACTTCCCGGTCGTCATGGATACAGCAGCAGGCCATCGTTAGACCACCGCGACGTGACCCCGGTTGATCAGGTCCCCAAGATTTCCATGCTGGACCATTTCGGCGGTGGTGTGCTTGGGGGCCAACTCCATCGTGGTATTGGCGGTCAGGTGCAGGACCACCGGGGTGCCCGCTGGAGTCGCGATCGTGATGGCCACGACCCCTGCGGTGCAGTTCCGCACTTTCACGACACCGCTCTGAATTGACTGTTGAAGCTTCTTGGACATTTTGATCTCCTTGGTTAGCCAGCGACGCCGCCACTATTGGCCCAGGCGCCGACCGCATTGATGATTCCAGCACCAGCTGCTGAAAGTTTGCTCGTTACCTTCATGGTCGTAACCAAATCAACTGATCCGTCGGGATTCTTCCTGACCTCGCTGAGGTCACTGGACGGGTCCACCCCGGTGATCCCGGTGCCCCCATAACGTTTCTCAGACCCACGAGACATTGCTTCTCGTATTTCAGGGGTCAGGCCCGTGACCGAAGTCCCATAGGTGATCTTTTTACCCCACTCCTCGTACATTTTCATCCTGTTCATTCCAGTGGTGTCGACCCCAGCGTATTCCAGTTGCTTCCGCTTCAACTTATCGTCAACTTCGGACTCAAATGACTCCTGAGAAATCCTCTTGGCCTGCAACTTTTTCATCAAGGCCGCGGCTTCGGGGGAGCCACCGTGCAAAAATCCCGCGAGGGTTTCACCCGCGTCCATGCTGCCAACCCCCAGGCCCAGACTCCCGACCAACTCCTTGGCCATACTGGCCGAGTCTTCGGCCATCCCGAGCATCGCGCTGCCCATTGCCCCTCGGCCCCCAACGTTGGCCCCCGAGGCAACCCGGCCGGCTACGTGTTTAATGACCGCGAGCTGGCGCTCGGCCAGTTCCTTGTCGGTGAAGGGTTTGATCTTTTTCTCCTCGGCCACGATCGCGGCGATCTTGGCTTTCTCGGCTTCCAACTTTCGCTTTTTAAGGATAATTTCCTGTTTTTCTGCCTCGGTCAGGGCTTTGCCGTTGGTTTCCTTATCTTTGATCTCCTTCTCCATCTGCGCTATTTTCTTTTTCTGGGCGGCCAGTTCCTTGAACGTCATTGACGAGACGAATTCACGGGCGTGCCACCCACCACCACCACCCAAAACATTATTGATCTGGTTGGCCAGTACGTCCCAAGTATCGACTTTCCGGCCACCTTTACTTAGTTTTTTAGCTTCGTCTTTGGCCCCAAGATATTTGTATCCACTGTAGGCTGCCGCAGCTACCAAGAGAGTCGGCAAAACTGCCGGCGCCACTGCGAGCGCAGTGGCTTTAGCGGCTGCGGCACCGCCAGCCAACGCGGTCTTGATGGCCGCAGCACCGCCAGCAGCTGACACCCCGGTGGACAACGCCGCTGGGGCTACGGTAGACAATGCGGTCGGTGCCGCTGTGGCCAAGATTTTGGGCCCAAGCGCCGCAATGGTGCTGCCCAATACCTTATTCATGACCGCACCCCCAATTACAGTGCTGAGCGCCGTCATGACTGGGCTTCCGACCGCCATCCCGATCATCCAGTGGTAGATTGAGTTGATGTCCTTGGCCATGGAATGCAGCGTGGAATTGGTCTTGGCCCCAGCAGTCACGAGCTTTTCGGTAGCGGTCTTTTGTTTTTCGGCCTCGCCCATCAGGGCTTCCTTGTGTTTCTCAAATACCTCTTCGATTGACCCGGTGTTCAGCCCTTCGGCAATGTCCGCAGCGGCCGTCATGGACCCGACGATGGGCCGCAGCATCGCGGTCAGGGCCACCTGGTCGCCGCCAGCCTTTTCCTTCATGCTCTTGAGAGCGCTGATGGCCAGGTCAGACGTACCCTTCATGGCCTCGGTGATGAGCCCGGCCTGCACGACCGTGCTACCCGACGCCGCCTCAATCTGGCCCCTGCGACCTTCCAGGCGAGACCGCGCCTCTTTCGACATGGTCTCGGGGGCCGTGTTGAACTGCTGCCAGGATTTTTGTGCCGCGTTGAACGCCATGACGCCCCACTGGCCTTCCGTGGACGTCATCTCGTTCATGAGTTTCAAGAGACCCTGGCTGGTCGTCGCCTGCTCGATCTTGGTGGAACCCTTTTTCGCTGCCTCCAACGACATCTTGGCCATCGCGGCCGTGTAGGCCACGACATTCGGGACCCCCAGGCGAAACTCCTGATTGATCTGCTTGGCCATCTCGAGGAATTCTTTTTTACCCAGTTGGGCCGTCTGGAGCATTTTGTCGCCCAGTTTACCCAGCGAAATTGCATACTGGTCCGCCACCTTGGCCAGCAGGGCAGTCTCGTCCTTGGCCTCCGTGAGGGTCATGTTGGAGTGCTCCATGCGCTCCTGCCAGTGCTGCATCACGGCGGTCATGTCGGTGCCGAAAAACCGCGAGAAGATGACCGACTCTTTTTGCAGACTTTTGATCCCTCCCGATACATCCCCGATGGCCCCCAACTGAGTCGCGAACATCTGGGTCGCGGTCTCCCCGGCTTTCGCGATTGCCCCGGCGTCCATGTTGTAGCGCGCGGCCAACTCGTGTGACTGCGCCTGGGCGGCCTGGAGCCCCGTGACAAACGCCGTTGACTGCTGGGTAGCGTCCCCGATGGCCCCGGTGTTGGCTTGGAGGGATGCTGTATAGGACTTGGTTCCCTCGGATAGTTGACCCAGGGCATTGTTGTAGATGGTCGAGAGGGAGGTCTGCTCCTTCATCTTGGCCGCCATCCCGCTAAATGCCCCCGTGACTTCCGAGATGTACCGTCGATAATCCCCGGCTGCCGCGGCAGCCTGGCGCATCCCTTCGACTTCCTCTTTCAGGAAATCACGGAACGTCTTGCGTTGGTCCTCCTGGAGTCGTGTCCAGCGGCCCGTGGCATCGGCGTTCTCGTTGATCGCCCCGGTGTTCTGTTGGATCGCGGCCGTGTTGGTGTTGATTGCTGCGGTGTTGACCGGAACGGTGGTCGTGGGCGTCTGGACCAGGGGGTTCGCTGGAACCGCGGCAGCAGGTCCACCAGGACTTACAGGAGGTCCGCCCGGAAGATTGTTCGCCATAATGTCTACCCTTTATTTTGAGCCAGGGGTGTTGTTACGCTGCATCCTGAGCTGCTGGACCTTGGCCGCGATGCTCGACGCGGCCGTCATGGCCAGGAACTGTTCCTTCGGCAAGGTTGAGGCTTCCACAACCTCGGAGGTGTCCCCGACCCACCGGGGTTTGTGCAGCGAGGTGCCCCAGATAGACTTCAGGGCCTCCTGGAATTCCGGCTGCACGATGAAGGCCAGGGGGATCATGACGGTGTCGGGCGTGGCTTTCCCCTTGCCCTTTTGGAACATCGTGGCGACCTGGTCTTTGGTCCACCGGGTCCCCAACAAGGTACCGAGCCGGTCAAATTCGTCGCTCTGGTCCTGGGCCATCTGGTGATCACACCACATCAAGGCCGTGTGGTTGTGGTACAGCTGCTGCGCCTCAGGGTTGAGCGGTGACAACCTCAATCGCCCACAAACCCGCCGCCAGATTTTCAGGTGGGGGTCGAGTCGTTCGGCTGCCTCGACAGTCTGAGAAAAGGGTAGAGGTCGGCCCGCTGATTATAGCGGTCCGGCATCGCCGCCTGGGTCAGGACAAAAAGGTCCTGTAGATTTTCGTAAGGGCCAAAGGAATCCTGGAAAAATCCGTATGCTGCCTCCGCGTACTTGGCCCTGAGGCCAAGGGGCACGTCGTAGGGGTCCAGCAAGGCTCCACAAGCAGGACACTGGTCCAGCATTTCCTCCAGGTGCACGTCGGCCCCGCAGACACCACAGAGCTTGATGTACCGGGGGATCGTTGTGGTAGTGCCGTCCTTCTCGTTTTTGTAGTCAGCCGACAGGTCAATGTTGAACACCTTCCACAGGGGTTCCTTGTCGATCGCGACGAGCCCCGCCGCTAATTTCAAGACCGACCAGTAGTCCACGCCAACCGACGCCGCCATCATGGCGACCCAACGGTCCAGAGCCGCGGGGATCGCGGCAAACCGCCAAGTGAACTCAGCCCAGGGGACTTCCACCGGCTGGATTTTCTCCAGCCCCAGGTTGGCCTTGAGCTTGGCCAACACGGGGTTGACCTGTTTAACCCGGTGGACCCGCTGTAGCGTCGCGGCATCGTTGTTGAGCCGCATGAACACGTCGTGGAGCTGCTGGGCGATTTCTTCGTTGCCCGCCCGCCTGGCCCGGACGATCTCGTCGGACAGGAGGTTCAGCATGGTGGCGGCGTCGTCACGATCCTGTGGGGCCGGGGCACTGGGCTCCGGGGCAACCCCTGGGGTAACAGCGGGGCCAGTGGGCGGCGGAGCAGTGGGGTCCCCCATGATGGTCGTGGCGTCGGGCTGGATCGCCGCGACGTCCTGTTGAAAATCCTGAGCGATATGGTCCGGGTCATTTGACTGCCCGAACAAATCGGTTCCGGTCGCTTGGGTGTGTTGGTTAACCAAGTCGGCCACCGACACTTGCCGGAGTCGCCGCTCATCCAGTTGCCCCGGGTCCTGCTGGGGCACCGGAGCCGGGTTATTGAGCGGCGGATTGATCGGGAGCCTGATACCAGTTTTCTGAGCCATGGTTTCCTTTACCGCTGGACCAGCGGGTGCCACTGCATGAAATGCCGCCGTTGCTCGTCACGGGCGTCAAACACCGGGCAGTAATAATGGTTGCCAACGCGCCGGGGAGCCGGCACTACATCCGCGGCCGTGACGTTGCTAACAGCAGCGATGTCGTTGACGCGGGAAAGTGCCAAACCGCCACCGCGCATTTCCAATAAATCGGCGTGGACCCCGATACACTTGACCGGCTGGACCGCAATGTACTGGCCGTACACGATCGTGATGTTCAACCGCTTGGGTGCCGCGGACCAATCCTGGAGTGTCTGTTTCGGGATCGCGTAGCCCTGCATCAGGATACAGGGCAACTCTACCGTTCCATACTGCTGATCTTGGGCCAGCAGGGCCGACACCTTCACCACGATGGAATCAAGGTACTGGGCCGACAGTTCAAACCCGTCGGCCAAGTCGTCCGGTTCCTCCGGGGCCTTGACGGCGACACGCCAACCCTTGTCCCCAACGGCCTGGAGCCAACTGGCCAGTACGTCTGGCTCTTGTGGCACCACGGTGGGCTGGACCCGGTACTGCCCGAGATCCTGGAGGACCTGCTCGAGCATCACGTGGACTGCCCGGAGGGTTTCGGCCCTTCTGGTCACCTGGGCCTTTTCAATCGCTTCCTTGGCCATGGAGATCCGTTGCAACGGCATCACTCCATAGGCTTTCACCAGGGTGCGGACCACATTATCGACCGTGGTGCTGGAAGGCGATGGAAGGGATCGAAGAATCAGGCGGGTGGCCAAGCGGAGCAACTGGGCCGCACGTTCACCTTGTTGATCGATCCGGCGAAACGTGGGCATGGCGACACCTGCTGTTTCTGTGACATCCGTAGAGGTCACTGAAAAATCTTGGTTCAGCAAGAGTGTTTTACCGCTCTGTGTCGCTGCTTTTATTTTTAATATTAAATCTTTAGACAAGGGTAAAATACTAGTTCATGATCTTGGCGCACTCCATACGCTTAGTCCCCACCGTCAAGCAGGAGCAATATTTTGCTCGGGCCTGCGGGGTGGCCCGTTTCACCTACAACTGGGCGCTGGCCGAGTGGACCAGACTGCATCAAGCAGGTGAAAAACCCAGTGGTAGAAAACTACGCGCAAGCTTTAATACCATTCGTGGAGAACAGTTTCCATGGACATATGACGTTCATCGTGACTGCACCGCGCAACCGTTTCATAATGTGCAAAACGCATTCACCAGATTGCATAAAGGTGTGTCACAGTATCCTAAACTCAAGCGGAAGGGTCAACATGACTCGTTTTACATGGCCAACGATAAATTCAGCCTGGATGGCACCCGCGTCAGGATCCCGGTGTTGGGCTGGGTAAAGACTCGCGAGCCATTACGCTTCGTCGGCAAGATCATGGGGGCGGTGGTCAAACGTGTTGCTGACGCTTGGTTTTTGTCTGTACAGATTGATGTCGAGCATTCTGAGCGAGCCAGGGTAGCGGATGGCACCATCGGGGTTGACCTTGGGATCAAGACTACCGCAACGTTGTCAACCGGAGAACAGATCCAGGGGCCCAAGGCCCTGAGAAAAGCCCAAGAGAAACTGAAGAGGAAACAACGGCGGTTCAGCCGTAAACAGAAGGGATCCAGGAACAGCAAGAAAGCCCAGATGGCGTTGGCCCGGCTTCACCGCAAAATCGCCTGGAGCAGGAACGATTTTCTTCACAAAACAACTACTCGGATCTGCCGCGAAAACCAAACGGTCGTGATCGAGGATTTGTATGTGAAGGGCATGGTCAAGAACCACAAATTGGCCAGGGCAATCCATGATGAAGGTTGGGGCGAACTGCGGCGTCAACTGGAGTACAAAGCCCCACTGTATGGAACCAAGGTCGTGGTGGCGGACCGTTGGTTCCCTTCGTCAAAGCGGTGCAGCCAATGTGGCCACGTGGTGGAAAAACTGGGCCTTAATGTCAGGACGTTCTGTTGTCCTGAGTGTGGTTTCACCTGCGACCGGGATCACAACGCTGCCATAAATCTGAAACAAATAGGGTGGGCTACACCCGAATCAACGCCTGCCGAGATGGGAGCGCTGACCAATCTTTCGAGGTTGGTGAAACTGCCGTCGCTGAAACAGGAATTTCACCGTGGGCACCTGTGTTCACAAGGAAAGTAGCAGGTTTTACCGAACGATGGCAAAACAGAAACAAAAAATCTGCAAAAATTTAGGCTGTGTGCCTGGTGTAAACTCGAGCCGTGTAGGCGAAGTTCACGTTGCTCTTGTAGGTCGCGTCACCCTCGGCGGTCCAGGCGTCCTGGTCCATATCGGTGAGCCAGCAACCCAGGTACGACCAAGTCTCGTAGAGCCCTGACCCCTTGTACCAGAACTCATCGGCGGTAAAGGGAGCCGTCTGGCTGATTAGGTCAACAAATCGCGTGGTTGAGCCTGCAACAAATTCAATTTCTCTGCCCCACATCTCCATGGCCGAGGCCGTGATCGCGTAGCCCGTGGCAATCCCTGGGATCGTGTCAACCGGCCGTCCGAACGTCTTGTTGTTCAGTTCGTACACAGCCTTGGCGCCGCGCTTCTTGGCCCCGGCGGTACTCCACGACTGCAGACGACCAACCACCCGACCATTAAACGCCATGGCGATCCCATGGTACGTTTTGGTCATATTGGCGTGCTGGTGGGTGTAATCAAGCGGCGGGGTCTGGACGCCGAAAGGATTCGCGGCAAACGTGTAATCAAGATTCTGTGCCATTTAAAGCTCCTGAGCGTTAGGCGTTCCGGACGATTGGCGCCGACGCCGGCAACTGGGTAGCGGTCTCGACCTCGCCGAACAGTACCGCGTGAAAAATGCGATCTGCAGCCCCGGCGTTCGCGACCGTGACGTTGTGGTAAATCGTCAGGGTCGTGTCGGTGGCCAAATGGATCCCACCAAAATCGTAGTCCAGGTAAGAACTGGTCGGAATGGTGTCCTGCACCACCACCATCGTGAAGGTCCCGTTATGGAGCGGGTCATCACCAGACCCCAGGTCCAGGGTGTGGGAAATCGTCAGGTCCAAAGAACCTGACGAAAAATTGTAGCACCGGAGTACCGGGTGGTAGATCGCCCTGGTGTTCGCCAACGCGGTAGTCTCGACCGTGAAGGTGTAGTCGTCACCAGCCGGGACACTTACGGGCCAATCTGCTCTGATGGGGTACAGCATCGTGGAGTCTTTCTACGGCTTATTTGGGTCCTGGGGAAACTGCGGATTTTCCCGCCCGCTAATCATTGGATTGAGCGTGGCAGCCCGTTGGTTTTCTCGATTGTACTCCACCGGCATTACAACCGTGGCTGTTGACCCATCGGCCAGGGTAGCGGTAACCCGGGCGGTCAAGTTTCGCTGTTGAGCCGGGTGCATCACGAAGCAGTAGAACTGGCCAATATCGGTGAAGGTGACGCCGTCGTCCTGGGGGATCAACATGACGTCCCGGCGGTCAAAATCCAGCGTGAACTCAGTTTCATTGCCTTGGAGCAACTGGACTGTCCCGCTCGACAGCGCCGGGGTCGCGGGAGTCGAGTCGTCCAACAGGATCCACGACACGACATGGACGATGTCGTTGGCTCCGTCGTACTGGGCTTTGGACTCAAGGATCATGGTGAAAAGGCCGGCGAGCAACGATAGTTCCGACAAGCAATTTATGAATAATCGTTGTCGCCGGCAATCCTGGTTTCCTGTTTACGCCGCCGAAGCAGCCCAGAACTTCGTGTCAATCGAGTAAAGACCGAAGAGCCGCTTGATCGGGTAGCGCCCGTTGAAGAAAAACTTGAAGTGGTACAGGGTCCGGTCAGTCTCGTCAACCAGGACTCGGTAATCTTCTGACGACACATCCCGCTGGACCGGAGGATTCTGCTCCGACCCGTACGGCGCGATGATCTGGGCCGACACCAGGGCACTGAGCAACTGAGTCAGGTAACCGGCCAGCAGGGCCACGCCGGCCAGGGGGCTCGGCGGCACCAACGCGATCATGGCATCATTCATGCGATTTCGGATGTACCGGACGACAAAGTGTGCCTGGGTCCGGGCCGAAATCTCGTTGAGCGCCTTTTCGGTCGTATCAACCGTCACGGACTCGGCGTACCGGTAAGTCCCGGTCCCCAGGGCCTCGAGCCACGTGATCGACGCGGTCCCGAGGAGCAGGGCTTCCTTCTCGTTGGGGGTGTCGATCGTGTCGAACGCCACGCAGGCACGGTGCAGAATCGTGTCGGTCGGGTTCGGGAACGACGCCACCAGGGCGGCCGTGTGGGCCGCGACGAACGAACCATCCAGCGTAACGGTCGTGCTGGACCCGTCTTCCAGTTGGAAACTACGGGTCGCCGTGGTATTGCCCAGCAGGATGATGTTACCCTTGGCTTTGCCAGACGGCGGGCACTGCAAAGAACGCCGCGCGTAGTACACGAGGGTGTCGGCAGTAGACTCGTCGCCAATCGCGGTCCCCACGGGAGCCCCGCAGAAGAGCAACCGCTCCTTGGCCTCGAACGGGCTGTTCATCTTCTCGCAAGAGTTTTTCGCATAGGCCGTGACGAGCCCCCAGGAGCCAGCCGGAGACAGCACCGTGACGTCGCTGATCTCGCTGGTCACCTCGGTGGCGTCAATGGCCCGCTTGTAGTCTGCGGCGACGAAATGGTTATCACCCGAAAGAGCCCGGGCCTGAACGACATAAATGCCGAACGGGGCCGCGTTCCACATGATTTCCGACGCCATCCAGAGGTGGTTGTCGGTAGTGGCGGGATAAAGGGCTGCACGGGATTCGTCGGGAGACAGGAACCGACGGGGCGTATCGTACTCGTCCAGACCACGAAGCCGATTGGCCGACACGTAATACGACATCCCAGGATCCGGCTCGTCGCCACGATGCTCGTAGTCCACCGTGATGTCGGTGGCCGGGTCCGTCAAGAACGCGACATATGGGGTACCCGTGATCCAGGTGTACGATACCGCCACGCCGGTGTCGGCCCGCTTGACGCGCAAAACCTGCTCGGGGGTGTACTGGAGGTCAAGGTAATAGTTGAGGGGCGTGCCCGTGACGTTCCCGAGGGTGTCCAACACGATGTCGTCTTCCGCGATGGTCTCGGACGAACGCGACACCAAAGTCCAGTCGACCGTGTCGTAGCAAACCGTCGAGAACGTGAAGGTGTTGTTGGCCGTGTAGCTTTCGGTGGTAGAAAGGTTCCGGACCATCAGGCGGATCGAATCGGGCAGGTCCACCCAGGGGTCGGAATAATCCGTGATCGTCACGGTACCCGATCCACCCTCGAGCGTTGACGACGTGTAAGAGATCGGGAACGTCGTGGCCGGGACAAACGTGTTGACCGTGACCGTCACATTGCGGTCGTCCTTGGCGGTGAAGTTACGGCGCGCGGCCTTGGCGTCTACCCGCCAGGTGTCGGACTGCGGGACCGTCCCGGCGAACCCGTTGGCCTGCCGGTGTCGGTTGTACTTGGCCTTGACGTCGTTGGCCCAGGCGATCACGGCCGCAAGGGTCGAGGTTGCCGAAACAGTCAGGTCGGAATCCAGCGACCAGATAGTGTCGGCCAGGACATGCTCGGTCAGGTCGGCCAGGTGGGCCGCGTATTTAGTCTGGATATCCAGGCAAAGGGTCCGGAGAGTCGCAAGATCGGTCGCGACCGCAGCCGTGATTTGGTGAGTCCCAGGACCACCAAAGTGCCACACGGGACCAGCGTCGAAATCGTGGGCATTGAACTGCGTCCGGATCATGTTGGCCAGGGTAATGGCACTGGACAACGTGGTGGCGTCGGGGGTCGTGATCGTGTTGGTCGTGTCGATGGACGCGTGGGCCGTCCCGAAATTGAAAACGAGATGAACACCGTTTTCCAGCAGGACGTCACTGGCATTACCGCCTTCCGTGACGGTAACGACACCACTGTTGGTGTAGGGCAGTTCGCCGTAGCCGTTCCAGTAGATCGTGGCGGTCCGGGCCACAGGAGCAGGGCCACCGCCTTGTGCGGTGCACTGGATGAAGTAACTACGGTCGAAATCCCCGACGTAATCGGTGTCGGAGTGGATCGTCACGACACCACCAGATGCCTGGGTGGCCGCGACGGCCGGGTCAGCACTGAAAATCCCCAGTTCCACCGGATCGTTGACCGTGCTGTACTGGTTGTCGTTGTCGTGGGCCGAACAGAACTCGATCTTGCCTGGGGCATACGCGGTCCACTCGTAGTAGTCAGTGACCCCGAACGCACCGCCGTTGAGGTCAAAAGTCAAACGAAGTCCGTCGTCCTCAACGTAGTTAGGGAGCGGTGTAACCGTGTAGATTGCAGGATTTCCAGTAATCTGCACACTCGTCCAAGTAGGGCCGCCACCCACGAGTACGAAAGTAGACGCGTTGGCCGCGTTGGCCGGGACATTGGGCACTTGGGCGTTTCCACCCGAAAGATTCGTGATGGTCAGGTCAAATTGATTTGCACCACTGACCGTAAGGCGGTACCGGCGATTGTAGGCCCCGGTGTAACTATTGCCGGCCGTGAAGGTCACGAGCCCAGTGCCCACGGCCCCGGTCTTCACGAGAGCTGAAACCGTACCGGTCAGGTGCGTGTTGGCAGTCCCGGGGGTCAGGGCATCGGGGTCCGTGGCCGAGCCCGTGAGCCCCGTGACCACTCGGTAATCCTCGTATTCCACGTACTGGTTCTGGCCACCAGAATCACCCACCAGGAGCATTTCGCGAAGATCGTCAAACTGCAGGTCGTCCTGGACGTCCCGGTCGATCGACTGGTACTCGATGTAGTACGTGGCGGTGTGGTCGTAGGCGGTGGCGTCGACCTGGACCCGGTTGTACAGGGTCCCGGTCGCGACGTCCACGAGAAACCGCCATTTATCGGCATCAACCGGCTGGCCTGACTGGCTGTACAGTTGAGCCAAGGTCTGGTCCGGGGCAGCGTTGTGGTCCAAGGAAGCCACATACGGGGCAGTCGTGGAGAACGCCAGTTGCTCGCCGTACACCCGGGCCCGGATGTGCGGGATGGACGTTTCCCGCGCAAGACGATGGCCGCGCCCCACGATACAGGGATACCGCGGGGTTCCCTGGGGAGTCCCGGCCTGGGGCTGCGGGACAAAATCAATGATGGTACCGGGCACAGTGTACCGGCTGGTGGTCAAGCGGAGGTCAGCAATCGCCATGACGATTCTCCTGGTAGTAAAAGCAACGGGGCCAAGGCCCGGAAAAATTGATCAGTGCACCAGCAGCACCAGATCTGTGCCGCTACTATAAAGTAACGTGCTGGAATGTCGCCCCAGGTGGATTTATGGAATCAACGGGCCCGAACCGTGATGACCTGCTGGAGCAAAATGCGGCACCCCTGTTGATCCCCGTCTTCCGTCGTGGCCATCAGGGTGAAGGTGCCGGGCCGTCGGGGCCGGATCGTAAGGGAAGTCTCGTCCCGGTCAACCGTCGCGACCCGGGGGTCAGTGGAATAAATGGCACAGCGGGGCGGGTAGTAGTTCAAGGGGACCGAAAAGTTTTGTCGGACCAGCAAAACCGTGGGGACCTGGACCTCGAATGTCTCGGGGGTTTCGTCCAACTGCATTGATGGCCGGGCCCGGTAACTGAGCAACACGGAGTTTTCCAGGACGCAATCCAGGTCGCACTGGACCGACCAGACCTGCTGGCGGGGATCATCGTGGAGTTTGTCGTGCCGCATGTTGGCGATGCGGTACCGAGGCGGTAGCCGAAGTTCCCATTGGGACCGGGACGTTTCGGTCGGTTGCGCCCGCAAGATGTAGTTGCAGGTCCATTTCTGAAACTGTCCGAACGTCGCGGCCATCAGGGCGGCGAGGTCGTCGATTTCTTGCTGCGACAGGGCCGCGCAAGTGATTTGCACCGGGATTTTCACCACGTCGGTGACCTGGACCACCTGGGTGCCGAGACCATCTCGGGTATTCCAGCCATCGGTAATGCCGCCGGGCCCGACCGGCTGATATTCGTGGCCAGTCGTCTGGATGAAAATCTGGGCGGGCGATTCCTTGAGGTCCTCGAAAAACCTGGCAATCTGGATATGACGCTTATCAGGATCTTGGTCCAGATTTTGGTTGACCACGAAGCCGTGGGAGAAATTGGCGAACCGGTCGAAAAACTGCCGAAACTGGCCGTCAGGGCGGATACACTCCTCCAGGTACCGATGGACAATCAACTTGGCCAGTTCCAAGTACCTCGTGACATCACGGTTCCCCAGGCCCGACAAGGCCGACTCGGCCAAGGGGTCAATCCGGATAAACTGGGGGGTGGGGCGAGGGGTCGGGTTGGACATGCTGGGCTAAGAACGCCTACTTGAACTTATCAGCGAGGTCTTCGGCGGGAACTTCAGGGATTTCTGCATCGCGGTCATCAGGATCAGGACCCATGAGTTTTTGCACCAAATACTCTACATCCATAGCACCCTCGACCGCCTGCATCATTTCGGCGATCATGGACCACTCTTGCCAGCCCAAGAAGGGGAATGGCTCATAGCCCATGCCCTCGGCCTCGTCGCCGCCCGGCACCGACGCCAGCAACTGCATGAGGAACTGGCCAAACTCCGGGGTCTCGCTGTCGATCCAACTCCACAGTTCCAGGTTGTCCAGGGCGGCCGGGCCACCCGCCTGCTTGGTCACGGCTGCGGACTTGGGCGCAGCCTTGGCCTCGGGCTTCGGCTGGTATTTCTTCGCGTGGAAATCCTGCAGGTACTGCTCGCCCGACTTCATATCCTGGGCAAACTGGCGAACCAACTCCTTGGCGGCTTCGATCCTGATGTTCTTGGGAAACACGTCGTGCCAAGTGGTGCCGCCCTGATGGTCCTCAGGGGTCCCGAATTCCTTGACGTAGCTCTGGGCGGCGGCGTCCACGCAGTACAGCATCAACTTGACCGCCTTGACGGCGTCGTAAACCTTGCGGTCAACCTTGCCGACCAGATTCTTGTAGCACAGGAGCTTCTGGCGGTACAGCGGCTCGGTGTTGTCGATCCAGAGGATCAACTCGTCCACGATGGATTCGGGCGAATCGAACCCGGCGGTCTTGACATCAAGTTCAACCGCCGCAGCCTTCTGCTGAACCTTGCAGGCAGCCCAGTCGTCACTGAAGATTTCCTCCAGAAACTGGTCACCCTCGGCCCGAGGGTCCTGGTGGCCCCGCCGCTTGAATTCCTCTGATAGAGCCTCGGGGGACCGGCAGGGCTCCGCCGGGGTCATGAGGGCGGCGTATTCCTGGTACAGGGCATCCATGGTGCCAAGATTGCTCGGGACGGCTACGCGGGACTTAGACTTCTGCTCACGACACTTGCTACAGGGCATTTTAAACCTCGGGGTAGAAAAGGACAATGGGCACCATGGCCCACCTGGATTGCTACTAAACATTAACGTACAGGCGGGAAATCGCCAAGATAAGGAACGAAGTAGAAAATTACCTGAGCCAGGGGTTGAACTGCTCGCGGGTTTCCCGAGTTTCCCCTCGGGTCAACCAGCAGGCCCGACACAACCCCGACAACGTCGCCTTGCTGAGTGGCTTGCCACACCCAGTGCACTGGACTTTGGGCCGGGTTTCTGCGGCGGCGTCGTGGCAATGACGGCAAATTTCCGAAACGTTGGTCTGGATAATTTCCGCACCACATTTTGTACATCTGGGCCTCGGGGCAATCCTGGAAGGTCGCGCTTGGATCCCGCCCCGAATTGTCTTGCCGACCCAAAGGGATCCATGGTTCATAAACCGTAGATGAATTTGGTTGTTGTGCCTGGACTCACTGACGACTTCAACATCGCGGGCCACGACATCACCGTGCTGGTCTAGGATCAAATTGTCCTCGGGACAGAACCGCCAGGGCCACGGGGGAACGGCGGCTTTGGAAGGCCGTGGAGGGCGATTAAGTTGTGGCTTCCTGGTGGTTGGGCGCTTGTCCACCACTTCGTAGCATCCAGGCGAGATTTCAACTAAATACTGCTGGGCCATACAACACCTATTTCGCGATGATTTTGCTTGCTCGTTCTACTTGTCTCAGCACAGCGGGGCCAGCGTCACTGCAGCGAAATGCTGAACCCACGAGATCCATGGTACTGGCTCGGCCACGAATGTCAAGCACCCCCATGACGACCTGGATTTTAATCCACAAGGCCGCCAGAACAAGGCAGTCCAGCGAGAGTCGCGTGGCGAGGTTAGGAGCGGGCTTGATTTTCAGCGCGCTGTACTGCTGGGCCAAGGTACCGCCCCCACAGTGCTGTTGGAGCCATCCGTGAAGTTGCTGGTGCCGTTCACCCAGGACGTGTTGGTGCCGCTGGAAATAATGGCCAAAGTCGATCCCATTGATCAGGGCTACCGACAGCACCGCTTGCATTTCTCTCGAGTGCCACCCGATCAATCGGTCCCCATGGGCCCCGGTCCGCTGGGCAAACCACTCGACCATGTTGCCAGGGGTGTCGATGCAGTACCCCAGGTCGGCCGATGACCGCCCCGAACCTTCCACGATATCAAACGTCAGGGTCCCGATCCCTTGGACCTCCGGAACCTGACCTTTGGCTTTTGTGCAGGCTACCCGATAGACCAGGTACCTCACTTTTTGATCTCTCGGTACACCTGGGCCAAGGCACCGCGCATTTCCTTGAGGTCAGTGCCGCAGAACTCCATGGCGCGGCGCATCAGGGTCGCGTCCCCCAGGGCAGCGGGGTCTTCCCCGCGGGCCCGGCAAAACTGGCAGAACAGCGGGTCGTCAGGGTAGTGGAGCAGGAGGTCAAGGCACTGGCGGACTCGCGGTTGGTGAACCTGCTGGAACGAGATGTCTAGCCGGTGCCGCGGGGGCTTCGCGATGGAATCGTGGAGACTACCGTCTTGGTCCCCATCGGGGGCCCGGCGGGGTGCGTCGATCGAGATGGCCACGAGGCCAAAGTCATCGTGGTCCGGGGCCAGGTCAATCACGACCTTGCGGCGCCCTTGGCCTCGCTGCAGCCACTGGGCCAAGGCTTGGTTGGCGTCAGCCTCGCTGTCGTGGATCCGGGAGAGGTGCCGGTACCATTGATTGCCGTCCTGGGTCCGGACCAGGACATACCGGCCTCGACGGTGCTGCTGTTTCAGCGAGATCTCGATCGGGACCACCTTGCTGGCCCGGGTGTCGACCAACCAGGCCGCCCGGGAGTCGTCGGCCACCCTGGTCCTCCGGAGCTTCCCGCGGGTTTCCCCTGAATTTCTTTGGGCCAAGTTGGAGCAGTAGTTCTGGACCGCGATCCTCATGGAGTTGCTGCGGTGCCGCTCGCTGTACCCCCTGGCATCCGCGGTGCGGGATGCCTCCAGGGCCTTGCGTTGCAACTCGTGGCAGAGGTCTTCGCGGGACCAACCGGCGTCGTTGCCCCAAACGAATCTGAGACGTTGGCGAACTTGCGAGACAATGAACCGGTTCATCAGGACGGTTAGGCCGGCTTCAGGAACGACAGGGAGCGCGACCGGCTGGTCGCCACTGGGTTCAGACATAGGTATGGGCTCCTAGGGCTAGTGACAGGCCATAGGATACCGAACAGGTGGGCAGGTGTCAAGGAAAAGAAAAATAATTTTGGTGGGTGGGGTGCTGGTAGGTAAAACGATAGTGTGCAGATAGCACACCAGGAACCATCATGGCAGAAATGTTCTTACGTTACGGGGCCCAAGAGTTCCACGGGATCTTCGTGGCCGAGGTCGCTCGGGTAGGACTGCAAGACCATGAGGTCGCCGCAGCCCTGGGGGTCAACCGCTCTACCATCAACCGCTGGCGCCACGGGGCTGCAGCACCGGACCCAGGACTCCGTGGGCCTGTTTTGGCTTGGTTGGCTACGCAGCCAACCCGAAAGGACCAGTAGCATGACGCACGAATCTGAGCAAAACGATTTGTTTGCAGGTCTTGAACCCGGTGCTTCCGAAGCAGTAGAACGCTGGCGGGATGTCCCAAGTTTCCCTGGATACCAAGTGTCGGACTGGGGACGGGTCAGGAGTCTTGACCGTAAAATATTCCGAAATGGCCGGCTTAAACGGCATGTACGCGGGCATGTCATAAAGCCGTCCTACGGTGCGTCTGGCCACGCTAGAGTAGTGCTGTGCCCAATGGACGGAAGCAAAATGCAGGGTAGAATGGTATCGGATTTGGTTTTAACAACTTTCGTTGGGACACCAGAAGACGGACAAAAATGCCTACATTTTGATGGTAGAGCAGAAAACAACAGCCTGGAAAACCTAAGTTGGGCAACGCATGAGGAGTACACCACACGGCAAAAAGAATTGGACGTCAGGCCACGAGGCCCACGCACAGGCGTGACGGCGTTGACTGGTGACCAAGTGGACGAAATGCGCGAACTACACGCAAACGGCAAGTATACTTTCGCAGAGTTGGCCGCAAAATACGGTGTGGGCACATCTACTGTGCGTCGGATCGTGAAATATCAGGTGTGGAAACGAACAGACGTACAGGCACCTTACGAAAAACCAGTAACACCGCAGCAGAAGCGAACCCTGTATGAAAAAGATTTACCCGGGGAAGAATGGCGAGAGGTACCAGGATTTTCTGCCTATCTGGTGTCCAACCTCGGCCGAGTGAGGAGCGTAGACCGACTATTGGTTCAGAAGAACGCGCGCACGTATAAACGGCAAGGAGTGCTGTTGCGCCCAGTAAAAAGTGCGTCTGGGCATTTATTCGTGTCCTTGGCTGGCGGGTGTGGCGGGGAACCCACCAGGCGAGGGGAGCACTACCTGGTCCATGTACTGGTGATGCTGGCCTTCACGGGTGCGTGTCCTCCGAAACAAGAAATACGCCACCTGGATGGCAACCCAGAAAATAACGCCCTAACCAACCTACGCTATGGCACCCGCGAAGAAAACTCTGTTGACCGTAAAAGTCATGGAACAGATAATGGTGGCGAGCGTAATGGCATGAGTAAAATCACCGAAGACACCGTGAGAGAAATACGGGAGCAGTATGCGGAAGGAGGCAGGAGTCAGTCCGCCATCGCGGCCCAACATGGCATCTGCCGTGAGATGGTAGGGAGGATTATCAGGCGAGACAGTTGGGCCTACCTGGATGCTGACGCACCGGTTGTACCGGGCAAGAAGGAAAAACTACCTCCTTGCACGATTGATTTTACTCCGGTGTGGGCTCGGTGGGCTTACCAACCTGACGAGGTGGAACGGTGGTTAGACGTACCTGGATTTGAGGGGTACTATCAGGTGAGTAATGCTGGACAGGTCAGAAGTTTAACCCGGCTCACCAGAGACTTGAACGGCGACATGACCAGGACACAGAAAACTCGCGTGTTGAAACCAGGGCACAACATGGGCAGGCTCATGGTGATGCTGTGCAAACCAAACCCCGAGGTAGGCAAGAGTACCATGACACAATGGCAAATCCATAGACTGGTTACCCTGGCGTTCTCTGGTGAACCGTGCCCGCCAGGATACTGTGTGCGACATCTAAACGGAAACCCCGGGGACAACAGGATCGAGAATCTATGTTACGGGTCTCCCAGCGAAAACTCTCTGGATCGTCGCCGCCACGGCACGGATGCTCGAGGAGAGAAGTCAATCAATAGCAAGATGACCAACCAGAATGTAGAGGAAGCGCGGCGACTATACGCTGCCGGTATGCACACGATTAAAATGCTGGCACACCAGTTTAACGTGAGCTTGCCTTACATGAGCGCGATATTGAGCAGGAAAAGCAGAGTCACACCAGAAGATTGATCACTCGATTTGGGTCCAGTCCACCGGCTTGGTCCGGGTCGCAACCCACTCGTTCCGGAACCACAGGTTCAGACCATCCCGCTTGGCCCAGATGACTACACCCCCAACAGCAGGGTGCAGGCCCATCTCGCGGGTGTACGGGGTAGAATGCTCGAAGCAGCCGGGCTGCACGCAGACAACGTTTCTCACGTTAAGTACACTGAATTGGTGGAGATGACCTGACAAAAGGATATGCGGTTTTGCACCACCAGGCATGCGTTCAACCCACTTTTGCACCGGATAAGAGATCGCGTACGTGCTACCGCTCACCTTCGGGTGAGCCAACTCTACCTTGATGGACTGTTCACCCTTGCCGAACACTACCCTACCCTGGACGTCGCCAACATGATGAATATCGTTTCTCCCCATTTCGCGTGCCCGCCGAACCAGAGCGGCCCCCGGTGACATAGAGATTGACTTTGTCCAGGAATTTAGCTCATGATTCCCGCAAATCCCAAAATAAGATAGTCCTGGTTTTTGAGGCATAACCGACAGAGCAAGTTCTACCTGGTTGTCAAAGCCAAGTGTTTTGACCTCAAAACTCATGCCATGATGGTTCAGCAGACCGGTTAAAATGTCCCCGGCGTGCAAAATGTGACGAACACCGAGCGAATACGCGTATTCCACATACTGGACAAATGCTTCCTCATCACAGTATTTGGACCCGAAATGCGTGTCGGCCACGGCACCAAAACAGTAGGTGCCGTCAGTTCCAGGTTGTGCGGTAAGTTCCTGAGCGTCTTTTACTTCATGGACAACCTCCGCACTAAAACCAACAATCTGGTCTCGCTCAAGCGTTACCCCATAGCCCTGTTGTTGTAACGACGCTATGGTCTGCCGGATCACCTTGGGCGGTACGTCCATCTGGTCAGCTAGCTCATTGATCGTTCTGATTTGCTTCTGAACCAGCGTAAGAAATTTCTGGTTGAACTGGCTGTCTTGTCGCTCGTCCTGCCCTTCCTCCCCAACCTGGTAGGTCTGTTCGTATCCTCTGGGCCCAGGGCCAGCAACGGCACCTCTGGACACCGGCCCCGCTGGCCCAGTGGCCTTGGCGGCCCCGTTGAACGCTGCCTTGTGGTTGTACTGGGCAGCCCTGGCTGACTGCTGGCTCAGCGCCACCTTGCGGAGCTTCTTGTCCACGTAGGTGCCGGGAGGCTTCAGCCCTGCGGACAAGAATACCTTCTGGAGCCCCGAGGGCGTGACGGTCCGGCCCAACAGGGTAGAGATTTCCTCGCAGGCCTGCACGACGGTGCCGTGCCGCCGGATCACCTGGGCGCACTGCTTGGCCACCTTGTTGGTCCAGTGGACGGCCGGCTGGCCAGCAGGGCCACTGAGCCATTGGGCCGGCTGCTTCAGTTTGCCGCGCCGGAACGCACAGTCCAGGGCCTTGGGGGAAATCAGTTCGCCCCACCGGGCCGAGAGGTCCTGGCACACCCGCGTGACCGAGTTGCTGGCCTGGAGGGCCGCGGTGGCTTCTTCATAAACCTTGGGGGTCCAGATCATGTTGGTTTCCTTGGGGGCCGAGGATTGGCCTCGCTGCTATAGATTAGCGTGGGCCAGCAGCAAATTGGCCCCGGACAACAGTTTTACCTGATTGATGCGGGAAACCCACTGGTTTCAACCGAAAGGGGCAGGTGGGCCAAAAATAGCGAGGCCCTTGGTGGTGTTCATCACCAAGGGCCTCCAGGAAACGCTACGCTAGCAAAATCTAACGATGAAGACCGAGAAGTCAAGCCCTGGTTCTACACCTAGGCTCTCGGAGCATGTGGCGGGCAGGGCCCTGGAACCCGTGGGCCCGGTACAACCGGACCAACTGGTCGGTCTCGACGAGATTCTCACCGGGATCGGTGTCGAGGTCGCGGCTATATTGGTCCGGAATCCTGAACGACTGGGCCATGAGCCAAACGTCGCAGCAATACTGGTCGGCCAACCGCTCGATTAGACTCAGGACACGATGGCCAAGCCCCTGGCCGCGCGCCCGAGGGTCTAGCCATAAATACCGCAACTTCACGGCAGCGTCGCCCACCTGCTCCATCGACACTAACGCCTGATCGAACAACACGACCTCATTGGCCGCGGGGCTCGCGGTCCCTTGGGCATAAAGGGCATCAAGAAACAGGTCGGCCTGGGTCTCTGGTATCCCGGCCACGGCACACTCGACCGCCATGACCAGAAATGCTACGGCAGGTTCAAGGTCGCGCATAACCAGGCGGCCGCTTCCTTGTCGAAGACGCCATTTTTTTGCTCCTGGGTCCCACTGGATAAAACCGCGAGCCCGTCGACAAGTCGGAAAAGCCAGCCACCGGCCTTCCAGTTCCACAAAATGCCGGAGATTACGCCCAGCAGGCCCCACCAGGCCGTTGACCTTGCTGACCAGGTTCCACATCGCCGGGGTGTCCCCGGGGGTCTGTTCGGTCTCTTGAAACGCCTGGACCAACTGGTCAAGTTGATCGTCGATCGCGATAGCCGTGCGGAACATCTGCTACCTCGTGGGTGCTGAACACCAGAGCCACCAGACAATAAGTAAAACCAGCAAGCAAACCGCTACACATAAACGACCACGGTCATCTGGATCTGGACAGTACGACATGGCGTTATTCGTCGTGGGGCGGCGCAATGATCCAGTGGTACACGATGGCGCCCCAGATGGTGCAGATGAAAGCCAGCCAGTTGGTTTCGCAATCAGTCATGGTGCAGGGGTCAGCGGTACAGTTGCCGAGAATTAATCCAGGCCCTCTCGGCCAAATATTGCTGAACAGATCGACCCCGTGCCTGAGCCCGGACCATGATGGCGTCAAGGTGCCGTGGATCCACGGGGGCAACTGGGCCACTTGGTCGTTGGGCCAACCGGATAAACCTGGTGGATAAATGTTGGTTGAACGCGGACGCCAAACAGCCAATCCAGAAACCATTATTGTCTTGTGGTTCCATCGCTACACCCAGGGCTTCCAGATCATCGCGTAGTTGCCGGACTGCGCCCCGATGGAAACCATGTCGCCGGCATCGACGGCCGAGGCCAGGGCGACCTGCAGGAGAGAGGATCCCAACGATGATCTGAAGTGTTTGTCCCATGATGCTCCTACGGGTTCGGGTTGTAGTACCCGGCAAACCGAATCCCGAGTGTGTAGTATCCGGCCTCGTTGAAATGGACGGTGTCGAGCAGCGGCAAATCGTCCACATTGAACCAGTAAGGGAACGACTCCTGAGCGGCACGCACCACGGCGCGGCCAGTGTCGCCGGCCTCGCAGCGTACCCGTGCAATCACGAATCGCTCTGGCGCTCCATACTCAGCGGCCAGCGCGGACTGCAGCAGGGCCAGCCCTGTGGCGTAGTCCGCTGCTGCGACATCCGATAGGCAATCCTGCTCGCCCTGCATCCAGTATGCGGCGACGAATCGCGCTTTGCGGCGGCCGATAGCGGATCTGATTCGACTGGTCACCGTGGACCACTGATATACCCCTGCTGCCTCGCCAATAACGGCTCCGCGCACAGCATCCCAGTCGTAGGGCTGCCAGGCGGCGTAGAGTGAGGTTCCGCCAAGGCCCATATGGGCGATCACCACACGCTTCTTTGGCCGCTGCGCCGCCAACCGATTTGCCAGCATGGGCGCGGCGCCAAACCGATACGTACCGAACAAGATCGCGGTCGAAAAATCGGCGTAATTGGTCAGCGTCGTTGATTGCGCGGAAGCATTGTGGAAGTAGTCCACTCCCGCTGGAACGCCTAGCAGTGTTGCGTCCAGGTTGGCGATGGCCTCGCGTCCCTCCGCGTTGCTCTGCCCTGCCAGCACGTACAGCTCTACGCGCCCGCTGGTGCCGTAGGTGCCATCCGACGCGGCTGGCTTGCCCACGATCTTGAGCTCGCTCCAATACCCGGTGCAGGTCGAGGATCCAGACAGCAGAATATCTGTACCGCTCTCGGCCAGGCACGTACCAGACAGCGTGGTGAGCGACTGCGTCACCGCGGACCCGGCCGGGTAGTACGAATCGGCGATATCGTCAACGGACCAACGCGGAGCGGCAGTGGACTGCGCCGCAGCGGCAGTGGGGATCACGGACAGGCCCGCAACCTCGGTGAGCGTGGCCCCCCAGATCGACACGTTGGCTCCGCTCACGCGGTAAACGACCGCCCCGGCCCCCGTGGCCTTCCAGGGTTGGATCTCAGTCACGGCCGGGTGGCCGGTGTAGAGCTCGGTCCAGACGCCTCCGAGCGTGGTGCCGTCGATGGTCCAGTGGCCTTCCCCCCCCACGTTGCTGGCGTCGATGGTGCCACTGCTGGCTTTCATCCACACCCGATGATAGAGCGGAGCCGCGGCGGTGTACGCGCTCGCCTGCTCGGTCTGCGCGTATCCTCCACCCATGGTGATCGCCGTTGCCCAGTTGGTACCGGCTGGCGAAACCGTGTTGGCCATGGTGGCCGTCGAACATGTCCAGCGGGCGCACGATGCGCCCATGGACCACTTGAGCCGATTGGTTCTGGCGGGCTCTACCGGCCATCGAGTGCTCGACGTAGAGCGGTCCCAGGCATACCACGGGGCCGCTGTGGGCGCGCAAGTCGCGGTGGTGGCGCTTGATGCGTAGCAGCGCGCAGCCGCAACGGTCTGGGCGTAGTAGTCATCGCCTGGAGCGATCTTGGTATCTCCTCCCTCTGGCGCATCCCACGCGGTGCCGCAGATCGAGCGATGCTGGTCGTAGGTGAGAGCGGCGACATCGTAGCGAGCCCTACCACCCACGCCGGCCAGGGAGTACAAGCCATTCCCGTTACGATACAAGTAGAACGTTGGAGTGCCATTTGGCGCGAACGATACAACCGATGTTGCATTGTGCTCTTCTGGCGTGTAATCCAGCCCATCAACGTATACCCGGAAAGCGTTCAGTGTTCGCGCGTCAATGACAACTGTAACACAATGCGGGGCCCCGTCGCTGATAGGAGCGGCGATGCTGTTCAGGTATTTCGTCGGGGCTCCGCCATCCAGATATGCCGTGATCGTGGCAGACGACCCAGATGTGGTGATGTATACCTCAAATCCACTGGTAGTGCCCTGGTGATAGATGAGGTGTTGACCGGTGTATCCAGGTCCGGCATGGGGGGCCGAGAAAGCAAAGGACACGGACAGCACGTTGCTCGCGTCAGTGGTGGTGGTGGCGCGACTTAGCCCGGCGCCGGACACCTGATCCGTGCCCACGCCAAGCTCGCTCGTGGCATCCCAGGTAGTGGCCGACGTGGCCACAGGAACACCCGTTGCCACGCTTCGGCGGGTACCCGCCCCGGCGGTCATATGCCACTTGGTGGCGGCCGAGCCAGTGTCGGTGAGCGTGCCGCTGGGTTGGTCCATGAGCCAGCAGTGCTCAGCCGAGCGGCCGAGGGTACACCACGAGGCACGGGCGGGGAGGCGGCCCATGTCGCGAGGGGCGTAGAGCCAAAGGAGGGAGCGGGCACCCGTGGAGTCCCGGTGCGGGATCAGCGAGGGCGGACCGCCAAGGATGAGCACGAGCGCGACAGTGGTCGCCACGACCCCGCCAGCCACCGCGCCCCACAGGGTCTGTTTGCGTCGGATGTCCATGGCTACGCCGTGATCGTGATGTTGCGGTCCGAAGGCGTCCCGGTTTCCGAAATCGTCTGCCATGTTACCCTGGTGACTCCCCTGGGCCACGTGATCTCCGCAACGCTTCCAACCAGTTGGTCAGTGTCGGCCACGACGACGGCCTCGTTGCCCAGCGTGATGGACCGGAGCGGATACCACGCCGGTACGGTCGCGAGGGCCTGCCAGAGCCAGACGATCCCCGTGATGGTCGCGGCCCCGGCGGCCATGATGGTCGCGGCGAACACAATCGTTTCTTTGAACCCAGTGATCGGTAGCGGGAAACCATCGGTCACGACCGTGGGGGTCAGATCACTGGTCGTGGTGGCGTAGTCGGCAACTTGAACCGCAGGGGTATCGAGCATGGCGAGTAACTCCTCAAGATGGGTTTTGTCCAGGGCACTCATGAGTCCGGGCGTCGTGATCGTGGCCACGGGGATCATATCAATCAGACTGGCCAACGTGGCTTTCTTTTTGGCCCAATCGGCTTCAGAGTCGGCAATCTCAAGGTAATCCAGGCCTACAGGTTCGGCCTTGACCTCCAAAGTGTCGACGCGGTTATCCTGGCTGTCCAGCCGGATGATCGCCCTGGCGATCATGTCGGCGAACCGAGGATCGTTGGTCAGGACATCGTATTCGACGTACGGGAGATAAAGTGACCCACCGGCCGGCACCCGTTGGTTCACGGGGAGCGGCAGGATAAGGTCAGCACTCGTGAGATTCAAAACCGTGGTGGCCATGAGGTCTCCTGGTTAAAAAACGAAAGGTCGCCAAACCATCGAATAGTTGCCGGACTGCGCCCCGACGGAAACCCGGTCGGTCGCGTCAATGTCGATGATGCTATACAGGCTAGATGTATACGTGTTCTCCGCAGCCGTGGGATTGGTTCCACCTCCCGCGTTGGAAACCAAGGTCCAACCTGGACTGGCCGCGAGGCCCCGGATCCAAAGGGTCCACACACCCGCAAATGTCCTGGTCAACCGGAACGTATAGGCGGTTCCCGCGACAACATAATCGTTGCCGGTCGAGAGCAACGGCGTCAGGGTCACGCCAGCCGCTTTGTACAGCCAGACTTTTTCGTTGGCGTCGACCCGGACGAAATAGCCGTTGTTGCCAGCGGTCCCGGGGGCGGTTTTGTCACTCGCGACCACCATGACGTCCATGCTGCCCGCGGCTGACTTAATCCAGGTCCATTCCCAAGAACCGTAGCCGGCTTGCTGGTCTGTGAACTGGCTGGGGGTTCGTTTGTAAAGCGGTCCCGCGGTCCCGCAAACCAGCATCTTGCAGGCTTCCCCTGATATCGAAGCAACGTCGATAGTGTATCTCGGGGTGGTAGAACCGAAAGCCCATCGGGTATTTTCTAAATAGGAACCGGTTATACCACCCCTACTTGCTGTTGATACAGGTACTCCGAAAGAAGATGTTTCTTGAATTTCTTTTAGCCCCGATTTTTCGTACAGCCCCCTAACCTGTTCGGCTGTCTTAGCGGTATTGTAAACCTGTACACCTTTTATGCACCCTGTGTAATCGTTTCCGGAAACACCGGACCTATATCCGACTACACCAGTTCCGGCACCGGAAAAAAATGTGGTTGCCCCAAGATATTCAGGTGAAGTAGCATCAAGATTGCCATTTTGATAAATCCGTAGATATTGACCATCATAGCAGCAAACAATGTGTCTGCACTGTCCAGTATACCAATCATAAGATGTTGCGTTCAAACTTCTTACCGTACCACCAATAGAAGCGCTAAAGGATAGTTTGCATACAGAACCACTTTTGAATAGAATGATTTGGTTCCCACCACTAGAAGCCCCATGAATAATAAAATGGTTGGCAGCATTTGTGTATTCAGTCGGTTCAGCAATAAATGAAATACTGAATGGACCCGTAACCCCCATAGCTGGGTTGAACGTAAACCCAGATTCATAACCAAATTTAATTGCGCGACCATAAGGTTTACTTGCTGATACCGGTGAACCGACTTGGGTTCCATTTTTCCCACCGATAATATCGATCAGTATACCGTTTTCAATAGTATCCCAAGCGGCAACTAAACCGGGGGTATTAGGGTCAACACTACAGTCAGCCTGCCGAATAGAGTGTGTGCGGGTTGTCCAAGATCTATCCCGTGTCGCCAAGTCAGCCACCAATTGACTATGCTGCGTTGCAGACAACACCGTTGAGGTAATGACCAGGGCCTTGATCCCATAGGCCAAGGGCGAAGCGCCACCACTGGCGTTGAAGAAATACTTAGTTCCAGCCGCCAACGACACTGCGTCCAGGTTTCCCGAAAAAGCGCCCAGCAAACTGCCATCCCGATAAATTGCTCCGGTGGTTCCGGCCACCTGATTCCAACCGACGCAAGTGGCCCCTACGACCGAGGCCGAGTTCCTGATGGTACCGGCACCATAAACCGAGAACAATCCTCCGGTTCCAAATACAGCGTAGTGGGTCGCGTCAATCCAGATGCAATACTGGGCCGCCGCTGGAGTGTAATGGCGCTGACCCAATAGGATGCAGCCAGAATAATTGTCGGCCGGGAGTGCCGCAGCGCTCGTGCAGTATCCACTGGGCCTGGCGTCCAACCAGGGGCGCGGCGAACCCATTGAACCGCCGACCGTGCCGTTGAAACCGTGTCCACTGTAGTCTAAGAAAGTTCCGGAGCGGAAGTCCCAGTAGAGCGCAAGTTGGCCAGCACGGACGAGGTCATCAAGGATCGACATAATCATTCCTCGCTTTTATCGGTGGTAAGGATTTGCCCCGCCGACCGAAGTGCTCGCGCAACAGTGACGCTGTTTTTTATCTTAGCCCTGTGCTCTTCGGACAAAGGAACACCAATGCGCGCCTTATTCAGTTCTATGAATCTGTTTGCTAGTGTAGCGTGCTGTTCTTTGGTGGCTACTGGTTTCCCTTTTTTGGATGTGCTTATGCGTGCTTTATGCTCCTCAGACATAGGACCAAACTTATGTCCTTTCTTCGCGGCGCTAATCTTGGCGCGTGTCTCCGAAGGAAGCGACTTACCTGTTAACGCAGTGCTTATTTTGTTTTTTGTTTCTTCCGAGTGTGCCTTACCCAGCGTGGACCCAGCAATACGGCAAATATTGTATCCGTGGCTTACCACACACTGTCGATCCAACCAAAATTGTTCCCGTGCAATTAAATCTTGCGCATCTGCAACTATTTCAACTATTTCAAACACAAAAGCATCCGCTCCGTGTTCACACCAAGAGCGCTGAAGGTACACGTTTGCATGCGTGCCCTTATTTAGAGTACGCCTATGTTCGTACCAGCGTTCGTTGATATTAACGGCACTCCCGACATAAACCTTGCCGTTTACCTTGTTGACAATCTGGTAGATGCCGGATTTGACGGTGCTGGTTTCCATGGTGCGGCCTCAGACAATCGTTTTACACACCAACAAGACCATTATGCTGCTACCTTTTTCTTAGCCGCCCGAAAATTTTTTTCGGCGGCCGAAGATACCCGTGAACGTAGTGAACCAAAGAAACCTACACTTTTGATTAGGGTATTCATTTCTATACCTTGTTTATTCCGGAAACAGCATACTGATATTCAGCTTTTATCTGAAGTGGCGTAAGCGCGAATGGGTATAGGGAAAAATAGAAGATGGAACCATTCAAACCAGACGCATGGTCAGTACTATTACCAAGAAGAAACCCATACCCATACCCGTTGGCTACTTGAAGCGCTGGGGATTGTTCCACAAATTTTGCATTTAGATATATATCTGCCTTGGATGTCGATGCTACATAAGCTGTAGTCCAAAATCTAAGGCTGCTTGAATATGATACGCCACTAATGATGTCTGACGCGGACCCGTTGTTGTGTAATGTTCTATAAGATGCCGCGGCATAATATTGCCCTAAACCAGTTGTACCAAGTATATTTCTGTTGTACCATTCATATGCAGTTACATCCGTATTTTTTTTGTACAACATGCAAACAGTAAAGTCGCTTCCATTGATGCCAAAGTCATTCAAACGCTGCAAAGAACCACCCGCATCAAAACTATATCCCCTGGTCGCTAACTTCGTTGGGAAAGTTGTTACCAGGGAACCGTCGCCAAATCGAAAGTGATTACCTTTCCCACTAACGTCTAAAGTTCGATTATTAGTAGCGTCATGGGTTGCGGCGGAAAAAGGAAGTATACAAGTTGCATGTTCACGGAACCGGTAGGTCGCGCGCGTGAAAAAATCAGCAGCTTCCTGGGCTGTAAGTAATTCTCCGGCTGTCGCGTGTTTGAAGAACTTGATGGAATGAATGTAACCGGAGAACTTGAATGTTCCGGTGGTTCTTGCACCAACAGCATATGATGTGGAAAGTGAATATGACGCATTGGCACCGGCTCCCGTTCCGATTTGGACGCCATTTAGCCACATAGTTTGCGCGTTGTTTCTGTACGCAAGCGCAATTACGTTTCTTCCGGATGAATTCCAATATGATCTATAGTTTGCAAGCGTTACAGTTACCGACGCAGTATTGACCGTAAAAATCAAACTGCCAACACTGTTTTTAACAAACGAAACATTTGTACTGTTATCCATAAACCACGAACGCTGGACGCCTTCATCTAAATCAAAATTAGGCGTAAACTCAATCACACAAGACCAGAACCCCGACGAAAATATCTGTTCGCTTGGTTTCAGTGTGACATAATGGTCTGTACCATTAAAATATTCACCCTTATCTTGATCCCATCTAGTAGTCCCCGCCGATGTACCTCCCAAACGAGAAATATCGCCAGGATTTTCTGTACGATATTCCAGCACTAAGCCTCTTGCCAGCTCTGCGGGTCTAAGATTACGCATTAACTGTCTCCGCTGCTTTAGCTTTCCGTCTGGACCAAGCAGCTTTCATTCGCTCCTTGGTTCCTTCCGACAGATTCCAATGCTTGCCCTTGGCGTTCTGATTGCCACGATGAGCTTCTGCCATCTTGACTTTGGTTTCCTCGGATGGGCTCTGTCCGAGTCGATGCTTGTTACCCAACATGTTGACGCGGTGCTTCTCTCGGGTTTCCTCGGAAGGCACGATCCCCTTGTGGGACTCGGCTCAACTTCGCCAGGGTCTCGGGAGAAGCCACACGACCCGTTGCCGCGGCACTCATCAGGGCTCTGGTTTCAGGGGAGCGCATCGCGCCCTTGGATCGTTGGTTCCCCAACATAATGTCGTGCATTTTTCTTTAAATTCGTCAGATCGAACTACACCAAGTGGGGAAGTCGCTACCGGGCAGACATTATACGCAATGCCCTGCGCCACAGCGGCGTCGAGCCAGACTTGCTCCCTGGATAGTAACTGTTCCTCTGTGCAGTGCTCAACAACCTCAAACTCAAACGTGTCGGCTCCGTATAGGTTCCACGCGTGCTGTAAATGACGACAATGATGTGTGCCAGAAACCAAAGCTTTTCGGTGTTGCTTCCACCGATAGCTTATTTCGTGCGAACTCCCGACATAAACCTTGTGGTTCACGCGGTTCACAATCTGGTACACACCAGATCGCTTGGGTCCAGATGGAATCGGATTCAGCATCTACATCCCTGGGTCAAGGCTCAGTAAACGATACCTAATAAAGATTAAGGTTAACAGGTCAGGCAGGAAAAGAAAATCAACGTGGAGCTAGGGGCAGTCGTGGTCTTTCATAATGGCCATCTTGATCGTCGTGGCAGTACTGGAATCCCGCGTGGTCGCTCCAGGACAGAACGCCCGCACTATTTTATCGACCTGCTCGGGAGTCAGCTTACCGTCGCGGTGCTCTTCCACCAGGAAGTCAACTATGCGGTCAGTTAGGTCCATGGTGCTACCCGGGGTACACGTGGATGTCGAACAGGAATGAAATGGTTTCACCTGCGGCGCTGCATTTCGTCTTGGCCCAAATCTTGTGGTTGCACGGCATTCTCGGCACCGAGATCACAATGCCGCTCGATTTCTGCATCCCGACCCCAGGGACCACATAGTACATGGAGGTCGCGATCTCGGCGGTCCCGATGTCAGCGGTGCCGTGGAGGAACTGCAGGATGTAGAGTGCGCCGGCCGCCGCGGTGCTGGATAGCACAACGATCCGGCCGAAGTCCATTTTCTGGACGGCAGAGCCGCCCTGCACGACGGTGCCGTCGTGGCACAGGGTCTCGACCCCATAGACCCCGATGGCCCCCGCCGTGGCAACAAACGGCACCAATGAATCGAGCAGCATGTTGTCGCCCGCGGCCTTGCCGTAGCACAGGTTGGCGCTGTGGAAATGGTGCTCGACCTCTTGGACCCGATAGGCCAAGGAATCGACCGTGCCGGTCAGCCCCTGGGTGCCGGCGAGATCAATTTTCTTGAGTTCGGTTTCAGGTAGCATCGGCATGGCTAAGTCAACACTGCTCCGGCAGAGATTGGAGCCCAGTGAACAATGAGTTTGCCCGAGCCCGTATGGGCTGCCCCTGCCGCCGTGATGGTGTACTGGATCTTGTGGCCGGACCGAAGGGTCCAGGGCGCAATCCAGGCTTGGCACGCGGCGGCTGGATGGCTCTGGGCCAGGAGATTCGCGGTAATGCCTTCGCCGGCCGTGAGCAGAACCATGGGGGTCGTGGCCGTGCTCTGAACGGAAATTGAGGTCAAATCTCCGCCGCCGGGAATTTCAACGTATACGTTGCAGCCCAACACCATGACGTCGCCTGAAGCCGTGCAGGCGTCATAGCTGGCGCCGGCCGCCTGGGTGAAGTCCAGGTTAAACTCAACAAAACGATCTTTGTACAGACAGAATTGCATCTTGGTGCTCCTTTAATAAATCCTGCGGCAGCGCACGTTCAGGGTATTTGTTGCGTCGGGGGTCACGTACGTGACCCGCACCGAATGAAAATTGCAGTTGTCGACGCTGATGGCAAAGTTGACCGTGATGCCTGTGGCCGTGATGATATTGGTGACGAGATTGTTGACGCAATCATAGAAATAGACCTGGTGCCATAGGGTTCCAGAATCGTCGTCGGTGACCTCGACGATCAAGGAACTCACGTCGATCAACTGGCCGGAAATGCTTAGACCAGAAAAACCGAGCATCGACATGCCACTGGCACTCGGGAGCTGAACCGTGGCTGCCGCCACATTGGTCGAGTTTATGAGTGTCTCGGTGATCGGCACTAAATTGATCGGACTGACCTCTGTAACATTGTTATAGTTACCTGCGGAACTGAATCCCTTCTCCTGTGCCTGGACCCCGATCCAATAGGTATCGCCAGCGGCGAACGGCGTGCCCGCTCCCGTGACCGTGATGACATTGGCAGCGGCGGTTAGCGAGACTCCATTGGCCCCATTGACCAATGGGGCCGACCAGTTTCCAGCCGCCGGCCGGTACAGCAAATATACGACGCGATTATCGGCACTGTCGATTGTGAAGGGCGCCCCGCTGCACAGAACCGTCACGTTGGTCGCGAACGCCGCCGAAAAATCGGAAGGACAGACGTGAGTCGCTTCCGCAAACGCACTGACAGCAGCAGGAACACGTTGCTGGACCCCCACCCAGTAGATGTCACCGGCGGCGAAAGGTGTCCCAGCACCCACTACGGTAATGACGTTGGCCGCCGACGTCATTGACACGCCATTGGCTCCGTTGATCAATGGAGCCGACCAAATCCCAGCCACCGGTTTGTACAACAGATACACAATCCGGCAGTTCGCATCCGAAATTACGAAAGGTGCCCCGCTGCACGTTACCGAAACGTTGCTCGTGAACCCAGCGGCAAAATCGGCCGGGCTATTATGCGTCGCCTGCGTGAAAGCACTGACGGGCGCGTGGGCCAGATCAACCCAAACTGGTACCGCCGATGACGCACCCGACGGCGTAGCAAGACCATCGGGGCCCTGGATCTGGACCATCTGGACCGTGTCGTCGACCGCGACGACCGCGTTGGCCTTTTTGACATGGCCGCGTTCGTCGGTGGTGTGGTCTTTGATTTCCACTGCACCAATTTCAATGTCGCCACCCTCGATGTCCACTTCCAAAGCGTCGGCGTCGACGGTTGCGACCGGGCCTTCCAAGCCATAGCACGTGATGTACACGTTGGTCGGGGCCGTACCCGTGATCGCTACAACTTGAAGATAGCAGCGCGTAGCGGCCACCGGCACCGAATTTAGCCGCCGCGCAGGTGCTCTCGTGTCGGTCGCGATTGCCCCGGCCGAAATACCTTCAATGTATTTGCCCGCGATCCAGGTGCCGCCGGCCAGTCCGGTGGGATCATGGGCTGGTACCCAAAACCAGGGCCTAACCGTGCACACCGCAGTTCCGTCGCCGCCTGCGAACGACGCGGTAATTTCATACGCATCGTAGTTTCTTCCCGCCGCGGCGCGCAGGTAGAATCCTTGGGTCGCGAGCGTAGGAGCAAGACTGTAGGTTGCAGCGCCGACATCGTGGTCAAGTGTCTGGGCCGCAGTCGCGACATCACGGGAGATTACCGTTTCCTTCAACATGGGGATTTCCTCGATGGGTCAGGAGAGCAAAACTGTAGCGTAAAATCAGCCCAGCTGGGCTGATTTCCCATTATAGATTAACGTGATGGCCTGGTGCCAGCAGCACCAGGATTAGCCGCTAAAGTTTGAAACTGTGGATCGGGGTAGGGTTGTCGGGGGTCAGGACCGTGACGCGAAGCTCGCCCTGCTGGGTCGGCCGCACCATGAAGTAGTAGGGGGTGCCGGCCTGTTCAACCGCCTGGGCGATCTCCAGTTGCAATTCCGCCTGGGCAGCCTGCTGGTCGGCCAAGGTATCGTTTCGGGTCGGGGCCTGCAGGGTGAACACCGGGGCAGGGTCCTTGCCCCGGTTGACCTGGATCAGCATATTCTTGTTGGCGTCCTGCTGGACCACCACACCCTTGTCCAGCAGGGCACGCAGTTGTTCGGGCTTCATGTCGGCAAACTGGGGCATCAGGGCCTTGAGGTCAGTGGGGGCCGCTGGGCTCTTGCCCGGGGCCGCGGTTCCCTTGCGAGCCGCAAACAGCGAAATCTCGGCCGTGATGAGCCTGGGCATCACTTGGGGGTTCTTGGTCGCGAAGTCCCCCTCGCACAGCGACACATTCATTTCGGCAATTTTACCTTGGGGCGTCATGGCGAAAAACGTCGGGTATGGGGCACCAAACAACTGGACCAGGACGGTGCCGTCGGCATTGTTTTGTACAACCCCGTATTGGCCGGCCAGTGAAACGTCGCCCTTCCATTCATGCCGGATGACCTGCAGGATCGACGCCTCGATGGCAGGCAATACTGGAGTCCCGACTGCCTGGCGGATCTGCACCCGCTTCAGAATGTCGGCCCAGCGTTGCGCTCCCACGGTCTTGAGAAAACCAATCAGATCTTTGAACTGTTTGATGGACTCGGGGGTTTCGGATAGCCACGCGACCAGATCTTTGGGTTTCTGCGGAAGTTCACCCCAACGGCCAGGATTGCTGTTGAGCAACCCGACCAGCAGATCGACCACCTGGGCCTTGGCGGTCTCCTTGGCGATCTGGTCTTTGGTGTATTTGGCTGATTTGGGCTTAGTGGCACAGTGCTGCAACGACGCCAAGGCCGTGAGCAACTGTGGGATTGTGCACTTGGGCGTCGGGGCCACAAAAGGCTCGGGCTTGGCGCACTGAAGCGTGAAGATAACTTCCTGGGGCTGCTGGGCCCCTTGCTTGAAATCCAATTGAAGCGTGGCACTCTTGCTGGACATCCGGTCCAACTGGTAGAACAGATCAACGCCATCGCCTTCAACTACCGCCCTGACAGGGTACCCAGTGGTCGAGATGATTTTGTACTGCTTGACGACTTTGTCGGCGATGGGCAAGTAAGGGATGGTCCTGGGGTCGGTCGTGAGCCCTTGGGCGTCCACCACGTTGGCGGGGTCAGCCGCCGGGACCGCCGGGGTAGCAGCCAGCCTGGCTGTCCTGTTCTTCGTTGCCTTGGCGTCAAACTGGTACAACACCGTGAACCTGTCCAGGTCCATATGCCAAGCAGCCCTGATGGGCGATTTGATATGGGCAGTGTAGTCGGCGTAGTGGACGACGCCGTTGGCCACCCTGATGACCAGGACGAGGTGCTGGGCGACCAGGCGACCAGACTCCGGACGAGGCTGGCGCCCCTGTCCTAGGGCCTCCTGGCGCCGCCAGACCCGTCCTCGCTGGGGCATCTGGGACATCACCTGCCCCACACCTGCCTGATGTCAGCAAGGTCCTGGCCACGGGTCTCGTCAGGGCCTTCCACGGGGTCCAGGTGCATCTCCGCAAGGTACTGGTTGAGCCTGACGAGTTGGCCAGGGTCCAGGTCCAGAGTGCCCTCCTGGTAGCGGTCCCTGGCGTCCAGCACGACCTTCTGGGCGTACTGGAAGACATCCCGGGCCAGCACTGCTCCCTCTTCTGCCGCGACCTTGTGGGCCACTTGGACTGCACGGTCAAACGAGTCAAAGCGGGCCAGCCAGTCTACCCAAGGATCAATGTCGTCGAACCAGTCCTCGACGTCGATCTCCATGGGGCCAGGGTGCTGCACCAGGGTGTCGGCGGTCCTGGCTGCCCTGGGCAACTCACTCCGGAGCCACTGGTCACTGGAACGCAGTCGTTTCCACGCCTGATACTCGCGGACATCGTACATCTTGGCCGAGACCATAAAGCGCCAGAGTTCATCTTGTTGACCCGGAGCCAACTCTTGGTCAGGGCCCCAGACCAGCATGAACTCTGAGGGGCTGACATTGTTGCCCCGGCCGAACTGGGGATGCCACTCGATCGTGAGGGCATCGAGGTCCTGGCGGAACTGTAGGGCCAAAGCTTCCAGTTCAGCAGGCTTCTGGTCAGCACCTTCAGGGTCCCATTGAACAAGGTCCATGGTTGCGTGAGAATCGGCCGCGGTGGTGTCCTTGATAGCGGTCCGGCGGGTTCCACGAAGATAGTCAACCGATTGTTTGGGCATTTCGATTTCCTTGCTGTACCAGCGCCGGAGATACCGCTGGTCCCACTGTTCGGGTCGCCAGGTCACGTCGGACATCGGGGAAAAATGGTTCGGGTCTGCGGGCCCCCATTGCTTGGGGAGCCGGGTGATCCGTTTGGTAGCAGGGCCGAAATCCTGAGCTGACTCGTCCACGACGGTGTCGTCCAGCCCAGTGGCGTCAAGTTGGTCGTCTGGGGCCCACGCGATATCGTCGGGCACCCGGTAGGTCACGATACGGTTTTGGTCGGTCAACAGGAGCGTGGTCTTACCAGGACCCACCCGCTGGACCACAGCACCACCACCGAGGTCAACACCCTCGAGCGTCTTGATTTTGGTTCCAACTGCAGGGAGCATCGCTATTCCTTCCGGGCCGCCAGGACAACAGCGGCATCCGGGACATCCATGTCGATCGGGGGCCAAAGGCGGGAAAATTCCTTCCCGACCGTTTCGTTGATTTCTTCCGACCCAAAGTCCAGTTCGCACAGGCAAAACTGCTGGGTTTGCCCTGATTCCAACTGGATCAGGATAGCCGGGGGATCGATCTGGACGTCCCCTTGGTAGTCGGCGATCTGCAGCGCGATATTGACGACAATCCCTTGACCCTCTGGGGTCCCGACTGAGTCGCCCACCTGCAGGAGCGGCATCGCGTCGGGGTCGGGCTGGGCAATCCTGAACCTGGACATCTTCTACCTCTGGCCCACAGGCCGCACGATAAACGTGACCCACGCGACATTGCCTTCTTGGTCAATGTCACCGTCGATGTCCCGGTAAATCCCGACGACCTCGGCGCGGCCACCAGGCCAATCGATCTCGTCGCCCACGTGGGCCCGGATGGCATCCTCGGTGGGTTCACCGGGCCACTGTTCGTACTCGGTGCCGGCCGCGTTGCTCCCGGTCCCCGTGGTGTACCGGACCCTAAAATCAGTAGGAAGCCCGTCATAGTTTTCGATGTCGTGCAAATGCTGCAACAGCACCGGGACGTCGCCCTGGGGGACACTCCGGTAATGGTGGGTAGGGGTCATGACCGAGTGGTATCCGGGGTTGAACTCGTCTGGCACAACCTTGGGGTACACCGGGTGGATCGCAGCCCGTGGATTATAATGGGGCATTTTCTACCAGGACCTCACCGAATTTGAATCCATGACGTTGACCAGGACCAGGTTGGGTTGATCGCTATAAACCATGACCTTGGCACCAAATCCACGCTGGGCACCAGCACTGTCGAAATGCCAAGTCGTGACCGCAGGGTCATCCTCCCGATTATGGAACCCCACCAGTCCATGCTGCTTGAACACCGTGGTTAACCGTTTGACCTCAGAGTCAACGTCGGACACTTCTTGCTGGTACTGGTCCGCGATACCCTGTTGCCGATGAGTGTAGCCAATCTGGACCAACGCTGTTTTAATGTCGTCCATAGTCTGAACGATACGCTTATTCTTAGAGCGGTTTACTGCCTTATCCCCGCGCACTCCAGCACCCCTGACCCACTCGGGCTGCTGGTCAAGGGCTTCGTTGTACTGGTGCGGCGTAGCCGAGTTGTAGATCTTGCCGTCGTCCCCGACATACAGGTCGTCCTCTCCAAATGCCTTGGCGGCCTCGGTCAGGCGCTTGCCTACGTCATCGGGCAAATCGCCATCCCAGAAACCAGCGCCGTGGCCATTCCGAGTCAGCCAGAAATCATGGCCACCAAGTTCAGCGGCGCTGTACTGCGGGTCACGATACTGCCCAAGGTCCTCGTGGTTGGCCTGCCAGAACGCCTGGCAATCCTGCTCCATCGCGGCCAACGACTCGTCGGCAATGTCGTCAACCGAGTAGTTCTGGTCCAGGGGTTCACCACCTTGCTCGTCGGAGTTGTCGGTGGTGCTCCAGAGCGCCGCTTCCACGTACGCGTTAAAAAACTCAATGGGCATCTCGGGGGCCGCGGCAACCCTGCGGGTTCCTCGAAGCATAGACTTGGATTGCATCACAACACTTCCTTTTGGTAGCGATCCGCCCCCAGTTTCCTGGCCCGACGGATTTCGTCGCGGATTTCCCGCTTGATCGACTTGATTTCCTGGACCAGGCTGGTGGCCACCGCGTGGGCGTCACGCTCGTCAATAGTGGCCCGTTGGACCCAGGCCAGGGCAATGGCTTGCGCGAGGGTCACGCGGTCAACCGATCGGCCAGCCCGCGGATACGCTGGTGGAGGTCATGACGACGGTGCAGGTCCACACCAAAGTTTTCTGCGAGAAGGTCAAGTTGGCGTTGGTAGCGGTCGTGAGCGTGCTTTTTACGGCTCTGACCCGCAGGGTCATCAGGTAGTCCACCCAGCAGTGTATACTCGGCCAACGCCTCGGCCGCTGGCATAAGGGCGTCGTCGTGTAGATCTACGTCGTCTGGTTCCGCACCTCGGTCGTTGCTATACCACCCCTCGCCTGGCTCGTACCATTCTAACCTAGCCCCTACGCGCGTTTTTAGTTTCTGGAACGTCGCGCGAACCTCCTGGGGCCATTCTTGGTATTGCTCACACCGGTGGGCTGTGCAATCAAGTTGAACCTGGTCCCAATCGACCTTGCTGGCCTGCTCCCAGGTGGCACCGTCATCCCGGGACAGCACGGCTGCACCCCCACGGAACCCAATCTGGAGCCCCAAGGAAGCGGAGTGCAGGATGCCCGTGGGCTTGACCGACGCTGCGCGACCGCCAACCCCTTGGCGCCTGCACCACCGGGGAAATCGCGTGAGCAACCGATCCAGCACAGGGTTGCTGGACAACGCGACCGAGTCCTCTGGAACAGCCGAAATCTGGATGGGTTCCTCGAGTTGTTCACCCGGGACCGCAACGATCCACGAGGTGCCCCTGGGCGTAACCACGTAGGTGGCGTCGTCATTGCTGAAAAACTTCATGCCAGACTTGCTCGACTGCTGGATCTTTTGCTCCCAGGCATGGTCGGGATCCAGCGGAATAGCAACCTTAACCTTGGCTCCCTTCCACTTGTCAACAAACTTGCGGATCTTGCTGGTCTCGCGCTGCTGACCCACCTGATCCATAAGGCGTGAAATTTTCTGTCGAGCTTCCACGACCGCAACCATGGGGTCCTTGCCGGTGTAATGGAAATTCCATTTTCCGGAATACGGATTACACGAGGTCACGAGGGCCGCGGCCTCGGGGTTGTCGAACCGGCAGAACAACTCACCATTACGCACCGTGCAGCCCAGTTTGCCCACCGGGGTGTCAAGTTCCCAGTCATACATAGCGTCAAGGTTCTGCTGGGCCCCAAACTCCTGGAGCATCTGTACCAGGGCCTTGTCGGCCATGGCCTCGGCCTTCTGGAGCTTCTTGGTCTTGGGCTTGACCCCGAGGAATCCAGCGCCCCTGACCTGTGAAAAGTCTTCCAGGCCATCCGGTAGGCCACCAAGATCAGGGTCCAGAGGACCAGGCTGGTCGAACCCCAACATGTCGGCCATCCCGGGACTCGTGACCTGGACCATGGGAACAGGGGGCTCCATGACCTTGTTGAGCAACTTGCGCAGTCGCCCCACGAACTTCTCGGGGGACTCGTCGTCAAAGTAATACTGGTTCCACTCGCCCGAATGGGCGTCACAATCCACAACCCCAAGGGCTTCCTCGATGTCGCGGAACCGGCAGTACAGGGCATCGTGACCCACCCGGCAGTACAGGGGACCCACCGGGGTCATGAGGGTATACTGATCGTCAGGGTCATGCTGGGCCCCAAGGCCCAGGAGCAGGTCAACAATCTCCAGGTCAACGTCAGGATCGTCGACACCTTGGGGCAACTGATTCGTCACGGTACTGACGCCACCAATGTCCCCGGCCATTGGGTCGAGCGGGACTTTCCGAAGGTCGTCCATAGTCATGTAGTGAAAGTCACCACGGTCCAGCGGGCCGCCCAGACCTGCGGGCTCGTCGGCCATGCGGGTTTTCATGGTATTTTTAAGAGCGCGGGTTTCGTCCAAGTCCATGGCCTTGCGCTGCACCTTGGCTCCACGGGGCGGAGTCGACAGTTTCTGCTTCCGCACTACCGCTTCTACTTCTTTGAGCGCATTAAATTGTTCCTCGTCACCCAGGAGGAGTGCGTATTTACTGTGCGGGGTCATCTCATCCATGATGGCTTGAGATTCCGGCGTCACCTTGATGACCGCAACAAGTCCAAGGTCGTCAAAATATACCCGGGTGGTCGCGGCGGTCTTGACCTTGGTCTTGGAGGAAACTTGCATGCCACAGCGGGCAAACGCTTCCGTGAAACCGTCAAGAGAAAAACTGTTCACGTACTCGTTGATGCCACCCTGATTTTCGGACAACGCAGCGGTCATGATATCGAGATTCTTACGGGCGGCACCTTCCAAACCCAAAGTGTCGATGTCACGCTGGATGGCATCGAGGTCAGCCTTGACCCAAGCCATTTCATCGGTGTCCACTGACGCAACAGCACCCTGCTTCTGCTTGCGGGCGTCCTGGGGAACCGGAGGAGGGGTTGCCCCACCAGGAACCGGCGGCGGAGTTGCCGTGGACTTATCGGCGGGCTTCTCCTGCTTCCACCGGTCCGTCAGGGCCTTTTCCCATTGCTTGTAGGTCTTGCCTGCGGTCCCGGTGGCCCATTGGACAATCTGGTTGACGTCGAACCCCTTGGTCAACTTGTTCATCTGGATGAACTGCTTGTACTCCGCCTGGAGATTCTGGGCGGGAGGCTCGGGCATCAACTTGCTGGCCCCGAAGGCTTGGTCCGTGATCGCGGCTGACAACCTAGCGGTCGTGACGTTCAGGACATTTTCGTTCCCGACCTTCTTGCCGAAGTTGTAGAGCGTTTCCATCGTGGCGGCCCAGACCGTGTAGTACAGGTTCAGGGCTTCCCGGGCCACTTCGGTGTCGGGGATCTGGGCCTCTAGGGTATTCTCGTCAAGCGGGTGCTGGCCGGGCTCGTCCCCCAGGTTCGTGAGGCTCCGCTGCAACGCCTCGGCGAACTTGGGGTTCCACATGGACTTGACGTTGACCAGGACGGCAACCCGGAGGTCACGATTTCGCTTAACCAGGGCAGCACGCTTGGCCCCAGCCTGCTTGGTCGGGGCGGCCTTGTCGTCGCGGTATTGCCTCGTTAACTGAGGCTTGAAGTTGAACTGCTGCTTGCCTTCCGTCTCGGCCGCGATGTAGATGACGCCAGGGATGCGAGAGACGAACGTGAACGCCATGGCACCGCCAACATCCTGGCAAACCCTGGACTGTTCGGTGCACTGTGGCACGATCTTGTGGGCAAAGTCGCGGGCCACGGCGGTAAGCCGATGGTCAATGGACCGGCCACCCCAACGCTTTTCCAGATCCTCGACGTCCAAGCCGTACCGCTGGCAGAACTTGATGAACACCGGGTAATACTCGTCGGGCTTGGCCGGGAGTGCACGGTCATCCGTGACGGGATCCAGCATCTCGAAGGTTTCGTCGTCCTTGGGAAACGCATCCGACTGGACCCATCGGATCGCGGCGGAATCCAGTTCCTTCGTGATGGTCCCGATGGCCCCTGAGTCCCACGAGAGATCCATGTCGTCAACGTCACGGCCCTGGGCAGCTTCCCGCAGGATCATCGCGGCGGTCAGGATGGTGTAGCGAGGTTCCATGGTGGTCCCTTGGTGCTTGAAGAAGTTGACGTTCTTTTCCTGCTTGACGGCTTCCTCACGGGTCGGGGCACACTTCAAGGCTTTCTTTTCGTCGTGGGTCAAGAGGCACCAGCGCTTTTCATCGTCAGGTTTATCGGGGCAATCAGTGGGGCGGCAACGCTTCACCACCGCTGACTTCTCGACTTCAGCGGACTTCGCCTGGGTAGTCGAATCCATAGGGGCCACCATGTTGTTGGGCGACATCGGGATAGCGCCTTCGTCCTTGGGGGCAGCCTGGGCAGCAGGTTCGTTGGCTTTTTCCATCGCGGCTAATCCCTCGTAGTAGTCAGGCTTTTCTTTCAGGTGGGCCCAAGCGATTTTACCGGTTTCGTAGGGGTCGTCCTGGGTCACGTCGGTCTCGGGATCCCGGGCCCCATGTTCCAACTCTACCTGGAGCCCGGCCAGAAACTGGTCCACCGAGAAATCCACTTGATCCCAGATAATCCCGATGGTGTCACCGATGATCCCGGCTTCTGCGGTGGTGAATGGAGGCTCGGGGATTCTGTTGTCAGGATTAACCGACATGCTGCACCTACTGGTCGTGTCGCTGCTGCCACGCCCTCGTCACAGCCACACGGGCTTCGTTGGCGTCGGGGTGGCCACCCTCGGGCCCGAACATATAATCCAGGGACTCGGGCTTGAAGTATTCCTCGATCTCCTCGATGGACCCAAAGGCTTCCGGCCCTTCGGTCCCGAGGTACCGCTCGATCAAATCGTCGTCGCTGGCGGCGCGACGGGCGTTTCCGCCGCGACCAAAACCACCACGCCCAAAAGGTCGTTCATGGCGGTGAAGGTCGCGGCCAAGATCACGTCGCCATTCGTCATATGCGGTGTTCGTGACCCTAGCGATCAAGTCGTCGCGGTTACCCCAGGGGGCGACCTGGTCGTCAGGCAGCTGCTCCACCATGGAGGTCACCAACCCGTAGACGAACGTGTAGGTCTCGTCGACGTGGACTGGTTTGCCCTTGGTATGGGCGTGGACCGCGTCTACCACGTCGGAAACTAAATCGTCAACAAGGGTGGGGTCCGACGACGACTTCTTGTAGAAATGCTTCTGGGGCCGACCGCGCCGCTTCGGGAACGGGATTTCGGTCTGGCGGGGATCGGGGGCCAGGAGAACCTGACGGGCCAAGCCAGGAAGCACCTGGTCCATCACGTCAATGAAATCCATGTGGACGTAGCCGATTTCGTCGGAATCCGGCACCATAGCGACGAGTTCATCCACGGTCACGTCGCGGGGATTTTCTACTTCGTGGTCCAGATAGCGAGTCCACATCGCGATGATGTTATTGATCGGCTGGGTCCAGTTTTCTTCCACGGTATTGACGATTTTTTCGTCTACCTCGGCTTTGGCGTCACGGATCTCCTGGGTCAACTTTCGACCCTCTTCCGCTGCTGCCGTCACGGCCAACTTGCCCAGGTCGTCAAACAGTTGATCGGGGTCAACCCCGATGGCTGCGGACAAATCAGCGATTTCGTGCTGGTGCATGGTCCAGAAACTGTAGTCTGGGGAACCGCCCCGCCAGCCGAAAAACTCCTCCGTGGCAAACCCGTCGGCCAAGATCGCAATGATGTCGGCCTCGCGAGTGTAGGGCTCAACCTTGCCGTCGAAATAATCCGCGACGGTGATCTGCACCCCCTGCAGGAAATACTTGGGATCCGGGGCTTCGTTGGCCAGGAGTTCCTGGTACTGCTTCTGGACCACCGGCATGACTGCGTCGGGCACGTCAATCTCCGGGGGCAACTCGGGGGATTCGTCGCCGTCACCGACGCCCATCTCGTGTAGGACAGCGTCGAGATACTCTTCACCCCAGTAGTTGGCCGTAATCTTGCGCATTGGGAAATCCTTTGGTTGGGTCGTTAGACTTGTTTTTTCGTGCGAAAGGCCGGGTATTAGCCGGCCTTTCTGATGAATAAACAAATCAGGTAGGGGTTAGGAAAGGTTCAATCGGTGGTTACAGCTTGGTGCCCTTGGCCACAGCCTTGCTGTTTGCAAGTACGATGGATTCGTACTGGGACAACCACCACCCTTTCTTTGGAATTCCATTGAGGTGCTGGTTGACGGGCTCCGAATTGAGGGCAATGAGGGGAATCTTCACACCAAGCGTCGCGGGGGCGCCGAGCATGTAGACCTCGCCGCGCTCAAGCACCCGGAGGGTGTCCAGCCGGTAACCGTCGGTGAAGATTTCCACACCGAACACGCTGCCGAACTTGCCCTCCTGGAACAGGATGTGCTGCTCGACCGGGCTGTACACATCGTGCCAGTCGGAGTCCGCCAGGATGTCGCGCTGCAGGTCCACGGCCACCAGGGCGGTCGTGGGGTTGAGGCCCCAGCCCCAAACCTGATCACGGAGAGCGCCGAAAGCAGTCGGGGTAAAGGTACCGAACGTCAGGAGGTCGTTGTCGATCGGGGCGGCCTGGTCCAACAGGAACTTCGTGACGTTGTCCTCACGGACCCCGATGGCCTCGAGACCCCGCTGGTGCTTGCGCTCCAGGAACGAGGAACCCGCGAAGAACAGGTCCTGCTCTTCCACGTAGATGAGGCCCGTGATCCAGAAGCCCTGGGCCGAGACGTACCGGGGGTTAACGAGCGACTCGACCACGTTGCCGTTGGACACGAGGTGCCACGCGGTCACGTCCATCTGGTCGATCTCGACCGGGGGAACCACACCGAGACCCTCCTTGGCATCCTTGCGGGCCAGGATCTTGTCGGTGAACATCTGGCGGCCCATCGTTTCAGAAACCATATCGGCCACGACCTGGCCGACCCGCTCGAACGCGCCCCCCGGGGCCTTGACGTCGTTCTGGGACATCGCGGCGGTGATCAGCTTCGCGACAGCCTGGTCGTCCACCGACGCCTGGCGAACCACGTCGCCAGAATCGATCTGGGCCGTCAGGGTCTTGATCACGTTGATCAGGTCCTTGCGGTCCTGGGCGTTGTAGTTGCCCTGGGCGTCCGTCAGGGCGGACCCCGTCTTCTCGATGGTCCCGTTGGACCGGGTTGCGTACCGGGGCTGCTCGGCGACATCTTCACCCCGGCGGTTAACAAGCTTGGAACTGTAGATCGACATTTGAGACTCCTTTATTCCTTCCCGCGGTTACGGGGTGTTGTACTCGAACCCGACGTAGGGGTCGTTGGCGCCCGGAAGGCTGATGCAACGACCAAACGGGGTGCCGTTGTTGTTGTCCGCGCAGGTGGACCAGAGACCGTTGACCCCGAGGCACGGCGACGCGTCAAACGGCCCCGTGGGGTAAGTCTGCAGCCCGAGCGTCCATACAGAGTTGGCGTTGTACTGCGTGGTGAACACGCGACAACCGTGACCACGGCCGATGTTGATCTTGCCGTAGAGAGCCTCGCTCGAACGCCCGTAAGGGCTCATGCGGCAAAGCGCCAGGGACTGCGCGACCGTCATGTCCCAACGGTAACGAATACCAAACCGCACGTTCAACTGATCGGCGTTGAACGTGATGACCCCGGTGGCCAGGACAATCGAGCAAGAACCGGCACCGGGCGCCGGAGCCACGACCGGGATCTCGGCGCCCGTCACGATGTTGTAGACGAAGGCGTCGGCGAGCTGCGGGGGACCCGCGTTGTACGGGTCAGCCGAGATGTTGTTGAACTTGGTCGTGTAGGTCAAGCCCGCGGGAACAGTCCCGGTCTCCCAGTGGGCAAACGTCACGGCGTCGATCGTGCCGTTGAGGATCACGCCGAGCGGAACCTCCGTGACAGCGGCGCCGAGCGACGGCGAGGCATGGACGACGGTCCCGGTATTGACCGCCATGGCGATTTCACCTTCCTCGGTGAAATTCACGCCGGTGACGAGCGGGTATTCGGTCTCCCGCTCGAAGTAACTGCGCGTACGATCCAGCTTCGCGCGCTGAGAAGCTCCAGGTGCAAGTGCCATCATGGCCTCCAAAAGTTAGGGCTCAAGGGAGCCGATTATTCGGTCGAGATTGGTCTCGACACTTTCGTTGATGCTGCTGATCAGTTGATGCGGTGATTTGCTACTATAGAATAACGTGCCTAACGATTTAATCGGGGCCGCGCTATGTAGTCGCAAAATCAGCATCTCGGCTACGGGGTGTTGTACTCAAACCCAACATACGGGTCATTGGCGCTCGGGAGCGAAATGACGCGCCCGAAAGCCGTGCCAGGACCAGCCAGCGGACCACCCGTGGTATTCGTGATCGTGGACCAGAGCCCATTAACCCCGAGGCACGGCGAGTTGGTCGCGCCGGTCTGCATCCCGAGGGTCCAGATGGCGTCGGCGTCGTAGTGGGTCGTGAAGCAGCGGCAACCATGGCCGCGCCCGATCATGATCTTCTCGTAGAGCCCCTCGGAACTACGACCAATCGGGCTGGACTTGCAGAACGACAACGACTGGATCACGGTCATGTTCCAGCGATAGCGAATCGCAAATGCCACCCCAACCATGGAAAGGATGCCGCCGGTCTGCAGGGCGTTGAAGGTCACGAGCCCGGTGGCCTGATTGATCATACAGGAACCCGCGGCAGCGGCAGCTGCGGTCACGGGGATTTCCAGCCCGCTGGCCACCACGTAGCAATACGCCTCGACCAGGGGGGTCCAGCGGTCACTCACCGCCAGGTTGTTGAACTTGAGCTGGTGGGTCAGGGCGGCCGGGACGGTCCCGGTCTCGAAATGCGTGAAAGTCGACGCCATGATGGTGCCGTTGAGGATCACGCCGAGCGGAACCTCAGTGTTGGCCGCCACGGCCATCGACGGGCTTGCATGAACACCAGTCCCGGTGTTCACCGCCATGGCGAGCTGACCTTCCTCAGTGAACGGAACCCCCGTGACCAGAGGAAATTCGGTCACGCGAGTGAAACGACTGCGCGTACGATCCAGCTTCCCGCGCTGAGAAGCACCAGGAGCAATAGCCATCTTGGCCTCCATTGTGCTGGCTCCCATGAGCCATGGTTTTCCGGCTTAACGCCGATTTATCGAAATTCTTGATCCAGCAGTTTGGTTGATGTGGTGATTCGCTACTATAAAGTAACGTGACCGGCGATTTAATCAGGCGGGAAAACTGGCAGAGGAACGGGCGAGAAGAAAATGTTGAATTAAGCGTTTTTAGCGTAGAAATCAGTGATCGCATCGGCCACGGCGCTGGCGTCAAACTGATCCATCCTGCTGGTCAACTCCTCAGGGCTCTTGGTCCAGACTCGATCGGAATAATTATACGGGGCATACCCGCCCAACATTCGGCCAGCTGCGGTCGAAACGTTCACACTGATATTGACGCCCCAGTCTGGATCGGTTGGCTCTGACGCGTCGGTGCTGTCCAGTAGGCTAACTTGCACGTCAACAGTCAGGTCGTCGTTCAGATCTCCGGTGGCAGAATCTGGTTCCGTGACTGCTATCCCGAGCAGAAACCCATAGTCGTCACTATGGTCTTCAAATGGGGGTGTAACCTCGACAGCGATCCCTTCGGCCGCCAAGGCTTCCTGGACCATCTGGAGTTGCTCGGCGATGTCGTCGGCAATCTGCTTGACCTTGGGGCCAGCAAATGCCCACGCCTCCTCGTAACTGGTGAACTCTGGTGATGCAACACGGCGATTTCTACGGATCATTTTGGTTTCCTTTTCAGCAGTTCGGCAAGGGCGCGCCGCATGATCTGCACGACGGCGAATTATCCCGGGGTTCTGTTCCGCAGTACAGGCAGGAACACTTGGTTTCATGGTCAAGCGTCACGGCCAACTTGGACGTGTCGATCATGAGGACCAGTTTAATGAAAGTGGGGCGGCCATTATGCTGGATCCTGCGGACCGAGTCAATATACGCGGTGGCCGGGTGATTCTGCAACGACACCGTGATGACGCCGCCTGGCCGCAACGCCAGGGCCGTGGCGGGCGACGGGGCTGACGGATTGGTATACTGACGGTATTTCCAGTCGGCGGTCCTGACGGCCGTGATCCTGGTGAGCCCAGCGAACAAAACCCTACCGACCGGCTTGGCCTGTCGGGCAGCAGCGACGACGGCACGGTTGAGATCAACGAGATTCATCACGAGTAATGTCTGCGGCCCACTGGGCCAGGGCAGCCCTGATGGTCATGGAAAAATTGGACTTCGGCTGATTGCCAAAATGGAGGTCGAAATCCCGGTACTGCTGGGCCTGAAGGTCGGCGATCCCAGTCAACATTTCTCGCACCGAGCAGGAGTCAAACTGTTGCCGGGCTTCATCAACACGATCTTCCCTGCTGGCCAACTGCTGTTTCGCAACGGTCGAGAGGATCCCGTCCAGCATGGCGGAGCCGGTGCGGAACATCTGGTTAACGGGGCATGCGACGGCGTTGCGCCGTCGCCTTCTCCATATACTGGGGCGCACGTGGCTTCTTGTTCAGGTCGGCGCAGAAGCCACCATCCTGCTTGACGGTGCCGCCCAGGATATCCTCACAGTCGATGGAATCGGTCAACTTGGTGGAGACAGCACGACGATGAACCCCGGCCATCCTGGACTGCTGGGCAATCTTGCCCTTTACCCACCGGATCAACGCCTGGACCGGTACGTCAGCGGCAAAAAAGAAATGCTGTTCATGGGTCGCGTCCTGTGGCAGCATTCCACGACAAATCATCCTGTACTGGTCCAGGGTCACGTCGGTCCAAATTAGGTCAACCCAGTTTTCTTGCTCCCACACTTCCGCGTGGTCAGGGTCAATGTGATCTGGAATCGCCACGACCGTAAATTTATCCATGGGGCTCAGCAGAGGGGTCGGCATTGGAGTGTTCCTTTTGGCTACTCTGCTCGGTCAATCTGAAACTTCTTGACCTTGGGCTTGGACTTCAGAGCCTGGCAGAATCCCTTGTCTTCCGTGACGTCGCCCCCCAGGATGTCATCGCACTCGATCGGGTCGGATTCCTTCTTGGCGATCCCGGTGGACAGACGACGGCGACGAAGTGCAGCGGCCTTTTCCATGTACTGAGCCTTGCCAGGCTTCTTGTTCAGGTCAGCGCAGAAACCACCATCCTGGGTAATGGTTCCACCCAAGATGTCCTCGCAGTCGATGGAATCGGTCAACTTGGTCGAAACGGCACGACGGCGAACCGACGCCTTCTTTTCCTTCTTGCTTTCTTCGAACTGCTGGACCGCTTCGTCCAGACTGATCCCCTTGGTCTGCAGCACCGTGAACGCGCGATTGAGCACAGCGAGTTCCTGTTCGGTCAGGTCGACTGCGGCCTTGCGGGTGGCAGCATAAGAAACAGATGTCTTGGCCGCAGCGTACCCTTCATCATAGCCCACTTGCTGACCATCATAGTGGCCCATTTTGTACGCCCGCTGCATATATTTCGTAATATCTGAGTCTTGCTCTAAAACTGGATCCGTGTCCAAGAATCTTAGCAGATTCTGGGTAAGAGAAGCCAGTGCGTCTATACTGGCAACCTTCGTCGCCACCTTCTTGTCCGGGCACATCCTGGCCAGTTCATCCCGGAGTTGCTTGGCCGCCTGGCCCATTCCAAGGGCTTCAGCTTCCTCGATGTCATGAACCAACTGGCTGCACTCATCCTGCTCGGTGAACCTGGGGGGTGCATCGGCGAGACGACGGAAAGCATTGCGACGATTTTGGTTTGCCATGGTGATGGTTTCCTTTTTAGCGCCGGGTAACGCGGGGCTTTAGAACGATTTGACGAGGCGTAAGGGCAGCAACAGGTTGCGCCAGGAGGTCAACGGGCTGACCAGGGGCACCACCAGCCGGCGGGGCAGCCGGGACCGCGGGGGTTTCGGTCGCGGCAGGTTCAGCGGCAGGCTCCACAGCCTCCAGGTCAGGCAGCTCCTCGACTGGCATCAAGTCCTCGGCGGGCTCCTGACCCTGGGGTTCCTGGGCAGCCAGGTCGGCAACCCCGGCGTCCGGGGCTTGCTCCTCGGGGAAGTCGGCCGCGAGGGTCGCGGCCGTGTGCTCGGCCGCCAGGATAATGTCGGCGACCCCGTATTGCGACACGTCCGAGGTGATTTCCTGGAGCCACCGACGGAAATACCGCTGGGCCTGCTCGACGCCCTTCTCGCCAAACTCCGTCTGGACGGTCGTCTGGATTTCCTGGACCCCTGACGTGAACGCGGTCTTGAGCGCCGCGGTCGTGGCCTTGACGATCCCGTTGTAGATCTCGGGACCAAACTCGTCGAATACTTCCGACAGGGCCGTGCCCATCGCGGCCTTGAGGCCAGGCGACACCGAACCCCGGGGGGCCACAGGGGCGGCGCCAGCCCCCGGCATTCCATCAGCAGGACCCATGGGTGCCGCAGCAGGAGGAGCCACGACACCGGCATCGTCGGCAGTCTTGACAGTAGCGCTGCGGAGTGACCCCTGGATCACGCTGAACACCCTGGGCTCCACGCGGTTCCGTGCTGTTTCCACGCGACCACGATTCCATCGGGCAACAACCACCCCACGGTACTGCAGGGTGCCGTTGGCCGACACCAAGTTGGTGCCCTCAACCTTGCGGGCCTGACGATTCGCAAATGCCTTGATGACTGACTTGTCCTGGATGTTCATCTTGATTCCTTTGGTTAGCGGGCCTGGGGCTTGGCCGGACGCAGCGCCGTAATCTTCGCGATGCACCAGTCCACCGTGGTTTCGATCTGACCGATTCGCTCCTGCAGGACGGCCCGCATTTCGGTGCCGTCGGCAGGATTTTCGCTCGTGTCAATATCCTGGATCGCGACAGAAATGTTTTCCAACTCGTCGGTCGCGGCCGTCATGACCGACACGACCCACTGGAAAATAGCGTCACGGTCGAATCGTTGTTCTGCCGCGGTCCTAACACGAGGATTTTTCATTTTATTCTCGAGGGGCACATGGTGCCGAAAGGTTCCGCGAGATTTGACCTCACGGAACCAACGAAACTATTGGTCAGTCGATCCTCTCGTACCTGACGCCCTTGACCCGGATGACCGGAGGGGCCACTTCAGCGTCATGTTCTACCGAAGCACGACGCTCGGCCAGGGCGGTCCGGATCGCAGCAATGCGACGCCGCTGGGCCAGGCGCTCACGAAGGGCAGCAAAACGATCGGCCGGCTTGACCTCGGGCTGAGTATCTTGCTGGCCAGCGGCCAACCGGGCCGCCGCGGCCTTCTGGCGGATCGCGGCGATGCGACGACGAACCTCATCGCGGGCCACGCTCTTGGTCGTGACCTCGTGGTCCCGACGGGCCACGGAACGCTCGGCAGCAGACCTGAGGATACGGCTGGGACGACGGGTCTCCTGGGCCTCGGGCTGGGCAGCGGCAACCCGCTCGGCCCTGGCGGCCCGGACAGCAGCGAGACGACGGCGGAGACGGTTCACGGCTGCTGTCCGCTGGTTCTCCATCCGGAGCTTCATGGCGGTGCGGGCCTGCGCGCGAGCAACATCAGCATTGGCACGGCGGCGTGCGGGACGGTTCCTCTGGGTCATGACAGATTCCTTTCGCGGCTCCTGGGAGCCATGGGTTACGTGAGAATGTCGCTGGGCAGGCGCTTCTTCGCCGCCTTGGTCAGCATTAAAATCTTCATGAACGTACTGGTATGGGTCTACCCTGATTTCCATTTCGCGCTTTACGCCCGTGAGGATCCCGAGGGCGTTGTCTTCCATCTCGGCCTCAAGATCCTGCTCGGTGTAGTCGCCGTCGCGGGCACCAGTCCCCACCATATAGTCGTAGAGCAGGGTCCGCATATCCACGTCGACAGTCATGAGTTCCGGCTCAGAATAAGCCCGGATGACATAGGGGTGCATCTGGTCCAGAACCGCCTGGACAAGTTCTTCGCCATTGATGAACGACGGCTCCATGTCCTCTTGGTAGTAACCGGTGTTGTTGGCTTCCACGCGGGTGTATCCCTTGATCTTGCCGAACCAGCGGTCCAGAGCCTCAACGGTGTCGATATAGAAAATGGTCATGTTGCCCTCTATGGATTCCAGATGCGGTCGCTCACGGCTGAAACATTAGCCTGGTCCTCTACGCTTGAGTCCTCTATGAAGGTGAACCGACGGAGCAATTCATAAACAAGGTGTCCGTTGACGATTTCACCCTTGCCGGCACCCTGACGGATGCACTGGCAGGTTTTGATCCCGTCGCCGCGATAGCGACACGACGGGATGGAACATTCAGTTTCCTCAACCAGGGTCCCCATGGAATGGCCAACACGGTTTTTTTTCTGGACCATTTCGGCAAGCCGCTGGTCTTTGGACCGGTCGAAGCCCTTCAAAATCACGACATGGGGCTGACCACGATGCTTCCGAAGTGTCGCGTCAAAAATGACCCCCTTGGCCTTGGTGTCGTCCTGGTTGTCGTGGTCCTGGTGGACCGGCTTTCCAATGAATGTCTTGTACGCAGGGCGTCCCGCCATGGTGCGCCACGCGGTCAGTTCCTCGTAGGGGAAAGCATCGCCATTTCGGTTAGGGAAAGTGGCAACTACCGTGGGCACTTCTACCAGGACGTAGTCCTTGATATCGGGGCTGCAGTGGTACTGCTCGGCGGCAAAAGGAAGCCAGTCAATCTCCAGGGCCCCGCAGGCACAGGCATTAAGTCCCTCACCGGCCACAATGGTCTTGCCGGACCGCTGGTACTGCTCAAGCCTGTACCCCTCGATCGTGAGGGGACGGCCGTCAACCAGGGTGGCCGACATGACGTCGCCGACGTGGATCCCGGGGCCTTGCTGGACGATTCTGTACGGTGCTGACATGGCTGTTCCTGATGCTGAAAGAGGTCTAAACTCAGTATGGTTTAATCTGAGTAGTCTTTGCTGTCCATACTGTCGTGAATCCTGTCAATAAGTCGGAGCATTTGTTTTAGTCTCTCTGCCATGCTGAACAGCGTCTTGCCCGACGAGTCACTTTCCACGAAAAACTGGGGGTCTTCTTGACCGTTGATGACCCTCTCTAAACTGCCCACAGCGAGCAAAATGTGTTCCCCTGCCATGCTCAGTAAATCACGCGGCTGACCATCGGCTAGAACCTGAGTAGTGCTTTTCTTGTAAATGTGGCCGTGGTGGCGAATGACACGGTTCATAGATTTACCTTTTTTCACAACATTCCGCAGCACTGAAAAGGGGGCGCAAGATTTGACCTGCCGGCCCCAAAGAACTTACTGGCGGGGACGATTCACGGTGGCGCGACCCACTCGACGGGCCGCCGCCATCATGGTGTCGAGGTCATCCTCGACAACCGTCTGGGCCACCCGGGCCACGTTGGCGGCCCGGGGAACCGTCACGGCAGGGATCTCGTCGTTGATCTGGCTACCGAACTGGTCACGGGGATGCCGGTACTGCATGGCGGTAACCTCGGCCTCGATCTGCCGAAGTGCCTCGGGCTCGTAGCCCAGCCACTCCTGGGCCTTGTTGAGCATCGCCTTGAAATACTCGGGCCCCGCCTTCGTGAAGGCGTCCTCGATCAGGTCGATCGCGACACCCTCGGGCACCCCAGCGGACCGGAAATTCTCGACGACCGCGTCCTTGAGGGCGTTTTGCAAAATGAAATTTTTCTGCGACGCCTGGAACGCCAGGTTCATGGTCGAGAACATATCGTTCACCATGGTGGCGACACGCTTGCGGAACGCAGCATCGGCATCCTGGGCGATCTCGGTCTTGGCCCGCTTGATCGCGTCGTTCTCCTGGGTGCTGGCAGCGTAGTACCGGAGCTTGAGGTCCCGGAGAGCCTCCACGGCACCGAACTGCTGGATCACGCCCCGGACGCCACTGACGTACTGGGCCGACCGGAACGTGTCCTTGCCGGCATCGTCGAGGTCCAGGTCGGCCTCATGAAGCTCACCCACGGGCTTCTCGTTGATCCAGAGCACATAGTACGGGTTGGACGAAGCCGACTTGAGGGTCAGGTCAACCTCGGGATCCTTGAGGTCCGCCAGGATGGACTCGGTGACCAGGGGGCTCCACGAAATCTTGGACTCCTCGGCCTCCGGGGCAGCAGGTGCCACCACGGCTGCGGGCTCCACAACGGGTTCGGCCGTCTTGATCGGAGCGGGGGCAGCCACGGGGACAACGGGTTCCGCAGTCTTGACCGGGGCAGCAACGGGCTTCTTGGCCGGCAGGGCAGCCTTGAAGGCCTCGGCCTGACGGGTCTTCTGGATCGCCTTGAAACGGGCCAGCCGCTCCTCTACCAACGCGTCCTTCTCCTTCTTGTCTTCCTTCACGTCGTCCTCCTTGTCGTCATCCTTGTCCTCGTCGTCCTTTTCCTTTTTCTCCTTCTTGTCTTCCTTGTCGTCGTCCTTTTCCTCCTTGTCGTCATCCTTCTCGTCAGCCTCACCGGCCTCGTCGTCTACGCACTCGGAGTGCTGGCCCACCGGGCAACCGCAGCCACCCTCGTCGCCGCCTTCCTCAGAATCCAAGGGCTCGAAATCCCCGAGGTCGCCCAGGTCACCAAGATCGCCAAGGTCACCGAGATCACCCATATCGCCCTCGGGAAGCTCCTCGTCGAGGAACTCCACGTCCCGGGGGTCAACCTCGGGCTCGTCGGTGAACTTCTCGAAACCCTCGGCGACCCGACGGCTACGGGCCCGGAGAGCTGCGAGGCGGCCAGCCACGGTGGACTGGGGCGCTACAGGCCGGCGAGCGACATTCTTACCAACTGGAACTTTACGCATGGTCAAAATCCTCCTGATGTGATCGTGAACGCCGCGTTGGTATAGTTGAAAGGTGAGACGCGGTCGTCATGCCAAACGCGCGACCAACCAGTCGAGCGCGGCGGGAAAATTGTCAAAGGTTGCGGACCCAGTGGACTGGGCCCGGGTGTACTGAACCGACAGCGGAAAATATCCGCCAGAGATCGTCATGGTCACGGTCGCGCCGGGCAGTGTCGCGACATACGTGGTGTTGAGGGTCGTGACGGTCACGAGACAACTCTTGGCGTCAAGGCGACGCCGCAACCGCTCCATCCAGACCGACATGGCGGCCCCGATGGTCGTGATGTTGGTCGGGAGACCGTCCAGGATCGACGTGGTGGATTCCGGTGGATTGGACACAGCGGACCGCGGGATGCAGATGTATTGGTCGCAGGATCCCCCGCAACTACTTCCACCGCCCCAAACTCGGGTCCAATCGCCGCTCATGAGGATACTCCTCCATTGTTTTGAAGAATAGAGGATTGGCCCCTTCTTGTTTCAACGACAGGCTGATTTGTTGACGAGTCAACAAATGAACTCCCATCTCCACAAGCGTTAATTCCCGTGTGGCTCACGGTATTGATTTTTAGCCCTTCAACCAAGATATTAGTCGCAGCATTAAAATCGCGTTCATGCTCGGTGTGGCAATCAGGGCAGATCCAAGTTCTTTCGCTCAAACTCAAATCTTTCTTGATGAAGCCGCATGCTGAGCACATTTTACTGCTTGGGAACCACCTTGACACCATGATCAACTCCGACCCATACCAAATAGTTTTGTACTCAAGTTGGCGCTTTATTTCACCAAAAGCTGCGTTGCTAATAGATTTGGCCAAACAATGATTCTTCACCATTCCTTTAACGTTAAGGTCTTCCATGACGATGACTGACTTGGTTTTTGCCAGTTGTGTCGTCGTTTTATGAATAAAATCAGTACGCTTGTTCCGCAGCTTACGGTAGAGTCGTGCTACCCTGATGCCCTGCTTGAACCAGTTTTTAGACTTCTTTGCCTTCTTTGAAAGCCTCTTCTGTGCTCTCTTTATTTTCTTTTCTTCTGTGTCCAGATAATACGGAAGAACAAATTCCTGTTTTTCCTCACCGTCGGACGTCGTGACTAGCGTTTTAATCCCAAGGTCAATCCCAATGGGATTCCCTTTGGGTTTGTCTTCTTCTCTTAAATCAATCTCGACTTCTTGCATAACTGAGATAAACCATCGGTCTGCATCCTTAGATACTGTGGCGGACAGAATCCTGCCTTCAATACTAAGAATTTCTTTACACCGAACAGTGCCTATTTTAGGCAGGTGTACGCCTCGGCCTCTAATACTTTTTGTGTTGAAAACAGAATTGTCGAGAGTGAAAGAATCTTTACTACGCCCCTTTTTCTTAAATTTAGGATGTGCACTTCGCTTTTTGAAAAAATTTATGAACGCGGCCTCCACATTGTAGAACGCTTCCTGTGGAGCACATTTTGACACCTCGTACATCCATGGAAACTTGTCTTTTTTCTCTGCACATAATATTTTATGCATACTTACAGCAGAAAGATGTTTTCCGGTTTCTTTGTAGTGCCGTGCGTGAAGTTCAAGACCATAGTTGTACGCAAAACGGGCAACGCCGGCAGACTTAGCCAGGGCCAGTTCCTGCACCTTGTTTGGGCTCAGCTCCACCTTGTGCGCGCGTTTAATCAGCATGATAACAATAGTAGACCCACTAAAGATTAAGGTGCTTGGCGGACTGCTGGTAGAGGCCCATGATTGCTCCACATGGAAATCACCATGGATTTCCATACCACTATAAAGTAACGTGCTAATCTCGCGGAATCGCCGCCTTCAAGGCCGTGACGTCCTGTCGCAACATCTCAATCGCGACCCGCAACTGCTCGCAGGTTACCCCATGTTGTTCTAAATCAGTGCTAAGGACCAATATTTGATCCTCAACGGTCGTGACCCTCGCCATGATTTGTCGGACCGCCGCCAGCATCAGGGCCGCGTTGGACTCCGCATTGGGATTTACTGGATGGTCCATCAGGAAAGCCTGCGCCACGGTGAAACAGCAGCTTGCTTACGTCGAGGAGCCATTTTCAACGGCAAATATTTGGCCAAGTCCATGGCGTCGCGGCGGGCCTGCGTGATCAAGGTCAAGAGTGCCCGGACACCCCGCTGGTCAATACAGAAAAAGCCCACCTGGTGGTCCAGGGCATGCTCGGACAAGTCGACCACGGCTTCACGGATCCCCGCGAGCTGGTTGTAGTACGCATAGGCTACCGGCATGGCCTTGACGGCCGCGGTGCTGCTTTTCCACAAGGTCAAGAGCCCGTGGAACATCTCGATGGTCTGCTGAAGCCCCCGCTCCATCCAGTCGGCCGAAAACATCGAGTACTCGCCGGGCTCGCTGGAAATACAGACCGACGTGCTGGAGTCCGACTCGTGGGATTTCGCTTCTTTGAGCACCGCGGTCCAGAAGCGGTAGAGATTTTCCAGCGGCTTGACCGTCGCGGCAAAAAGGTGCGGAACATCCGTGGCGGCAGTTTTGACCTGTTTCACCTGGGCCTCGCGGATGGGGTTGCCATCATTAGCAGTCGTGATCACCGGAAACATCAGGGTATCGTCAGGAGAAATGTTCGCCACGAACCAGTAGGGCCCTGGACCCTGAACCGGAAACTTAGCCCGGAAAGAACCCTTGATTTGGTAGCCCAGGTCACTGGACCCGTAGGTCGAGACTACCTTGGGGCCCACGAGCGAAACTTCGCCCCGCTGGTCGTCGCCAGGATGTCCGAGTTGATCCCGGATCGCCCGGATGATTTCCGACTCATGGGCTTTCCAGTTTTTCGCCGGGGTCTTGACCTCGGGTTCATCAACCACAGGGTCAAGGCCAGGATCCGCACCAGGGTCAATCCCAAGATCAAATGGCATTTCAGTACCTATTGCTCAAGATCGTCAAAGTTGAAGTACTCACAGATTTCGTTCAAGACATCGTCAACAACGTGGCGCCGAATGGATTCCTCGTCGGGGTCGTCAGTGTGCTTGTGGGCATGGTACCAACCGGATTGCACCCCACGTTCCACGCAATCGCTGAGGACAGCATAACAATTCACTCGCATGGTTCCCTGGACTTTGGCTTTTTCTTCCATGATTATTTATGTCGGTTTTTGAACAACCGTTGGGCAGCACGATTGAATCCTGTGAACCAGGCGTCGTGCTCCTCATCGGTCATTTCACGGTCAAAATGATTCTCGAACGCGTTGAAACTGTCAGTATCCATCTGCTGGCCACCGGTGGATGGTCGTAGACCCTGGCGGGCCAAATCCTTGGCGTAGTTTTCGCCAAGTTGCTCCATGAACTCGACAGGGTCTTCCGCCGGGACAGCATCAGCGGTCTTGACTTCCCGGTACAGATGTCCAGCGTGACGAATAATTCTATTCATGTTGTTTCCTTTTTGACCGCCTGGGCCAAGGTGCCGTCGGCAATATCGCGCCTGATCACCGACGCCAGTGAACAAAAGGCAAGGCAGGTACCCTGATTTTGTTCGCTGAATGGAGTTTCTGACAAAACCGACTCGGCCGTCATGGCCAAGACACCCGACTCTCCACCAAATCGACGAAGTTCATCGGGGCCTTGAATATCAGCAAGGACTTCCCTGACCTGCTGGACAATCTTGGCGAACGTGGTGAGGTACTCACGAGAAGCCCTGATGGCTTGCTCGCGAACCAGTTGGTCCGGCAATTTTATTTCCACGATAGATATTAACGTGTAGGATAAATCAGCATTTTCGCCAAGCGTCCACAATGGCATCGTCATGACATTGGCCTTCCAGACACAGGACTTCGTAGACGAAAATGTCGGCCCCGGGGCGAAACTGCACTTCTGTCTCTTGCGGATTAATCAGATTGTTCACCAGGGTCTTGGTGATGTCTACGCCTTGAATATCGATCCTGGCCCGGTACATCACGGTAACGTCACCGCGGCTCTTACGTGCAGAGTGGTCCGTGACGAAGTAATCGCCAGCACCGTCGATCTCATGGGCCCAGAAAATGCCCAGCGGAGACAGCACGGTTGGGTCCTGGTCTCTCGACAACGTCATGACCCGGAAGCAATCCAGGCCGTCGATCACCTGGATATTTTCTACGGCTAAATCATATCGGTCCTGCAATCCCTGGTGCACCGCCTGGTCAACCCGCTGGGCAGTCAAAGCCTCCTGGACCTCGGGGTACAAGTTGTCAACGGCTTGATCCAGTTCCACCAGGGCCCTGGTGCGGTCTTGAGGATCGCGACGCTGACGGATCCGCCCAGGCAGGTCAGGATTTTGTTCAAGAGCCAGTCGTTTTGCTTCCCTGACGATCTCGGCTTCGGTGGGGTCACGGATTTCTCGTCGTTGCCGTGCGTCCTGCTCCAACGTGTCTCGAACCGCCACAAGGGTCTCGGGATGCATCAGGGCCAGGAGATCGTCGAGCGAAGGAATCGTCATAGTAGGTTTAATACCAGCCAATTTCTGTTCTTCCTTGACTCCTTCCCACGCAACCTTAATCCAATTGGCTGGGATGCTACCTAGGTAAGCCACTTGCGACATGTACTTCAGTGATTCCAGCCAGTCCACGTCTTGCTCAGACTTCTGCACCTTGGCCAAGTAATCGTCGTCTGGACGAAGATTTTTAATACTTCCGGAGGGAATCGTTATCCGCAATACTACCGGTTTAACTCCTTGGGATCCACGTCGCCGTGCCACATTGACAGCTTTCTTGGCGTAGTATTGCGCTTGCTGGGGGTCCACCGTCAGGTACACGGCTTCTTGGCGGTAGCTGGGATGCTGAGACAACCTATCCCCTTTCCAGGCCCGCTGGTCCACCGGCACGGCCCGGAGGCCAAGGTGCAAAATGTCCTCGGCAGCCTTGCTGTTGGTCCCATGGTATAGAACCAGTCGCTTCGGCACCGGCAATCCTTCGGGATGGGCCAATAAATCACGGACCAAGCCCAAACGCTGTCCCGTCACTGACGCCCAGTTGCCTGCGTAAACCGTGGTGGTGTCGCGGATCAGCCCAGCCTCATGGAGAGGAAATAAAACATGTTGCAACCCACCAGTAAAACGATTACGTGCACCCGACCATGACGTGTCACCCATACTGTGTTCGACGATCAGTCTACCTTGTCGGGTCAGTACAACACCCTGCACTGGAGCGCCGTCAGCGTGCAGTTGGTCGCATAGATCACGCCATTCTACGAGGTTACCGTTGCCCCAGCGGTAAAGAAAGATCTTGGTTTTGCCCACTGATCCCATCCACTCGACGCGTCTGGCGCTTCCGTAGAATATGCTGTTCTTCGCGGGTTTCCATGCGGGGTCACGAAGGTCAACAATTTGGTGTGGCATCGTAATCCTCGTATCCAGGTACTTACTACGGGTTCGCGGGGGTCGCGGCAGTTTTCAATGTTGCCAAGTCCAGGAAAGATTTTGAAAGCAGGCCATTATACACAGCAAAAATCCCGGTCTTGAACGTCAAGAGGTCGCTAGTCCCGGCCAAGCCACTCTGGATGATCATGGCATAGGTCGCGATGGCCAGCACGAGACTGGTCACCAGGGTCTGGGGAGCCAGCAGGGTGGCACGACGTCGTCCCGTTTTCGGGGCTTGCACGACATCCCAGTAGAGCCGGAGCAGCACCCCCAGGAACGTCAGGACAAAATAGACGACCTCGGCGTACCGGTCCATGGGCTTCCTGGCTGCCACGTCGGTGGCGACCTGGGCCGGGGCCGTCGTTAGGAATCCCTGGATTTGAACCGATGGAGTGGCATCTCGGACATCCTGGAGATCTTGGCCCCGGCTCAACAGCGCCCTGGCGGCTACGGTACCCTCCTGGACGCACTGGACCGAGCCGTCAGGTTGCACGTGGGTAATGTCTTGAGCAGGACACCGGAGCAGCAGATTCTCAACCGGCGGGGCCCCGGGGTCGCTGTCGTCGACCACGACCCTGACACCAGGATACTGGACCACGACGTCCCGCCGGGTGACCCCTCGGAACACCACAGGTTTGACCTGTATTGCTTGCTGGACAGCCGGGTGCACCGGGGCCGACTGGAAACTCAGGTACAGGAACCCGAACCCCACCAGGACCGCCAAGACACCGGCCACCATCCCCATGGTGGCGACGTGGGCCAAGGGAATATCGGCGGGGTCCCCAGGGTGCCACCAGCGTTTAATCCCGTACAACACCCCAGTGAAAACCGCCAACATGATAGCCAAGGTGATCGTGGTGGTCATGACTTCACCAACTTTCTTGTCACTGTTTAAACGCAGTAGCACACGACCGTGACATGCCAAGGATTTTCGCACATACAGCGGGCCCGTGACCACGAGACAGTGGCTTCCACGCCGGATGCCTCCACGCGCAAAACAACGCTGTTGCCATCTTGTGTCTTCGCGACTTCGCCGTAATGGCTCATCACGGCGTGGAGCACCCCAGCCGCCTTATAGTGGACAGTCTTGGCCGTTGCCTCATCTGCAAAATCAGCGTCAGTGGAGCAATATTCTTGCTGGCAGGTCATGCCTAAAAATCCCAATGGGCGCAAACCTTCCCTGGCCTTCATCAAAATCTTCACGCTGTAGGGAGACTTCCTACCAAAAGCACGCATTTCGTCCACAGTAAAGAATCGTGCTTGTCGAGTGGCCGCAGTTCTGGTAGGAGCACCCTGGCTCACCGCCTGGTATACAGCACCCTTGTATCGCAGCAACATGATTGCCTATTCCTTGAATACCAAATCGGGGCGAGCGTCCAGGAGCGCCACGACGCCGAAATGCAGGTCCAGGTCGGCCAGTTCATCTTGTGTGAACCAGCCATAATCGTCATTTTCCCAATTCAGCCTGGGTTCCCATTGATCCAGAACCTCGGGGTCAACCATCCCGACGAATGTGGTGTAGCGGAACCGACCTTCCTGGTAGACCCATTGGCCAACGATTCGATGGGGTGGCACCCGGCCCATTTCCTCGCGGGCTTCCTGGAGGGCGGCCTGCTTGAGGTCCTGGAAGTCGCCCGTGTCGGAGTCACGCCTGACCGCCCCGCCAGAAATCCCCCAGGTCCCGGGTTCCTCGACCTCGTCGCTCCGGAGTAACAGCAGGACCTTTTCGCCCGTGGTCAGGAGCAGGCCGGCACCTTGGCTGCCCCAGCGGTTCCCCACGAAACCTTCGTCAAAAAGTGGTTCGGCTGTTTTCTGCAGAGTCTTTTTGTCGTACATGGTCTTGGCTGCCAACGATTCAAACAAATCCTTGATCTTGTACGGGACTTTCACGTTGGTCCAGTTGACCACATTGGTCCAGCGGGTACCGGTCCAGACCTGTAGGTCTTGGGGTGGAACTGTCCCACGGTGCCGGTATGCCTTGGCCTTGTCGGTCAACTGCTTGACCAACTCGTTGTAACGCCGTTGGTGTTCTGGAGAACATGCGGTTTGCTTGGGCAGAACTCGCTCAGGATTGAAAAACCTTCTCAGATTATTAGGTGCAGTAGCTTCCTCCTCAGCATCGCAAGTGCCCATTTTGTCCAGTTTCAACTGGTCGGCGCGACTGAGCAGTGGGGTCCTGAGTACCACAGCACCAAGAAAAACATGTTCTTTCGTGACCGAGTCTACCGTGGACCCAGACCGGTCGTAAGCCCAGCGCCACCAAGCTGGGAGACCAGCGACCTCCGTGAGGTACACACCCTTGCCTTTTTGCACGTAACTGGTGTGGGGCTTTAGTCCATACTCTGCAATATCCTGAAGGTTTTGATACGGGGTCACGTGGTACAGGTACCGTTTGGCCGCCGCACTGTATAGGTAGGCGTGGCGTTCCGTCTGGGCAGTCTTGACCACGTCGTCTTCAACTTCGTCCTGGTCCAGCACAACCAGAGCCGGGAATGACTTGGCCCCCAGGAGCCAGAGTGCCGAACCTCGGTGCCCACCCTCCAGGATGTACGGGGCTTCGGAGCCTTCATGGTCCACCACGATGATCAGGGGCGATATTTCGCCCGAATCTTTGATCTTTTCGGCCAGTTCCTCGCAACGTTCAATATCGTTTTTGGCGTAGTAGGATTTGTAGGGGTCCAGAGCATCACCGAACAACCCCATGGGGATTTCTCTAACACCGGGCAGCACTTCGTAGTCGTTGAACGACGCCGCGATGGACCCGGTGTTGTCCACAGGGCCGAGGCGAACATCGCGACCGTCCACCTGCTTGCCCGCCCGGGGAAATAGCTGGTCCAGTTGCTCCACTGTGGCCCCGGTGAAAATACGCCGGGCAGGTTTCATCCCGTGGAGTTCCTCCTCGATCTGATAAAGCCGATCATGCACCCGGTTCATATCGTCGCCGAGCTGGTTCAACTGGTTTTTAGGCACCGATCCCTGGTCAAACACCGCCATTAAACGGTCGGCCTCGGCTTCCAACTGGGCCTTTTCTTCGGTCAACTCTTGGTACCGTGGATTAGGTCGATCCTGCCAGGCAATATTCTGGCTCCACTGGGCCCCCAGGTCGGTCAGGTTGTCCTGACCTCCGATTTCGACATCGGGGTATTGCCGTTGCAACCAGCGAAGCATTTGAGTCGCGATGCCTTGGCGACGATATTGAGGCCGGACCGTCACCATCGAGATGCTGGGGACCCCGTGGTATTCGGTGTATTCTATGGACCCCACGGCAACGCGATCTTGGTAGGCCGTCAGGACCAGGTTGGTCTGGCCAGCGTAGTGGTCCACCGCTTCGTTCATGAAGGTCAGGTTGGCCTTGTCGTGGCTCACGGTTGCACCTGGGAGCCCACGGGCCCGAATGACAGGATGGCGGATTTCGGCACCCGCCATTCCTCCATGGACCGGAGATACCGATGGGCCTGGGTCGTGTCAATCTTGGCTTCAATGACCCCGATGTTCTTGGGATCCACCTGAGCCATGACCGCTGGGTCAATCCCGAAAAATAGCGGGTCGTACCGAAGTCCTTGATACCCAGCCTGGCTCAAGATGTGTTGAAACGCCTGGTAGAAGTTGAACGCATCCAGTGGATTCTGGTTGGCTTTGGAACCTACAGCATTATGGTAGGCCGTGGTGACCGTAGCGGCGTCCAGCCCCAAGGATGCCCCGTACTGCTCCAGAGCCTCGCGGGTCAGGTCACCCCGGAGCAACCTCACCAGGTCCACCAGGGCCGCGGCGATCCCCTCGGCGATTTCCTGGCTCCCGGTGAAACTAATGCCTTCCACCGCACCACCTAACCCTGCGGCCTTGCCACCCAGTTCATCTTTGGTTTTGAATCCACCGGACATGATTTCTCGATACGCCGTGGTGGCGTGCCACATGATCTCGACCGGAGCAACACCAGGCGGGACTACATCGTGGCGACCGCCCATCGGGGCCACCTTGTTGGCGTGGTCAAAGTAGCGAGCATCAGTGTCGACATACTGGATAAATCTACGAAAATCCTGCAGAATCCCCGGGACCATCTCCAGGGCCATGAGGATCGGTTTAACGTCCTGGGTGAAGTTGTACCGGTGGTCCAGGTCTTCCTGAGAGTAATCGTCGGCACCACTACGCTGCAACTCTTTTTGGTAGTCCTGGACGACGTGGTCCACCACGTCCATTTTTTCGCGGTACAGATCCAAATGGTCCTGGATCTGGTGGAAAGTACCCCCGAGGTCCAGTCGCTCCAGCAGCCCGCGGGTAGGCTTCTCCAAATAGCCCAGGACCCCGGCGATTTGCTCGGCGTGTACGGTCGCGTTGTTTCCCAGATAATCACGGATGTTTTCTGCCTGGGGGCTATCTCGCAACAACGGAGCACAAGCCTCGACGACTCCACGGAGCCGCTGGATCGCTGCGGTGATACGACGTTTTTCCATTGCCCAGTTGGGGGCAGCAACAGGGTAGGCCAGGCGGGCCGCAGCCTTGGCCGCGGGCTTCTGGAAAATGACCTGTCCTGTGCGGTCCTGCCACTGGATCGAGGGTTTGGTCGGGTACAGGGCCTTGACGGCGGCCAAGACGTTGGGATTCTGTTCCCCCATGACCACGACGCCAGCCAGGGTATCCCAGTCCAGCCTGTACTTCAAAATCCCAAGGATCCGGTTGGCCCCGCGGAATCCAATATCCTGGAGTGACCTGACGCTTTTGCTCTTGGCCCCTTGGGGGTCCGTGAGCCTCTGGATTTTTCGGGAAAAACGGTCCAACGCCTCAACAAACTGCTGACGGGCCGTGGCCTTATCCGGTACCCCCAGGTCAGCACGGATTTTCTGCCGAGCAGGATCTTGGGTGGGCCACTGGGCCACCCGGTACTGCACCATCAGGACGAGCAACCCGACCATCTCAGTTTTGTGACGCAATAATACTTCAGGATCCACCACGATGTTGCGGGTACCCTCATCACTCTTCAGCGCTGCGATCCACGGGGCTACCCAATCAGCCAGGTCTACAGTGCCGTCTCGAACCGCCACGAGCAGATCCAGCATGGTGGCGTCGGGTCCAAGGGCCCACTGGATTTCCAAAACGAATGGGTCGGTCAGCGAGATAAAATGGTCCTCGTCAGGCACAATCATCTCGGCCCTGGTTTCCACCTGGACAACGCAAAGCAGTGGGTCCGCACCAGTTTGGTCGTCGACTGCGTCAGAAGCAAACTTCTGGGCTTCCCGGATCCATGGGGTCAGATAGGCGCCCCCGTAAGTTGCGTGCTCGGGGTCGAAATTTTTACTGTCCAGGGTGAACCGACGGTGGCCGGGATCAGCCCTGAGCCCATGCTTCAGGATCGATGGCAAATGGGCCGAAGAGGTCCCGTGGTACATCACGATCTTGGCAGCCCGACGCTCCACCTGGGCGACACGGTACCGGTGTCCTCGGTACTGCAGCATGGCGTTTTTGATGCGCCGCTTCAATTGTGGGTACACCTGCTTTCGGTCCACCGCAAGCGCCAAGTACACCGTGTGGGCGGTGTCGTCCACTTGATACACGAGCCGGTAATCCCCCACGACCACCCTGTACCAGACTTGACGGAAGCCACGCAACTGAATGTACCCCATGGGACGTGGGTCGTCCTGCAGTTGCATAAACGTGACCACCATTTTGGTCAACACGCTATTGTGCCCGATTTTCTGCAAATCGTGCTCAAACTCAGGATGGCGAACCAGCTTGTACAGGGTGGCCGAATGTCTGCGACGCTGCGGCGTGGGCATTACACGGTACTCCGACACGACAAAATATTGAAGGGGGCAGGACTACGGGGTCTGGAAATCAGGAAGCAGACGACGAACCATCGCGTCAACGTCGTCGATGTACTGGTCCTTGGGGGTCGCGGCACGGTCGTTCAGCACGATGTTGTCGGCCAACGACAGGTCAGGATCCCAGAGGTCCAGACCGGATGGTCGCTCTTCTTGATGTTGCACAGCGACTTTGCGGATTTTACGTGGCATCATGGCCTCCATACATTTGTACCCCAAGGGGGTTCAGCAGTCAAGCCATTTCGTTATTCGGTCAGGCCAGTGAGCAACTTGTCGGCCGGGACAGCCCTGCTGGTCATGTTCTTGAACCCGATGTCCTGGGATTCCCGATGGGCCACGTGGCCCAGGAAATCCAGTTCTCGATCCACCGCAGGGGTCAGGCCCTTTTCGGCCTGAGCAGCCAGGACCCGCTGGAGGAAATCCACGGATTCCTCGGCCATGGTAGGGGCTTGGACAACCCCGACGCGAGCCGCACAATACTGGATCACGTCGGCCTGGAGGTTCGTGAATCCATGGCGCCGTTTCATCGTCGCGTAGAACTCGCGGCCTTGCCGGTCGTTGGGGTCCTGATGAACCAGATCCTCGACCATTTGGGCGACGCGTCTACGGGGCAGCGACGCGACCGTCATGTCATTCTCCCAGATCGGGATCTTGGAGATTTCGATTTCCAGATCGTACGGCTTGGCTGAATAAACCGAAGCCCGACGATACCGCTGGGGCGGCCCCACCACCTGGAACCGAGGGTTCAGCAGGGATGCCCCGGCACCAGCGGGCCCGCCTGGGGGCGGTGCCGTGGTCTCGGACGCCGCTGGTGCAGCCGTGGGCTCCGCAGGGGTGCCACCGGCCCCGCCACCACCCAGAGGTTCTGCCCCGAGGTCCAAGCCGCCACCAGCACCCCCGGGTTCACCAAGGCCACCTGTTTCCGGGCCACCGAGGTCCAGGCCGCCAGGAGCCTCACCACCGAATCCAGCCCCACCACCACCGATGCCACCTTCCTCGTCAAACCCATATTGCTTCCGCTGCTTGTCCAAAGCCTGGCGCAACCCGTAGATCTGGGCGCGGTCGCTCAACTCGGACTTCTGGTTCTGAAGTAAAGCCTTGAAGTCGTAGCCGGCCGCTTGAGCCCATTTTCGGATCTGGACCGGGATGCCCTTCTCCTCGAGCTGCACCAGCATGTCCCAGTAGTCCCGGTCGGCCGTGGGCTCGAGCGGGCGGTCCCACTCGACCGTTGGGAGCAACAGGTTGGACTCGTCGTGGTGCTTGCCGGAAATGCGGATCCGGTGGCTCAGTTCTGCCTGGGTCCGCTTGATGAACTTGTGGCGTTTCGCCAAGGTCTTGTAGATCTTGTCGGTCAGGATCCGGCGGGTGAACAACTCCCGGACCGCCCGGAGTTTCTCCAGGAACGCCGACAGGATCTTATCCATGGTATTGAAGTTAGTTTCACCTGTCAATATATTTTCACTAAGTCCAAGGGCCCGCATCTTCGCTTGCGTGAGGAAGTCCCAGTCGTCCCGGATGTTCACAACGGAATCCTTGGACCCCACTTCCGTGAGGGTCACGCCATTGCGGAACGCGAGCTTGCCGCCCACGGGGTCGTCTTCCGCGGCAAACATCTGGTCAATAATCTCGGAGATTTCGCCGGCCGTGTAGTCCTCGGGAACTGTCGCAAGCCACACGGGACCAGCGCGGCGCCTGGCCCCCGCGATGCTGGCGTCCATGATGGCCTTCTCGTAGATCTTGAACGGAAGGATCCGGCACAGATAACTGGTGCCGTACTGGTCGGTCGCGTGCTGCTGGCGAGGAAGGAAAACCGTGTCCTCGTGGTCCAGCGGAACCGATTCCCCCGCGATCATAGCGCGCAAAACCATCGGGTCGGTCGTGGCCCGCTGTTCCATGGCCCGGGGGTCGTCCGACAGGGCCCAGTCGCGCTCGTCACTACTGGGCTGCCAGTCGATCATCGGGGCCATGGACCGGAACGGCGGCACCTTGATCCGGACGAAATCGGGGTCCAGGACCTTGTGGTCCACCCAGTAGCCCAGGCGCTTGTCCGGTTGCATGAAAAAGACAAACCGCCCGATCGTCAGGTAGTCATGGAGCAGCAACGGAAACTCAGGAATAATCCCGCAGGCCGTCGTGGCATCCTCGTAGAGGTGCATGACGGTCGGGTCGTCAATGTCGCTCAGGATGACGTTCCGGGAGAACGCCATGCTACACCAATATTCCGTGGCGGGCCCTGCGATCGCGTCGTACTGGAGGATGTTGCGGAAGATCTTGTTCTGGGTCTTGATGTCGGTCGGGAGGAAATCCTCTACCAATGTGGGGGCTTCGGCTCTCTCGTACATCGGGGTGTAGACCTGGCGGTTTCCACCCAATGAACCAGAGATCCCTGAGTACGGATCCATGGAGGCACGGCGCAGAGCCGCCGGCACCCTCGGGGGCTGCTTGTACACCCCGACCTTCCGCTGTTGCGGGAATCGGTATAGCCCCGTGGTGTAGTCATATCTGGGCGGTCTAAACACTTGCCACCTCTAAGTATTCCTGTGGTATTTTACAAGTCAGGACTGGTCTACCAAAGGGTAATGCGACAATCCACGCAATGCCGGGCTTCCGTGTAGTCCGCGAGCTTGACGTTCTTGAGGGCCTTGCTGCACCGCGGACAAATCCCCCGGGCCAGCGCGGTGTCCAGGTTGCTGTAGGCAATCTGGCTGCCGTCTTCGGCCCCCTGGGGCACCTGAACCACCACGTCGCTCTGGACCTGCTGGACCGGGGCTACGGGCTGCTGCTTGGCCCGGTTGGCTGCATTGAGGACTTCCTGCATGATGGTGTCGAACGTGGCGGTTTCCCCGTAGGCGGTCCGGAGGGTTCCGGCCACCCGGTAGACTCCACCTTGATCAAGTTGCACACCAGACTTCTCGGCAGCGGCACGAACGTCGTCATAAATAGACATTTTTGATCTTCCTTATAGGGCCCCGGGGCCCATGGGGGCACCCTGACCGCGCCCGCGATTTCTACCACCAGGACCACGACCACGTTGCCCAGCACCACCAGCCCCGCTCCCGTGGCTTGACCGACCGAAGAACAGGGCAACGGGACGGTCAGCAGCCCTGTTGCCCTCGACCCGCTGGTTGTGTCGGTAGGCTTCGCGGTACTTGGAAATGAAATGGTGGGCCAGCACGACCGTACGGAACAGGTCGTCATTGCCGTTGGTAGGTTTTGACAGCGTCTTAGCTCGTTCGCTCACGGTCAGGAGTTGAGCTTGGGCATGGGCCCTGGGCCACTGGGCTCTGTCGGCCAACGGGACCGTCAAGACCTGTTTCCACGGAACCTCCGGCTTGGCCATGAAAACCCGCATGCCACAAAGGTCGTCGCGGAACATCTCAAAGTCTTTCCACTTGAGACTGTACCGTTGGGCGTCGATCTTGTAGTTGGTCCGGAGGTCCGCGACGGCGTAGCCAGATTCCCAGCGGTCGTACGCGACATGGACGCAGTGAAGTTGCTTAACCAGCGGGACCACCAGTTCGTTATAACACCAGGCCAGGTCAACCGATGCCGTTTTAGTCGGGGCCAACTCCACGAGTTCTTCGACCAGCATGCCGTCCTGTTCGGGGTAATAGCGCGAGACACACAGGGCGAAACTGTTGTTCCGCTCTCCGTTGTCCACCGTGATACAACGGGGCATTGACTTGTCGTTGACGATCCTGGTCAGTTTGGCCCGCAGGAGTGCCACATCTGTCTCGGTCGGTTCCGTCAAGAGGGTCACGTCAAAAACGTGAGGTGACTTTTCCACCGTGGTGACATCAACGATTTTCTCATCCTGGATAAATGGGTTGGCGGCCCGCTGTGGTTGCGCACCAAAGTCTCGCGTAAACGTCACGGGGGAACCAGCGAATTCCTCACGGATCAGGTTTTCATTTTCCTTGGGGTTAACTTCCCAGGTCGGGTACCTAGTGAAGTACATCCGGAACGACTTATCGGCAATGGCAGCCCGCTGCTCAATCGGATCCCCGATGTCCAACGGGCTCGACACGTTCACCATGTAGCCATCGAGGGCATGGTAATCGCCGAGTTGATCCCGGCGACTTTCCGCCGCCGACCTGATGGTCCGGAGCGAGTTGGTCAGGGAGGTGAAGACTTCTGTGCCGTCGTGGATCGACGCCCGCTTGGTCCCGTTGCTCGCGAACGAAAAATGACCGAGTTCGTCCAACGCCGAGTTATGGACCACAACGCCACTACCAACAAACGCATGGTCCGCGCTATCCACAGCAAGGTCGTACACTGTCTTAATCCCAAGATTTTTAATCTCGGTCACTGGAATCCATACAACACCAGTGTCCACCAGTGCTTTGGCTCGCCCACACAGTTCAGGGTCTTCCATCTCCAGGCAGCGCAAAGCATGATTTTCAGACACCTTATTAAGACTACTACGCACATACGCAGAATAGTACACGCTGCTTTTGCCATACATAACGTTTCCGAAATATGGGTGCAGAAATGGTATTTTGTACGCGTCGTGGCGCATATTGTAAAAAACAGTGCTCACGTTTTTGCATTTGGTCACGCAAGACAAATGTTTAGCCAGTTGAGTAGAGGCTAACTTGTTTAACCCCAACTGGTACAGCGCATTGTGCTCGCGGCTACGTCCAGGTTTACGCTTTCGGCTTTTTGTTAAAGAACTGACTATTTTCAAGTTCAGTAGAAGCAACTGGATTTGCTGTAGCAACTTTTTACTGCAGGACGCCATTCTTATGACGCCACCGCTGGAACAACCATCTCCCTCAATGTAAGCGGACAAAAATGCCAATACCACCCGCCTAGGTGCCTGCAAGATAGCCCACGGCACAGATTTGGTTGGGGCCGTACTGGGGGCCATACCAACATAGCGCAGAAAATCTTTAATGACCGCATAGGCCACGCTGGCCTTGTACCCCATTTTCTTGCCCTTGGACGGCATGAACTGTGTGATACGTGGAATAACCCCGAACACGCGAGTGTAGCATGCCACGAAATGGTTCATGACCTGCATGTCTGTGTTGGTGAACGTAAACTCAATAGCGTTCTCGGCAAAAGATCCTTCCGAAACATAGTACCCCAGTAGGTAGCCCATGTCCTCGGTCATTTCGCTGGGGAACACAGCGTTATCCCGATCCTTGAACTTATGATTCAGAAGTTCCCGACTGAGTTCCGCTAGGTTGAAGGTCTCGGTCGCCATAAAACGGCAACCCGAGTTTCTTTCCCCGCCCTTAATAAACTCTTTCCTGATCACCCCACGTCGCATCAGTTTCTTGGTTATGGAATAAATATGCTTCACACCCGCGTATGCCTGCAAATCCTTGGCGTAGAACAGATCCTTGTGCTGGTCGATGTACTCGTAGGCACGCAAAATGCGCTTCGGAGCACGCTTGGGCACGTACGTCAGGGGAAGATGATCTGGGAACTTTGCACCCAACGCCACCGCCACGTAATCACCGAGATTTATTTCTCCGGCGCGCTTCCACACCACCGTAAGGTCAGGATTCAGCACACGCACGCGATGCTCGGGGGTGGACTCCAAAGAGTAGCCCCACCGCAACCCCAACCGCATGACCTGCTTTTTGCCTACCTTAGTGTGGCCTACCACATCATGCAGATGACCACCCAAGTAAACCTTGCTGTCCAGTAGGTCGTCACCTTGTCGTAGCGAAAGCAGCCCATGGTCAGTGTTCACCAGGGTGTTGCCAGGTAGGCAAAATACTCTCGTAGCCCCACGGAGCGTCACGTTGTTTGCTGCCTGGACATGTGCAGCCAAACGTTTGCCAGGGAAAACCAAAAAGGTCTGCTGCCGGTGGTACAGCATGAGCCCCAACCGCTTGGACTCCTGCTTGAGATACTGGACCACCTGCTTGAACCACGGGGAAGCGTCAAAAGCGTTCAGGAAAGGATCCCACAAGTTTTCCTTTCCTTGGCCACGGGTCGGCGAAACAAACGAAGCCTGCAGGACCCCGTTGGTCGCGAGTCGGTAGTACCTGGACGGATTCGGCATCGCGAGCAATCGGTGGAGGATGTAGGTCCAGATGAATGACGCGGTTGTGATCGATTTCCCTGACCGCTGGCCCCAGATGCCAACCAGCTCGTTGGGCGGAACCGGTCGAGGCTCCACGCAGGGGTCCCACCTGTTAAACTTGCCATACCGTGGGTCCTTGATCCAGTCAGTAAGGATTTCGGTACGGTTTCGCTTGCAGTTGGGGCAGACACCACGTTGCAATAAACTGTAGTGGGAAAGGGCATTGGCGGGTGAGTCGTCTACCCGGGCGTCGTGGATGTATTCCACGTCGCTGCAGAAATAACAGGCGTCCTCGAAAAACTTCACCAGCACTTGGATCTGCCGGGCGAACAGATCGGTCTCGTAGTTGAGCCACTGATGCCCGCGGCACCATTCCACGCAGTTCGGTGCTTCCGGGAACTGCTGACCAGAGAACACCGAGGAATCCAGGTCAGCCGCGATGGCCTGCCGGACCATCGCGACCGGATCAGGCAGGCCAGAGTCGTCTCTGATTTCCTCGCCGAAATCAATATCGTCCTGTACCTTGGTGGGCAAGGCGTTGACGACATCCTGGTCAAAGGAGTCCTGGTCCGGCGTGGCAACAGGTTCTGGACTAGCAGTAGGGCCTGGTGCAACCGTGAGGTCGTCCAGGTCAATAGCACGGCGTCGTTTCATCGAGGATGGGACCCATGCCGTTGGCGACGCTGACGCTTTTCAGCCAAGACCTTGCAGGCAGCTCTCGCCAGCATCGCGGTATTTCGGGCTTCCAGGACCGTGGCCCGCATGGCCTCGAGAAACGCCGCGCGAACCGGGTCACCTTCCTCCTCGAACTGGGCGATCACGGCCGTGATGCACCGTTCGCCCGCGTCATCCTCGATCGTGATCCCCGAGGTCGTGACTTCATCGCCAAGATCGATGTCTTGGTCTGAATCCAGGGTGTCTAAAAAGTTTTGACGTGCGTCAGTTGCCATCGCGACCGGCCTCCAGGATACCCCTGACCAGCAAGGCTAGGTCGTGGATCGACTGTCTCATGGTATTGAAACTGTTGGTCCACAACTTCAAGTCATGCCGATAACTTTCAGTCGAGACGTAGCGGCGCATTTCCTGGTCGGTACGGTCCAGACCAGCCAACACCTTGTCGACATCTCGCCGGAGCAACTGCATGGTCTCGCCAAACCCCACGGACTGGTGACGAGTGCAATTCTTTTCCATCGTGTCGACCGTGGCCCAGATCTCCTGGACGGCGGCGGACTGCTGCTGCTTGACATCTTGGAACGCTTGGGCCGCGAACTCTACCGCGGTCTTGAGCTGTTGGAGTGACGCCGCCAAAGCCCCGACCTGTTGGTCACAGTAAAGTTTCAGGGCCGCGGCCTGTTGCTCCGCTTCTTTGCGCTGTTGTTCCTCGTCACGCTTTAACGCGTTGGCCCTGCGGGACAGGAAAAACGACACGATCGAGGTTCCAACCGACAGCACCACGACCACGATCCCTCCCACCGACTCCCATGATTTCAAATCGGCGGCAAATGTCCACATTTAGGCATCCTGGGGCGGCGCCTTCCGGAGCGTCGCGGCTTCATAAAACGAAATTAAAAGGTCGGCGGCGTCACCCTGGACCGCTGGGCTGGCCAGCAGGAGCGGCATGATCCCGTCAATAATGTCTCGGTCACGATTAATTTGGTTCTCTTGATCATCAGGTGTTTCCCGGGTGGGAAACAACGCGGTCCAAAACACCGGGACCGCCAAGGTAAAGAGCAGCCCGAAAGCCTCAGCGGTCGATGCACCCGACCCAACCTCAATCCCGTCCTGCAGGACCACAACCTTGCCCTGCTGGTCTTCCAGGCCGAAAAGATGTTCTCCAACCTGTAGGGCGACCGGCAGGACCCCAGAGGTGTCGGCGGTCTTGACCGCAGCGTTGTGGGCCGCCAGTTCCCCCGCGACCGACTCGGGTGCCGTCGTCAGGGTAATGGTGGCACGGTACCGCTGGGGATCCTGGGCTACCCCCTCGGCCTTGACATCAATGTCCTCGCGCTGGACCTTGAAAATGTCCACGGATTTCTTGACCGCCGACGACACAGCAGTTTCATCGGTTGAGTCAACCGTGTAGACCACGGTGGCGTCGTCGATCCGCTCCATTTTCTCTTCCACGACGAAAACAGGGGCCAGGTGGAGTGACAGGAGATCGCGCAGTTCCTGCGCCATCGCCATGATATCGACGGGAGTGGGCATGGGGGTACACCAGAACCACTGTGGGTCCTTCCATTAAATATTAACGTGGTGGGCCGAGGCTACGGGGATGGGGACCAGCTAGAACCAGCCGGTTACGACGGGAGAAGGGGGCTAGCAGTGGACCAATGGATACCGCTCGGGGTGTCGCATCGTGGCGTAGTCTAGGTCTACGTCAAGGGCAGGCCAACAGACTTGGCCACCCATGTCATCGTACTGCTGTAGCAAGACCATAGGTTGGCCAGCGAACCACGGGAAATCCGTGAACAACAGGACAACGTCGTCGCCATCAGGTTGCTGGTCGTACAGGCGCAGCGTTAGTCCTTGTCCGCTAACCGCGACGATCTCTAGTGGGCGCACGGGGAAACCTCTTCTGCCAATCGGCTACAAAAACGTCTAGGTGTTCCTCAACCATTTCCTGAAAAACGGCCAGTTCCGACGGACTAAACCCGAACGTTTCGGTCGGGGACTCGTCCAAAGAAACTTCCAGTCTCCCGTCGCGCTCTAGCCAAAATCTGGCCATTTTGGTGGCTTGTCTAGGATTACGCCCTTCGCACACATGAATGTGCATTCTAGGGTCTTCCCGACTGTTGACGAAAAACTTGTACGACCGTTCCATCAACAAAACAGGCGGAGACATGGCACTACGGTAACTGGTGGGATGGTTAAACATAGGGGTACTGTAGCATGGCGAGGCAAGACAGTCAAGAAATCCCTTGCCTCACCACAAGGTAAAAAGTTTTATCTAATGGCTTTGGATCCAGCATTACCTTGGATCCCTTGAGAAAAGTGGCTGGGGATGTCGTCCACGCTCCAACACCAGTGGCAGTTTTTCGTCGGGGTCGTCGCGGTCCTGGCGGCCTCCTGGTAGCACATGACCTTGGTCCAGTAGGTGGCGGTCACCATGCAGCGCCGCTGGCTGAATCGGCAACGCCCTTGACGCTCGAGGGGAAGAGCATCACACCCCATCTTGCGGCACTGCTCGACCCGCCGATAGTAGGGGCCACCGTTGTACCGGTTCAAGATGCAACGCTCAGGTGTGCTGTCCAGGTGGATTTTTTCACGGCACCAGACCGCGTGCTTGGCCAACTCGTCGGCCGCCAACATGAATGACTCAGCCGGGTCCTGCTGGACTTGCTTGCAGCGAGCCAACACCCACTTCGGACGCCCCGAGAAATTCTGCTGGGTAACTCCACAGTCCTGGCTGCAATACTGGTACCCAGGGGTCTTGCACCGAAAATCAGGCCGAACTGCCGGCGTGAAGTTGGACTCGACACGCGCCACCGCGACCAGCAGGTAGGGGTCAATCCCATGGCGTCGAGCTGCTGCCAAGATGAACTTGGCGTACTGGGCAGCCCTATCGTCCGTGACCGGAACCCCCCGGGCCTCCAGGGCCTTGATGGCCCTGACGATCATGGCGTCGGTCGGCAGTGTCGTGGGCGCCACGATGCCGGGCACGAACGTCCGGATAGCATCGGGCACCGTGGTGTCGTGCTGCTGGGGAATCGCCAGTAGCAACAGGATGAAGATTAGCGACATGATTGATCCTTTCGCCGGGCCATCCCGGTGGTAGACCACCAGGAACACCCTGGTGGGTAAGTAGGATACATTAACGTACAGATCAAAAACTACTTAGTAGATAGCCGCACGAAGTTGTTTAAAATGGGGTGGTTGTCCACGCTGGACAACTGGCCTAATTTAGACAAGCGACTTGAGCGCCACGATGAACTCGTCAGCCGTAGTTCTGAAGTCCACAACGTTAGGGTTGCTATCAGTCAAGGCCGCAGCAATGCTGGCAACACAGTTGGGATTTTTAGCCAAGGCCGTCATAACGGCCCAGGAAGCTACGGTAGCGTTGAGCCGGTATTGCTCGAAAGCATCCCAGGTCTGGGGCACCCATGCCCTGACGATCTTGGCCATGACGTCGGCGTAGACTTGGATTTCATATTGGGCGTGAGGGTCGGTCCTGAGCACGATGAAGTGCAGTAGATTTCGCAGGTCGATTTTGAAAATGATTTCCGTGTAGGTGCCGAGGGGCAGCACAATCCTGGCGGTCTCGCGTGCCACACCCGCGTCCAGACCAACATGGTACTGGTCAAAATCGGCTTCGCAGACGCTCCGCATACCAAAACTTTGTCTCCGCGCCGTCAGTTCGTCGACGGGTTCGGCGCTACCTTGCTTGTTGATCGAGTCCTGCTTGCGGATATGCTGATTTTCAGGAATGTAGAACTCGTTGGGCAACTCGCTGTAGCGTCCTGACATTTCGTTCGGTGACGCGGTGCGGGTGCGTAGAATCTGCCGGGCTACGAAAATGGGCAACCGCATATGCAGTTTGATCTCACACTGCTCAAAGGGCGTCAGGTGCTCGTGCCGCATCAAATAATGGATGAGCTTGGCGTCTCGCACGAGGTCAATTTTCGCCCTGGTATTTCCAGTGGAAAGCCTGGCTGCCCGGCAGACATCGTGGTCATCGCCCATTAAATCGTCGAGCCGGACGAACCCATGGTCCAGGACGTCGGTGTGCTCGAACTGCTTGACCAGGGCTTGGCGGGTTTCGTCAAGAAGCATTAAACACCTTTTCGGGCAAGTTTGAACCGGCGGGGCCGCACGGTCCATTTGAGCCGGTGCAGCATCCGACGATACTGCAAAGTTTGACGGGTCATGTCAACCAGAATGGTTTCCAAGTCCCGGTTGACCCGATTCTGCTGGGCCAGCCATTTGAGCACGGTGATCCGGTCCACTGTGGGGCCCTCGGGCTTACGCTTGGCCATCAGCGTGGTCCCATCGGCGGTAGACCACCAGGCATCCCTGACGGCACCACCAGGCCGCTGCCGGTACACTGGGGGCACTGCATCCCGGGGCGGTCCAGCCCTACGGTAAAGGCTTGCCCGACGATCTCGTCGTGCTCACCCGGCCCGGCCATCAGGACCCCGTCGGCCCTGACGTGCAGAAGCACGGGCCTGACCTGCATGGCCACCTGGGCCTGACACCTGGGACAAACCATCGGGATCACCATCACCATGGCGCCGGGTGGCAACTGCTGGACCTCGGGCTCCTGGTCAGGCTGATCTGGCTCCTTGGTAGAGCGAGCTGGTGTACCATCCAAATTAATTAATTCACCCATCTGGATCCTTTCGGCGGGCCCAGTGCCCGCCTGGTTGCATTTTACCCGTTATTTCGCCAAATGCTCAACGCATCGGCAATACTGGACCGCCGTGAGGCACAGGGCCACCCGCACGGTGGCCTTGCCACAGACACAGCATTGCTGTCGAGTTTTATTTTGCTCCACGGCTTCCCGGAGGGTCCAGATTTTCTGGGGGGGTGCTCTCGACACAGAAAAATTTTTGTAGTTTTGAGACTACGTTTTCTGTCGTAGCAGTATCACCAACAAACCCCCATATGTGCACACCCGTCAGATTAGTATTCTGCTGTGGCGTCCAAGGAAGAACAGGAGATAAATACAGATGTACAGCATTAGTAAACGCGATCTCGCCGAAAAATAGTTCTCTAACCTCCTTGTTTCTTTCCACGTGGTAAGTACAACCGTGGCCATTTGCATAGTTATGACCTATCAGTGTTTCTAAAATACCTTTACCTGCGGCAGCGTGGGCAGCAGCATCGGTTCGAATGGTGAACACACCAAGTTTCGTTAAACCCAGCATGACACCATACACAAGGTCAAAAAAGGTCACCATCACAATACACCTCCTTGCCTAAATATCCATGCCTTCGTACTGCCGGCGGTACCGCTCCATGATGGTGCCATCAGGGTCGGGCCAGATTTTGTCAGGATTGACCCTGAACCTCCCCTGAGTTGAAGCCCAGGGGTTCCGAGGTTGTCGATGTTCCATCTCTCCACGGTTCTCGCTCACGCTACACCTCCGTGGCCTCGACGAAACGGCTTTACCTCTTTGACAGACGATCCGCTCTGACGGTCAGGACCGTAAGGGTTGGCAGAGCCTCCCCTACTCGCAGATTGGTTGAAACTCGACGCCGCCTGTCGCAGCAGCGGTTCCGCAGCCGCCCAGTCGGTTTTCAACTGGGAAACGTCGAGTCGATCGTGTTCAACGTAGCGGGCCAACCACGCGGAGTACAGATCGCGCTGCACTCTGGTACCGTCTGGAAATTCATGGTACCGCTGGCTCAGTGGCTTTTTTTTGCACTGACCAGTCATGTGGTCAAACTGCGAGAGCTTCGTGTGGTACGTGGAAAACTCCGTCACGGAAGCACCGGCACTTTCAGCCTTGCGCTTGAGGATCGAGATAAACATACCGGGAGCCCTACACTGCACGCTACGTCCGAAATTGCGCTGAAAAGATTTATAACTCACGGCCTCCGTTTTGACCGTGTTGCCCAAGGCCAGGACCCGGTTGGCCAGTTCGCCTTGGGCGCATTTGCGTTCTGCGGCCAGACGACGCTCAAGATCGGCTTTTCCGGCCGCTAAAGTGCGGTACCGCTTGGATTTGGTGGTGGCCCGTGCACCCCGGCGATGGGTACCATTTGGGTTGTACGCCTGGGGATTGGTGGCACGGCGTGATCGGTCCATGGCCCGCTGGATCAACTTGATCCTCCGTGCTGGTGGCTCTATACCAGCGCAGAAGGTTTCCAACTGAGCGGTGTCCTGTGCCACGATCGCGATGGTGCTGGGCCCGATGTCCAAACCCACAGTTCCGTCACCTGTTGGGTGTCGCGCTTTCCTCGGGGCTGTGCCTTCCTGGATCAATTGGCAGTACCATCTGGTTGTGGTCCCGATAGTACGGCGCAGTATTCTGACATATTTTGTCCTGCATTTAAGGGCCTGGGCTTGCCAACCACCTCGGTCCTGTGGGTCCAGTAACAATGGCAGCACTAATCCAGCCCATAAGATCATGGGCACCTCATGTACAACCCTGAAACGAACTACGTCGTTAGCTTTGCCCTCAACGCTGTGGAGCCTGTTGTACCCTTTGAATCGAGGGCGACCGTGTTTCCCGAACATATACTGCTGTACAGCCTTGAAAGCCCTGAGGCTGGTGGTCTGGGTGTCGTGGGAGCCAAGATGGTCCCCGATCCAACAGGCGTCTCGGCATTGCTCGGCGAATTTCTGGATGGAAGCCGGTGAGAAGCCAAACTTTTCTAGGGTCGCCTTGAACGCCTCGGTGCGTTTCTTTTTGGGCAGTTTCCTGGCGGCCTGCCATGCTTTGGACTCCCGCATCAGAGCAAGCCGCCGCAGTGACTCACCCAAACAGGCGTTGTAAATATGGCGGGCCGCCTCCATCCTGACGGACAGTTCTACCTCGTCGGCCTCGGTGGTCCGGAGAGGAAATTCCGCGATGAACGTCGGGGTAAACTTACAAGCCATTGTAGGTATTTCTGATTCTCGACGTACACTGTTTAAGCGCAGTTAAGTGTGCTTCCCCACCTTCAAGCCATTCAAACGTAAACCTTTGTCTGCCAGTCTGACTCGGGTTCATCTTGCCTCCTGGATCAACGAGCAACACCCTCTGTTTTACGCGCCTCCTGGACCTCCTCGAGACGTTTCTGGGTTGCCTCGTAGATTCGTCGGAAAACATCAGTCGGGAGCATCTCCTTCGCGACCTCAAGAAAAACCTTGGAAAATGGCGGAGTGCTCACGGCACTGATCTGTCGGTTGATCTCCTGCAACTTAATCGACCAGAAAGTATTTCGCTCGACCAACTCGGCCCGCAAGGCGTCATACTGGCGGCGCGACAGCACGGTCGTTTTGGCGTCAGCTTTCAGGGCCTTCAGTTTCTCACAGCCAAGTTCAAACTGCCTCGCAACAATATTGCGCTGCTGATTCAAGGGCAGTTCTTCAAGATTTTCTGGTGCAACCAAGTCGAAGAAGTGCCCACGCGGGCTCGGCACAGTTGACCGAGAGCCTGACCGTGTCAGCCAAGCATGTTTGTCATTTTTAGCAGTACCGTAGCCGTGCATGGATTAGCTTTCTGACTATGGGCCCGCACGGTTCCGATCCGTGTTCATGGGGTTATGAGCCCCAGATCCTAGCCAGTAGATGACAGGCCCTCAAACCTTTACCTGAAAAATTGACCCAAGGGCCGCGGACCATTAGGGTTGGTTATGGTGCCCCGCATCTGAGCATCAAATCCTGTCCGCGACCCATGGGCCAAACCGTTGTTTAATCTCCCGAATCAATGGTCCAGTCGACCTGGACCCAGTGGGTTAGGTGCAAGTGATCCTGGTGGTTGCCTCGTCCCCGAGCCGCGATACTGAACCGCTGGCCCTGGCAGCCCGGCCCCACCACGATAGAATTGCTCGCGAGCCACTGGACCACATGGTCGGGGATCTCCGAGATACTCCAGATGGTGTAGGACAAGGCCCTGATGCAACCACCCACGGGGCGATCTGGGCCCCGCTCCACCAGAACCGTGCACGTGCAATACTGGTCAATCGGCATTAGAGGATCCCCTTATCCTGATAATAGCGGGGCTGCTGGTCCGGGGTCCAGTCCGCCAGGATCTCCTGGATCTCGGGCTCGGTCGAGACCCTGCGGCCCAGGGCCCAAGGGAACTCCTCGTCGCCCTGTCGATACCGCTGGGTCAGGTACTGAGTCTCCGCGACCACCACGTCAGGGCAGAAACCGAACTGGCGAGCAGTTGGGTCCACCACGAAGTCCCCGACCATGCAGAAACAATGGCCCTCGTCGGCCGAAATGCAGAAGTCGGCCTCGACGCCTTGGTCCCGTAGGGCGCGGAACAACAGCCACGAGGCCACGGCACAGGCACCATTGAGATCCTGGGGGTCCCACCCGAGCCCCGGGGGCTGCTCGGGCACTCGGGCCAGACGAACCAGCACCTGGTCCACTTGGTTTCTGATTTCGGTCGTGACCTTGGGGTCCATGTAGGTACTTTACCGTGGACCCAGGCCGATGTCAATCTTTTTCTACTGGACCGAAATCTTGTGGGCCTGGGTAGCCTTGCCTCGCGGGACCGTGAGGGTCAGGATGCCGTCCTGGTGTTTGGCCGTGATGCTCGCGACGTCCACCTCGTCGGCCACGTGGAACTCTCGACGATAAACAGTGGACTTGAATTCTTGACGAGTCGGGTCTGGCGTCCCGGGGATTTCCGACTTCCCCTGGATCGTCAGGATGCCTCGATCCACCTGGATGTCGATGGCATCGCGGGGCACCCCAGGCATCTGGACCTGCACAATGTAGTCTCGGTCCTGGGGGTACAGGTTGCACCTGGGCACCACAGGGTCATCGTGGTCCTGGTAGTCGTGGCGCAGCAGAGAATCAAGTAGCGAAGCATACGGAGAGAACATGGCTGTGGGCCTCCTTGGAAATTGTGGGGCCCAAGATAAGGTGGGTTAGGACGGTGTCAAGGGGACTTTAGCCAGGATACCGGAACCGCCCGCCCTGCCAGTTTTCCAGGTCGATGCCATCGGGGTCTCGGTCCACGACATAATCAGGATTCAACGGGATTTTGCCGCCACCACCAGGTAGGTCAATGACGAACCTGGGGATCCCGTAGCCACTGATCTTGCCCTGAAGGTGCCGCAGAATCCCAACACCCACTTGGGGATCAGTGCGGAAATGGCTGGTTCCTGGGACAGGGTCGCACTGATAGAGGTAGTAGGGGCGGACACGATTCTTCAGCAACTTGACCATGAGGCTCCGGATGACCTCAGGGTCGTCGTTGATACCCTTGAGCAGCACGGTTTGAGCGCCCAGGGGGCACCCGCAGGAAGCCAGTCGGTTCAACGCGGCTTCGGCCTCCGGGGTGATCTCGTCGGGATGAGTGCAGTGGATTGAAATCCACGGATGAAATCGGCGTAGCACTTCGCAAAGGTCAGGGTCAATCCTTTGGGGCAAGACCAGCGGAACCTTGGTCCCGATCCTCACCATCTCGACGTGCGGGATGGCCGAGAGCTTCGCCAGGATCGTCTCGATCTGGCCGGTCGGGAGTGTCAAGGGGTCACCACCCGAGATCACGACGTCGCGGATTTCTGGATGCTGCCGGATATACTGGATGGCCTCGTAGTTGTAGCCGCCGTTACTGCGGCCGACCTGCCTGGACCTCGTGCAGTACCGGCAGTACGCCGCACACTGGTTGGTCACGAGCAAGAGGACACGGTCTGGATAGCGGTGCACGAGACCTGGAACAGGGGAGTCGTGTTCCTCGCCGAGTGGGTCCTGCTGCTCGCAGGGCGCCACAATCAACTCGGCAACGTCGGGCACGACGGTGCGGTGCAACGGGTGGTCAGGGCCCAACTGCTCCAGCAGGTCCCAGTAGTACGGGGTGCAGCGGGCCGGGAATGGGACTTCGGGGCCAGGCGGCGCGAAACTATTGGACAGCTGCCAGGTCCAGTCGTGCCAATGGATCTGTTGCTTGGACTGGGAGAAATCAGGGATCAGCGAGACGTCGTCACTAGGGTCGGGAACTGGGTCCACTTGAACAACTCCTTTCGGGGGTTTGGTTAAGATTAACGTGCGGGATCGTGAAAACAGGACGGACTACTCGGCCGAGGGTTTACAGGACTCATCTTGGAGTTTACGAATCCACATTGAATGGGCGTGGGTAAATACCGCTGGCTTGTCCACCAATGTTACTTTAGCCTTGCCAGTAACTCCACGAGCCATGGCACACAGCGCAGTGCAGTCCATCACGAAATCTTGAGAATCCCTCGGGATAGCAGTGAGGTCTTGTGGGTCTGCGGCGTTCAGGGCGCACTTCATAGAAGTGCCATAGTTGGTTGTTACATACTGACAATCGTGGCCACAACAACGTCGTGCCGCACCATCAACCACTAAATCTGCCACGTGGATTTCAGCGTCCTGTTTCTCCACCATGATCTTGAACACCTGACCCAGTGTCGTCCCAATCGCGACAGTAGGCCCTTGCATCCACGGGGATGCCGAAAGACAATAGGCAATGTCGTCGGGCAAAAGATTCAGGTTCAGCAGAAGATACAGCAGGTCAGTGGCGGGTTGCTTGCTTTTGGACGCCGTGGGGTCGCTGCAGCCTCCTGCGAAAGAAAATGCCTTTTCCGCAGGTTCCGATTCGGTCACTGGAGGAGTATTAACCTGGGGCATCTTCTGCTCGTCAAGGATTTTGTTCATGGCCGCGATGATCCGGCCGCGAAGTTGCTGGAATCCTTCCTCCTCGACGAAGGGCAAGGCTCCGAGACATTTGCTGAACTGGACAAATAAATCCATGGTTCCCTGGGCATCGTGGGCGATCGACATGGCGCTGGCCTCCTTTGTTGGTGTTAGGGGCGCCGTCGGCAATAATGCCGTGAGGAGATTTTACCGACCTATTTCGTGCTCGCCTGACCAAGTTCATGAAAACGCTTGGTTGAAACTGCAGGGACTGTGTAGTCTTTATTACCGAACTGCTCTAAATCTGATTGCCAAACCCGCACGTATAACTCGTCGGTGGGCAACACGGCACTGGCTTCGATGTCGTCCAGAATATGATAGCACCCAGAGAGAACTAGCGGAGATTTTGCAGGAGAGCCATCGTCATGAACGGCCCTGCGCGTTACTGGTCGGCACACCGCCGTCACCTGGATGGTGCGGTCGGTAATCGCTGGAAACTCGTTACCTAAGTACACCGTAACGAGGCCGTCTACCGGCTCGATCATCGCGGCGATCTTGGCAAGGTATGTGACGTGACCTCGTGCCATACAATCACGCAGTTCTTTGGATCGCTTTTGCGCTTCTTGCCACATAGGCTCCCAGACCGTTTCCCAAGGCCAAGCTGGCAAATCCAGCACGACAGCAGCGTTGGGCGGGCCAGCGTCGTCATCGTCGATAAACCAGTAGTAGAGGTTACCCGCTTGTGCCAGTGGGTCCACAAGACGAGCCGTGATAAAATCCCGCAGAACTTTGGCGTTGTTGGAACCGTGTTTTGCAGGTAAATAGGGCAGCAAAAGACCCAGTAGTTGCCCCTGGGTCACGCCAGAAACGAGCAACGGGGCAAACCCATCACGAAGTCGCCGCACCATGCCCTCGTGGCCACCTTCTTCATAGTTGTAGTCTAGGTCAATACTGTCGTCCAGTTGCTCCTGGTCGTCTGACAATAGTGCACGGCGGGCGTCATCCCACACCGTCGGGGACAGATTCCATCGACACCACCAGACCAGTCGCCAGTGTGTCTCGGTAGGGTGCTCTAAATACAGTGTGCTAAATCTGCAGTCGTGGGAAAGCCAGGCCAAGCTCAAATAGTCAAGAAATCGCCGAAGCCGTGGTTGATCTATGCCTACTACGTTGCTGTGCGGAAGCGGGGCAGCCAATGCCGACATATCGTCCAGCATGGCGTCCCCAAGGCCGCAACGGGGTGTGTCTGTTGAACACGAAATTACTGGTGTCGTTTGCGTCGACATAATACACAATACTCACTTGCACCCGTCAAACAACGGCTTCGCAGACCCAGCGGTACGTTCCGTCACCAGGGTCGGTATTTTTCTGCGGTGGGGCTAAATATTGCTGGGTCAGGGTAGGGCACAGCACCACATACAAAATGGCATTGCCGAATAGGGTAACCTGCACTGGACGGCCACAAACTGTGCAGTACGCGTGCTGGCCACGAACATGAAAATCATGCTGCGGAGTTGAACCAGCGGCGTAAACACCGAACAGCTTGTGGTCATCAGGGACAACCCAGTTGAGGTCAGCGTCCAGGGCGTCCCGAAGATGTGTGGCCCCACGGGTGCACGTTAAAACCAGCTGGTCGGCAAAATAGCGCTTCACGGCATTGCTGAACGCGTACCAGCCGTCAATCCTGCAGGGCAAGAGGTCCCGCAGCCAAGAATCAACACTACCCTGTTGTAGCGCTTGGCGAACCTGCTGGACCAATGGAGCGTCGGGTTCTGGGGTATAGTCAAGCCAACACGTCATCTGGACACCTCTTTATAAGATGCTATCGGCAAACTGCTTAATTTCTTGGCCTTCCTGGTCCTGGTTCATTTGAATGATCGGAGTCTGCTGGGATACTGTCTGTTGGGACCCAGAGGCCGCAAACGGCGGTTCCTTCGGGATTTTCCCGGCTGCCATCGCGACGGCCAAATCAACCGGGTCAGTCCAACCGGTGTCTGGAAGGGTTTCTTGGTTGAGCAACCCCGTCACAACATGGTGGTCCAGTACGTGCAAAATCGCATTTTCATTAATGAGATGTGTGATCTGGTGCTTAACCACCTCTGGCTGGACAGCAGGGTCGGGTTTCTGCTTCCCCACAAACAAATGGTCTAATGCACCGGGAAGACACAGTAGTTCTGCACCCCTGGCCAACCTGGCCGCGTACGTGGCGGTACCGGTCCTGGCGTCAACCTGTCGGGTGATCAGATAAGGAACCCGGTCTTCCTTATACAACACCGTGACGACCTGGCCGTCTCGTCGCACGATTTTCCAGTAGTCCATCAGGTAGTTAACGATGCCGGCAAGGCGATCATACAGGGCGCGGCCACGAGTGCTACGGGTAGCCTGACGCTCTGCCCTGACGGCCTCAAGTCGCGCTGCACCCTCGGGGGACGGTTCTCCCGGCGTAGGGCTGGGCCCGTACCCGCCGCTGTCCTCCTGTAGCTTCGCTGCAATCTCGGCCGCTTTCTTGGTTTCATGATTCCACCGACAAATCGCCCCCCAGGGGAGTGGCGGACTCCACACTGACGAAACACTTTGGGCAAGCCAAAACCACGGAATCACCCGGAGCAAAACTAGGGTACTGTGGAGTCGGCACCTCGGCAGAACTACCTGCTGGCCTGTTGGTGCACCTGCAAGGCCAAACAATCTGGTGGAAACCAGGCTGGGCACAGAAAAACCGCCAAAAAGCTAGGTCGTCCAACACGTCTTTAGGTTCTGCGTACGCGGCCAAGTCTACGTGGAGGAGGGCGTCGCTCCCTACTGTTGCGCGCAATCTGGTCAGAAACTCCACTTCCTTGGCCTGGGCACTCTCCTGGGGATCTCCATGACACCACCACTGTGTCACCTCGTACATGCACTGCTGGACAATTTTCTCTGGCGCGGTAGCGGCCCAACGTAACCAAATATTCAACCGGGCACGGGCGTTGGCGTCCGGCTGTTGTGTCTCATGTTCAAAGTGAAGGGGCATCGGTATCCTCATGGTCAACAGACGGTGCTGTCTGGACGAAATCCGGGTGACCAGGATGGTCACGGGGCAGCAAAAAGTTGAACTTGGGTTCCTGGGGGATGGCCCCCTGGGCGATCACGGTGGTCAGGTCCATGGGACCGAACCAACCGGCGTCGCACCTAACTGCTTCGGTGCCGTACCACCCCTGGTTCTTTTTCACGGCGTCCAGGTGGTAGTATAGGACTGCTTGATGACCCTGCAGAGTCGCGGCAAGTTGGTCAGCCCACTGAGCCAACGCGGCAGGGTCCGTATAACGATCAAAAACCCCGCAATCACGTTTTGCCCCGCGCCACTCACCGACATAGAAGTCACGCGAGTCCCCATTCCTCACGGAGGTTGTCACAAGGTACACCACGGCATTTTCACGATACAACACCAGGATTGTGGCTGCACTCCTGTCTGGTAGTCGATGGTGGGCAAGAAGGTGCTGGACGATACTGCGGGCTTTGTCCTGTGCCGGTCTGATTTTGTCTTTATGCAGTCGGCGCTCTGCTTTGACGGCCTGGAGCGCCACGACATCTTCGGGAGAAGGCCCCACGGGCTTAGGTACATACGCGGTAATCTGGTCGTCTTCAGGAACCACCGCGATGGTCTCGCGGTTCCACCGACATACCGCCTCGATTGCGGATGAAGCGGTCACCTCGACACCGCAGTCACGACAATGCAACGTGGCTACGCCGTCTTGGCACGTGAGCACAGGATAGTGAATCTTGATGACGTGCGGGATGCCATTGTGGTGGCGAACCAGAGTAGTGATGCCGTCGGGGATATCCGTAGGCTCGGCACACGGAGCAACCGCTGGGTCAAGGTTAGTACAGCGGCACGGCGTGACCAGCTGACGGAACCCGGGAGCATGGCAAAAATCCCGCCAAAATACAACATCGTGGATGACGTCATGGGTTACGTCGTCGGCACTAGACCTGGGCGCAGTATCCGACTTACGGCCACGGAGCGCCTGGGCCACCAGAGCAGCACGATCCAGATCATACTGCTGCGCCACGGCAACCGGGTCAACTGGGTGGGCCAGGCCCCACAGGTACTTGTTGACGTCGAAGACGTCTTGAACTTCTGTTAAATACATCGGTATCCTCATGGCCCGGAAATAGGCCGAGGATCATTTTACCTGCCGGCTAACCAGGAACAGAAAATATTCCAGGATCAGTTTTTAAGCAGCGGAAGACTATCGGCCAGGTCAGCCGGTAGCACAGCCCGCACATCTTGCATGGCAGACTCAAATACAACCTTGGCAGTCCGCACGGCGTCGACGTCTTGTGCCTCCTGGAGCAGTTTCGCCAAAGCATCAGCAGCCAGGCAACAGCGTCTACGGATCGCGTGTAACTGCGCAGACCGGTGGAAGTATCCCGACCCGGCCAATGCAGCACTGACCGTATGCAAGGCAGCAATCACATCAGAATCAGACGCAGACATCCAGCACCTCTTGGTAGCAAGACTTTACCGATGAGTTTTGACCCGAAAAAGAGAAAACTAACCGGTGGGCTCCCAGCGATGCACCGCCAATGTTTCGACCGCAAAAGCCGCCCGGATCTCTGCCACGATGTCGTTGCCGTCGGCCTGGACGTTCACCAACTGGTCAACAACCGGCCAGTAGTGCACACCAGATTTACGATACAGCAAGGCCATGGCATGGTCATTGGGCAACCTGAGGTCGTCACGGCAGTAACCGTCGGTGTAGATGTTGATCTCTCGGTCAACCCCGCCGGCCCGCCAAACGCCGCGCACATCTTTTCACGGGTGCCGCGGGGCAGCGTAGCCGACAACATGACTACGGAAACCCGCAAAGTTTTAAGGATCTCGACCAACCGGATCAGCAGCGTGCTCGTGTAGGTATCGTAGGCATGAACCTCGTCCATCACGATCACCTTGCTGGCCAAACCAAACAGTCGAACGAAAGAATGGCGAGACCGCAGGCAACCCAGTAACCCTTGGTCAAGCGTCCCGACGCCCCACGGAGCCAAGATGGCCCTTTTGTTAGATGAGAACCACGGGGCATCCGCCGCACAGTACTCAGGATTGGCCAACTGCACTTTGGCATCGGCATGGACCAGCTGGAGGTTGTTGGCCTCGTGGTAGCCACCATGGTGCAAAAAATCGTGAACGCGACCATGCAGTGCGTTGGCAGTCGCTTGCGTCGGCAAGCCCAAATATAAACCGGCGTAGCCATACTGAGCAGCCAGCGCCTGGCCTACGAATAGAGCACCCTCAGTCTTCCCCTCGCCCATCGGGGCCTCCACAATCACGAGGCAAGGGTCATGAAGTTTGGGCAGCATGTCAGCCAGGGCATTGTGCAACGGCCAAGGAGAAATGCCCAAATAAGAGAAGCAATCAGCAAACGACTTGGCTTCATGAGTTGGCGCCGGCGCATACTTGATGGTGTCGAGGGCCACGTCGGCCCGAGTTAAGCACTCCTGATAGTAGTCCGCCGGTGACCCCATGGGCAAACGGTACGGGAAGAACGCAGTGTTGGACGCGATCCAATCGGCAATCGCGGTCAAACCAGCCAGCAGAACCAGCCCGCCATGGTCATGGGGGCGAACCTTCGGAACCGCCATGTGGACGTGGAATACCGTCCTGAGCGCCTGGACGACCGCGTCGCGGCATTTCTGCCACGAGGCACTTTTGCCCAGTACACGCCGACCAAGCCCCACCAAACGAGCGTCAGTGTGGTAGGTACCGTGGTGAGCCCCGATGGCCCTGGCTACTCGCCGCGCACCCGGCCAACCAAGTTGTTCCAACAGCAACGTGACCAGTTCAACCGTGAACTTGCCATGGTCAAACTCCTCGGTAGCAGGAAAGTCAAAACCGCGGGCCTCGTACTGCTGTCGAATCTCCGGATGATTTTTGGCTAATCTATTGCCGATGAACGCTGGGGTCAACTTGCCAAAATCATGCATCGCGCAGCAAAAAAGCAAAAATCTCTTGCCTCGAGAACCACCGCCAAACACATGGAAAAGGCGACGGTAAAGATGGCGAGGAAGTCTAGCCAGTAGACGTTCCGCCACGGCCGCAACTTCCAGCAGGTGTGCCAGGGTCGGGTGCACCGGGAGAAAAACACCGCCATCGGTAGGTTTTTCCGTGGACGTTTTGCCGCATAGAAGCCATGCGGACGCATCTGGTAATTTTTCTACTTCCTGGAACCAATGTTCCAGCGCCTGGGCAAACTCCAGGTCGGTGCAGGGTAGACCTCGTGACATGCAGGTATCTTACTCGCCCACCACGCTGTCGTCAATCACTATCCTGCTAACCAGGGAGAATCTTCCACACCCTCGGCCACGAGGGCCTGGCCAAGCCGCTCCAGGTACCCCTGGAGCAACCGGAGCAGTTCCAGGTGGGCCGTGAACGTCGTGGTCACGATGCCATGGCGGAAGTCGTTGCCGTCGGGCTGGTAGCACCCGTGGCCCAGTCGGGACATCTCATCCCTGACGACGTGGCCCAGGGGCTCGGAAGAAATGCGTCGCAGAATCCCCTGGGCCACGTGGCCCTGGACCTCCTGGACCAAGGCGTCGCGGCAGTTCAGGATCGTGACCCCAATGCCGTGGAGCAACAGGTCGGCCGACAACCGGTCCTTGGCCTCGCGGCCCCTGAGGGCCAGGTGCTCCAACCTGGCTACCAGAAGTTGGCGAGCATTATCGACCTGGCTTCCACGCATCGCTACTTGGCCTTGTCCTTTCGGCTCACCTTGTGCTTGGTGGGCTTGACCTGCTTGGGCTTGCTCGTGGGCGTCGTCGTCACGTACGTGGAGTCAGCACCACAGGAATCCTGCTTACCTTCGGTAGTCTTGACCAGTTTGGGCGGCTTGTCAGCGTGGTGACGACACCGATCGGCTAAATCCGGATCCCACTGCATCGTGATGTCGAAGTCGACATGCTGGACCTCGGTCGCGACAGCAAGCTGGCGACTCAGCACCGCTTGGTCGGCCACGAGGTTCAGGACCTGCTGGTTCAGGTCATTGACCTGTTCCTGTAGCACGTCCATCTGCTGCTCCCTGGCCTCCTGGACGGCCTCGCAGGCCACCAGGGCCTCAACGGCGTTCTCGAGCCAGTAGCGCAGGTGGGTGGTCTCGACAAGTCGGTCGTCATCCTGGTCGAACCGCTTGGCCATCGCCTTGATGATCTCGTCAATACTGTTTCTTGGTTGCATTATCATGTCCTTTCTGAATTGTTTATACCGTGAGGCCGCGCACGACCTTGCGGCATTCCTCAAGGTAGCCGGGCTTCATCTCGATGAAATTGGCCCCGGGGAACTGCATGGCGAAAATGCTGTGGCTCGCCACAATGTACTGGCGGGTACCCGACGTCGCCAGGGTCAAATCCCACAGCAACCGCTTGGTTGGCCAGTCCATCCCGACATCCGGCTCGTCCATCAGGAAAGTTCGGGGACCTGCCGGTAGACTACCCTTGAGGTAGTCCTGCAGCCACATTTGTTTCTCGTGGTGATGGTCACGGCGACCCGGTTCAGCTTGGTAATTGGGGTCAGGAGACCGGGTCCATTCGATCTTGTCTCGGGGCTTGGCCTTCATGACCTGGCCCAACCGATGAACGTTGAGTTGCCCACTGGATCCTCGAGTCATGAAGACCCCGACGGGATCGTCAACCTCGAAATCAAAAGCAGCACTGCCAAATTCCATCCCGATGACCTTGCCGGAGTTGAAACACCTGATTTCCTGGCCATCATGGTGGCATTCGATCCCGCTGGGCAGCTTACTGCCGTCCTTCGTGGGCTTGACGTCTCGAAACAGGTTGTCAAACCCGAGTTTCGTGACCTTGGAATAGCCAGTGTGCTCGCAGCAGTGCAGTCGAGCCAGCAGGGTCAGGATCGTGGATTTGCCTGATCCGTTGGGCCCCCACAGGATGTTGACACCAGGTTTGAACTCCCAGGATTGTGCCCCTTGGAATGCTTTATCCCACCAGGCCACCGGCACCTTGGACTTGGCCGAGACTTTAAGTGAAGCAATCATGTCATTACTCCCAAAACCGACCCCAATCCTGCCCGTACCGTTCCTTGAGCCGGTTCATGTACTGGTTCGTCTTGATCTTGCACATCCAAACCTTGCCCCGGTGAGCCCCGCTGCGTTCCCGGCCCTTGCAAACTACACCTTCGTTTAGCGGGGGGTCAAATTTGTTCTCTCGAACTTGCTGGATAAACTCCTCGTTCAGATTGCCGTCGCGTAAAAATCGCGGTGTCGGGACAGTAGTGTTGGCCATGATTTTGACAAAATCCTGAGGCAGGACAAACTCCGTGTAGGACTTCTTGACCACCAGAAGATCGAAAATAGTCAAATGCATCTGGTCCGGCGGATCCACGTGGATCCCGGCCAAACTGTTTGGCCCCCAATATTCCCCGAAAACCACCACCTCTTTCTCCTTGGCGAAGTAACCCCGGAGCAGGTGGTCCATCTCGTCCTTGAGGGTAGAGTCAAATAGATGAACTACGCCACCAAGATGTGGGTGGGTTGCATCCAACAAACATTCCCTGGAGCCAAATAGGCAAAAGCCATTCTTCGGTGTCCATTTGACCCGGATGTTGGACCCGTCGATTTTCTCGAAGGCCAGCATGGGCTTCTTCGGCGCCTTAGCACTAGCGATAATGCTAGGATATTCGATCATGACTTATACCACGGCGCGAGATTCAACGCGATAAATCTGGCAAAGTCACCGGTCCAGGTCACCACCCTGTTGTACGGAGCTTCCGGCAGATTGCGGAACTGTCGGTACACCGCCTGGAGTTCGTCGCCGTCGGCCTGGATGTCCACGACGTGGGTGCGGAGTCGCCAGAACCAATCTTCCTTCAGCCACGGCGGGGGTTCTCCGACGTGCCACTGAAACTCCGTCACGCCGGCCGTGATGGCGAAGTTAGGATCCCGTATGGTACAGTAAAGCATTCTGTCCTCCTGGACTCTGGTGCTGTTACGACAACCCCAGCATCCGGGCCACTTCCCGGATGATGTTGCCAACCCTTCCTCGGTTGACCCTGACATACAGGGTATTGGTCGCCTTGGCCGCCGTAGCCAGGGCACGGTCATGCCGGTGGCCAAACAGCCCGGTGGTCCCGACGACCAGGCCATAGCGGCCCATCCGGATCGCCTCGGCGGCAGCGGCGATTTTTCTTACACCGTCACCATCACCTATGCTGTACCCCTAGACCTTCCAGGCCAGGATGGTTTCCAGGTCCTGGAGGAGCTGCGGGTCGTGCTGCTGGTTGACCACCAGGACCCGGGCGTCCCCGAGGATTTCCTGCATCTTGATCACCAGGGTGTCGGTAGATTTGGCCAGCATCATGGCCTCCCATGGTTGTTCAGGACAGCGTCCCTGATGCCGACGTCCGCCATTTCAAAACACCAGGGACACAGGTGCAGAGCCGAGAGTTTGACCCAGCCAGCAGGGAGGTCATACCAGCGCCCCACGGGAACGGCCAGGACCGCAGTGGCGTAACAGCCGTTACACTGGACCTCGTGGCGTCGTTGCTTATGCCGCAGGATCGTCATGGTGGTTTCCTCACCAGTAGATATACCTCCGTGGGTTGCACTTGTCAATATCTTTTAGCGGAAAGTGAAAATGCTAGGCCGCGAGCCAGTCAACCCAGTCGGCCCACTGGGGAGGCACTGGACCACGCCCGACCGAATCCACCAAGGCCGAGGGCATCCAGCGGGGCTGAATCGGCTTGGTTCTGAGCGGCATCCCGGCTTCTTCGGGGGTGCGGTCATCCTTACGGCCGTTGCAAACCGTGCAGGCCGTCACGATGTTGGTCCATGAGGTCTTGCCACCCTTGGACTTCGGGACCACATGGTCAAACGTCAGGGACTCGTCGGGGAACCTCTCCCCACAGTAGCAACACCGCCAGTGATCGCGTGCATAAACAAATCGTCTTTCGAACGGTACCACTTCAGACCGGTAGCGATGACGACGCTTCAGTCTCGCGACCGCAGGGATCTGGATCTCCAGATAGCACGACCTGACCACAGCTTCGTAGGTGGCGAGGACGTCAATCTTGCCGAGCCACTGGTCACTGATGGCTTCCTGCCATGAAATCAAGCGGATCGGCTCGTAAGAGCAGTTGAGCAGCAGGGTCTTCACGGGAGTCCTCCGGGGCAAAAATCAGCCACAACACTGGGTGTAGTCGCGATGACAACCGACGCGACAGAAACGGTACCACGACGACATGGACATGTCCTTTCGGGCCATTGCAGGGCCATCCTGGCCCAATATACCTTACCGGGCTGGCAGGTGTCAAGTGGCCAGAACGTTAATCTATAACGGAATTGTTTGCATTTCCAGGTGAAACCATGTCCAGGATGCTGGTCTACAATGGTGCCGTCTACCGCGAAGCCCTCCAGGCCCCCGAGGAACCGCGAGGCCCCCGGTTCTACCCAGCGCCCCGTGCCAACCCGCCCGGCCCCACCCTGACCCAGCAGGATTTTGTTGAACTGGGCCAGATGTCCAAGCAAGAGTTTGTCCAGCGAGCCGCTGACCTCGCCGATAAAATGATCAGCCAATGCCGACGAGGCAAGTCCCCAGCGTGGTGCATCGCGGCCAACGGGGTCATGATGGGCCGGTACGACGATGAAACCTTGGCCCTGAAGGTCGTGGAACACTGGCTGTTCCTGAAGTCCAGAATGCCGAACCGCCAGGTCCATATGGGGACATGGTTGGCCGACTTGGCCAAAGGATAGAAACCCATGGCCAAGATGATCAGGTTTAATGGCGCTGTCTACCGCGAGGCCGCCAAAACCGTGATGTACCACGGGACCGCTTCGGGGCCTAACGATACTATTTTGAAGAAAATCCTCAAGGAAGGGCTGAACCCCCAGCCCAAGAAAAGGGTTTTTGACCTGACCGCCGAAGAACTGAGCAAAACCCACGGGATTGACTGGGACGCCCGCGACATGGAAACGTACGGCGGCGTCTACTTCACCGACAGTATCGGGACCGCCTATGGGTACGCCGGGTCGGCCATGAGGGCGCTGGGTGGCGATTCCATCATGATCGCGGCCCAAGTTGAAACCAGAAGCCCGACTACCAGGATAGACGAGGATTTTCTGCTGGGCGGCGACGATTTCTACTTGCGTGAATATCTTGAAACTGTCCAGGGAGCCGGGTCGGCAGCGACACAAAATACCAGCACGATTCTGGAACGTCTATGGCGAAACGAATTTGACTGGAACATCATCGCGGGCTACTACATTGCGGACAACATCCGGGCCCGATGGAAAGTGCCGAAGCAACGGATCCAGCAGGTCAAGCCCCTGTTGGCCCGGGCCCTGATGCTCCAGGCCCAGTACTGGTTGGCCAAAAAGGTCCAGGGTGGTTTCGTGGGAGACAAATCCAAATGGATCTCAGTCTACCAGGGTGACCTGGCCCCGATGGCCTTGAGGAAACAATATCGAGCGGCGGCCGAACAGGTGCTGCAAAAGCTCAGGGAAGCCACCGAGCCGGTCTTGAACGGCGAAGAAAACCGCATCCGCGTCGTAGAGCCTGTGGGGTACGGCGGGGCCAACCGGATCCTGGTAGTCGTGAAGATCCACCGGGTTCCCGACACCGAAGCCCGCAGCCCCGACTACGACGCCATCGCGGATGTACTGTATTGCCGCGACGATTTCGCCATGGTGAAGATCCGCGAGTTGGTCGTCAGGATGATGGGGCGGCACCAACTATGGACCCAGCAGGGCAAAGTCCTGTACGACCTGCCCAGACAACGAAGCCGAGAGGCCAAGCAACAGGTGGGAAAATGAGCAAAACCATCAAGTACGCTGGTGCTTTATACCGTATGTGTACAGCGAGCAAAGACAAACGTGACGTACAGGTAAACGGCACCAGGGAACTACTCCGATTCTGGCATGCCTATCTTGAAGAAATACCTGAACCATGGTTAGAGAATGTAGAACATTTGTTAGAAGTGGCCAAGATGGAGTGTGGGGTTATCAACGACCTCATTGCTATCGAGGGCTTGCCTTACGTGGTCTCCATGGCTAAGATCTCGCTGTTTCTTCACGTTCCACAGCGGCCCACCGACTAAACCGTACCTAGCACAAATTTGACCTGTTGTAGCACTCGCGCCGGCAGTGTGGCCTCGCCATGGGTGACCCACAGGGCAGCGGCTTCACAGAACGCCTCCTCTGGTGACGTTACGGCATAGCCGGTTATAGGGTTAGCCGGAACTTGTGGGGCCGTGACCATGGCTTCAACGTCATGCCTCGTAGCGGTTTTGTACCAGTCCACGTAGTCCGGCGAAAATCCCGTGCTCTCCACTTGAGCGTACAACTCTGGATCTACCGTTGCAAGGTCTGGGCTTGACTCCCATAAGTACTGCGTCTCTACCGGCCACAGCTGTAGTAGTCTCATGAGGTCCAGCGCAACGGTGGCAGTACAGAAATCGGCCCAGGTCGCCTTGGCGTGATTCAATGCTCGTTTGTACACCGGGTGGGCGTACTCATGGGCCAGGGTGTGGACGATTTGGGTTGAGTCTGTTCTATGGGCGTCGAGGAAGATCTCGACCCAACCACCCTGGTTTGTTCCCCGTTTACCTCCACCACCAAGATGCTCAAAGTTCAAAATGATCAACCTAAAGTGGCCACAGTGTAGCCAGGTAAAGTCCTTGCTCCTAGCACGGTACTGACCCAGCGCGTCAGTGGCTGCACTGAGCCAGTCAGCGTGTTGGCTCACCATATAATCGTCGGCATAGTTGTAGCCATACAACGCTACCGGAACACCGGCAACCTTGCTGTAGGTGGTGGTTCTTGGCATCAAACTTGTCCGTCTTTCCTGGTCGTTTACGAGTTATACAGCCGTAACCCTAACAGATCGAGCATACCTCAACGGAATCGGCGGGGCTTTGCTGAGCACAAACGTACTCACAGGTTGTTTTGTAGTTAACACCCGCAACAACTACTCGGATCAGTACTGTAGGGCCAGTTTGTGAGGTCACAATAAACCAAGGGATTGATACCGTGTACGTTGTAACTGAGAAGCCTGACTCCAGGAAGCCTATCGCTGCTGCATACACGGTGTGTCGTGACTTGAAGCAGGTCAACACACCGCACGATCTGCCACTGCACCACTTCTCCGGTGTCCAGCCGCACCTTGCCAGGAATGGTACTGTACTTGGCGTCAAACTCCTGATGGTTTAGTTCATACTCGGCGCAGAATTTGTCAACGAACCGTTGCTTAGGGGTAGGGTCAGTCACGTCTCACCTCTTTCCGTCACTGGTTTCATTGTGGCCACCACGGCCTTCTGCTTCGGCCATGAACGCGGCGACCTCTGGTGCCGCCTCGGCTTCGGTGGTGTGAAGGATCCGGGCCAGCTCTTTGAAGTTCTCTTCACTGATGTGCCAGCGCAGAGGGATCTGTAGGACCAGCCGGCCCGTCTTCGCCCTGGTCAAGTACATGGTGCCGATCCTGCACCCCTTGGTCCACGCGGCACAGAGGTAAGCGAACAGCCGGTTCCAAGTCTTGCTTTGGTTCTTAACCCTGCCCCGCCGCTTCACCTTAGGCAGCTTGTTCACCCCGGCCACGAAGAGGTCTTCTAGATCTTCCACCAGCACGTCAGCGATGTTGCAGTACGCGCCTGCTACCTCTCCACAACGCGCCGCTTCTGCTTCGTCCACATTGAACCATGCGGGTTCTGGGTCAGCCGTGATGACCTTGAGCCGTCTTTGCCGCCTCGGCTCGCCCACTTCGGTTTCCGCCTGACGGTTGGCCGCCCTACCTTCCACAATTATCTCTTGGCCTTCTGCTAGTCCTCTAGGTGGTGCCTCGGCACGACGTTTGGCAGATTCACCTTCTAGTATGGCGTTGTAGGTTTCTCTAGTGATCAAAGTCATAGATGTGCTCCTTTTACCTAGAAAATTTCTGGCTCGGTTTGGCTGACTACGCCATTGGCTGTGGCGAGATCGCCAGGTAGCTGATTCGCTTCTGCAATAAGGTAGGGCTGGTGGAACACACAGCCGTAGCGCGTTTCCTCTAGTTTTGACAGCTCTACACTGCAGACTACCATGGGGTAGAGCGTCTCAACCAGATCTGGGCCGTTTCGGTACTCACGGGTGGAGACAACCAGAAGGTCGCCAGGGCTAACCCTGACAAGTGGTATTTCTGGGTTGTCCTGATACACCGGAATACTTATCCTCCACTTATCTGGCGTGATCTCTTTGAACCGTACCGGCACCACACGGTGCTGAATTAGCCAGTGCTGCTGACCGTTCCGGGTCATGAGTGCGGCACAGATATCAGCAGCAGTCTTGAAGCGGTCGTTTTGTTTAGTGCATGTAGATCTGTAAGTGCTGTCGCTAGCTAAACAAGCATCGAGTCGCAGAAAGTCAGTCCCAGCGGGATGGTCTATCATAAGTCTTTCGTGGAATAAATCACAGCGATAATGGCCATCTTGGCTCTTGAATTTACAGTGGTGGCATAGTTTGTCAGTGCACCGCAGTTTGAGGGCTATGCGCTGCGGGTTGCCCTCTTTTAGCGCTAGCGTAGGCGACAAGTTATCCAATACGGCGCGGTCGGTACAACGCCTACATCTGGACACCGGGGCAGAGGCACCGCCACTAAGTTTTGCGCCAAAAAGATCACAGACCAGTCCATCGCCGGTGGCAACGTCACCGTAGAAGTGACAGCTACCACAGGTACGTTTGGTTGTGGTAGTGCCAAGTGGAATTACTACAGTGTGGAATTGTGTAGCCATGTCTCGCTCCTTAGTCCAACCAGTCGTGCCAGCACTGTTGGCACACCAGCCAGTCCCAGGCCCAATGGGTACCTTTACGGATGTTGCAGAACCAACACGTTCCACCATTACTATAGCAAGGCATCGTCTTCCTCCTGGCCCACCAGCACGGGGCCGACCGGCTCGAACAGGATGGCAGTCTCGCCGATGTACGCGACCTTGAAGGTGTAGTTCTTGATCACGACGGTTTCACCGGTCTGAAACTGTGTCCAGGTCTCTGGTACAGGTTGGCCATTGGGCCGTACCAAAGTAGCGCTGGCTTTTTCTATCCCGGCTTTTGCCTTTAGCGTCAGCGCTTCAACTTCGGTTTGTAGTGCAGTATGGAGTTGTTCAAATTTGTTGGTGTCTGGGTTCATGGTTTATTCTCCGTACTTCAGGCGCTGCAATTTTTCTGACGCCTCTGTTAGTGTGAGTGGTAATTTAGGGATACCCATTCGCTTCAGCAGTTCCGCGTCTATAGCCCCAAGCAACCCTAAATCTCCTGTCTCAATGACTGCGGCCTGACAATGACGTAGCGTTGCGATCACTAAACCCTGAAAACATTGTTCGGTGCTTACTGTGATACCGTTGCAACGTATCCAAGAGTCCAGCCAGTGAGCCACCTCGGCGATCAGTTTTGTCACTAGTTCATGCTGCACATGCTTTTGTAACTCTTGCTCTTCCTTGGTGACCTCTCGATTGGTGGTTGTCATGTTCACGGTTATTTCCTTTCGTGGTCTGGGTTGGCGTTCCAGTCAGTCGACACTCCATCGACTAAGCACTTACCTAATTCGTCTTCGTAGCGCGTTATCTGGTCATCGGCGGCGCAGGCAGTACCAAGTGCCAAGTAAAACGGGTTCTCGGTACACACGTAAAGTCGCTTGCACAGTAGTACCACTTCTTCTTTGCAGTCCCGGCGCAGCTCAGCCATGCGCTGCATGGCGTCTCCTATACCAATCAAGCGGAACTTCATCTCGTGTACTTCAATTTCTGTGGTTGGTCTACATATGGTTTCTAACTTTGCCAACCACGGCTCCTTATTCTCCTTTCTGGCCTTGGCGAGAAGGTTGGAGTAATCGCTGTCCGTGGAGTTTGCTTTTTCTTGTTTCATAGCTGCGTCCTTTGGCGATTGGTATGCCCTATTTAGTGCAACACGTGGTTGTGGAAATACACCTTTAGCCAGAAGCTAAGTGCAGCCGTCAATAACGCTAGTGTAAACACAATTGTCATGATGACGGCGAATTTACGTTTGCTCATTACTCATCTCCCTTGTAGCGGCAGTACGGCCAAACAAGCAGCCAGAAACAAATAAGTGGCACAAGGCAAATAAGGGTATCCATGGCCGGCCCTACAACTCCTTGCGACCAGTCAGTACGTCTGACACTTCTTGATCCAGACAGGTACGGTAGCGGCGTTTGCACAGCACGGCATCGTGCAAATGTTTCATCAGCCACTTGGTTTGACGGAGCTGCTCCTTGCACCTACGTTTAGTGACAATGAGTCGGTGTTGGTGTGCCAGCATAGTCAGCATAAGCGCAGCCATAACAAAGGGGCTGAGCAGAGACCAACCGTTTTGTAAGTACACACTGCACAGGAATACCGCCATAGTGGTAACGACAGCATAGATGAAAATAAACACGGGTAACTTAACCTTCAGGCCGCGCAGAACGTCGTTGGTTGTTGTCATGGTAACAACTGAGTCGTCGGTGCCACAACACTTCGTAATCATCAACACCTTGTGGGTAAAGGAAGGCCAGTGTTGGTACTGGTTTGATACACTGCTGGTCCGCCGTTTTTGGGTTTGTGGTTTCTTCCATCACAGTGATTTTTCCTTCCCATCCTTACCTTGAAATTCAGCACTGCTCCAAAACTGGGGACGGAATAAATGGTTTCCTTTCGCTGTGGGCGTCATTTTGCCGTCAGCGTCTATAGTGGCCAAGCCAGCTCTGACCATGATCAGACGCAGGCTTAACCTATACCACTGTAGTGGGTTAGCTTCTTGTTTCATGTCGTTAGCCATGTAGGTGTATGAAGTGTTTACCGAACAGTGCAAAACCTCGCAGCACCCGCTCGCTGGTGAGTTCGTCCAAGATATCCACGCTTCCATCTGCGCTGGCCAGGGGGACGGCGGCGTAGACCGTTTCAAAGGCGAAAATTATATCATCCAGGGTCTGGTGCCACTCATCTGGGGAGTCAAGGCTCACAAGACTTCGTGGTGGTTTTGTGTTGCACGCTCTCATGGCCCGCAGGCGCGGCAGCAAGTAGTCAGCGGCGAAATAAGGGAACAGCCAACGGTCCGGTGGTATAGTGCCGTAGTGGAGTTTCTCACTTACCGCGTTAGCCAGATCTGCCCAACGTCCATGCCAAATCAGGTTCCAGAAATAATGAGCAGTGAACCTGAGCCTGCCCATGCCTGTAGTCTCGACGCTCATGGCTAATCCTCCAGATCTTCTGGGATCAATGGCCATGGAAGGTTAAGCGGCCGTGTCTCCGAATCATCGCATCCAGGTGGAAGAGGATCATTCGGAAAGCGTTCCTCGTACTGGCGTCTAAAATCACGACGACTACGTTGCTCTACGATCTCAAGCAGCCCTCGCTGTATTTCTAGGGTCATAGCTAGTCCTCCTGTAGCTGCACATACCACTTGTCCATGGCGTCAAAAATATCTGCTACTTCCCCAGCACCGAGTTCACGCAGGATAGCGCAAAGCAAGTCATCGGCTCTAGGGTGCGCGATCTCCGGGTCACCGCCTGCCGCAATTTCTTGCATCTGCTGCTTCCATTTTGCCAATTGTTTTTTGGTCATGACAGGGCTCCAATCACGATGGTTTTGTCAGTGTAACTAAACTTGGCGTCTAAGGTCTCCACCACGACATCAATCCAGCGGGTTCCTATATAAGTGGCCTGGTGTACTTCGTTATCGTCTTCCACTCCTGCTACCCGTAGCACCCGTAACACGCTGCCCGCTTTAGGGCGGCTTTTGTTAGGAGTCTCTACGCTGTGCACTACTAGGAGATCGTCGGGGATCACGCGAGGAGGGTCTGACTGCTTATCTTGGAACGGGTCAATGAAGACTCGCCAGCGGCCGTTTGCCTGTGGCTCAAACTGCACCATCACCTTGGAGTGCTGCGCTTTATAAGTTACTTCCGTGCCCTGCATAGAGCAGCGGCCAAAGATGTCCACTGACATAGAAGACGTATCGGTGTGAAATTCATTTGTCATTGTCTAGCCTTCCTTTTCCTGTTTGTTGCTTATCGGAGGTGACTCCGTAGGATTATTCCTGTTAAAATTATGATAGTCGCGCCTGTACACTTGTCTCCAGCACCACTGCAACCAGTAGCAAATTTTATGCGCAACCATATAAAGCATAACCATTAGCAAGTTCAACACAATAAGTACGCCCAGCCCAAGCAGGACAGTAGACACGGCATCGATCATTTGACACCTTTTTCACACCCTTGGCGCAGCACCATGATCGCGCCATGCTGGTCCCGCGCCCAGATGTCGGGGTCTAGGTTAGGACACGACACTACTGGCTTCAACGTTACCTCAAAGCCACGTCGTTTGGTCTTCATTAGCAAAATTTCCCGATAGGTTTTCCACCATGCCGGCGTCATGATTCGTGTCCTTTCGTCAGGTAACTGTTTGGATGGCACGAGCCACATTTTCTATTGCTCGGCGCCGAAGCGTGCCGGCCATACTTTGGGTTTGAAGTTTCAATAGTCCTGGTTCTATTTCTAGCTTTCATCCAGCCAGTCCACAATTTCGGCGACCTCTGCCAAACTATATTTTTCCGCCCTTGCCGTGTTTGCGTTTTGCGCGTGTGCGTGCGTCGTTAGGTCTCTGGGAAGCGGTGGCGCCCGCAAAAGTCGTGCGTGCGAGATGCACTTACCGTCGAGTCTTTCGAGCGCTCCTGCTACGAATAATACGGCGGCTGCGAATAGTATGGCTGCCACTAACGTTATCATATTTAGGCGTCCTTTCCGTTTGTGCTTTGTGCTTGTTGCATTTCAAGTCGCCGCTGGGTCACCTCGGCGCGTAATGTTGCAAAAATTTCTTGCTCCGCCGGGTTTCGGCCTTGCAATGGCTCGTTGTACAGCACTCCACATAGATCAACAGCACCATTAGGTGTAGTGACCTGATGCTCCCAAAAACGAAGCAGTAGACAAGGTAGAACCACACAACGGTCGGGGCCGCGGGAGTAGCGGTTGGCCATGGTGTCGTAGAGACAATCGGCGGTCAAGAACAGGGCCATGTGAACCAGAGCTTCAGTGCTACGGTGCATCTGGTCCTTGACTTGTTTGGGAAACGGGAGATGACGTTCACGTTCTGCTACGGCTTCGCGACAGCACCTACGGATTTCAACCCGGTAGTGCTGGGGGACCGCGTAGATCAACATGTCCAACCAGGTTTTGCGTGGAGCACAGAGTAGCGAGGGCCTTGTTTGAGGCCGGGGAGTAACTAAGCCTGTGGCCGGTACTGTGGGTGCAGCCAAGGCAGCGTCGAACTGTTCCCAGCCAAGTCGGTACAGCGGTACTGAACCGTTGGCGCTCTTGACCTCTTGGCCCAGCGCGAGCAAACGGGGGAAAAATAGCCGTGGGCGTTCCACACCGTACATCTGTCGCTCCTGTAGCCCTGAACCCTCAAGGCGCTGCGGTCAACCTCGACCGCACCATGGAAGGATTTTACCGGTCTACCACCAGGAAGTCAAGAAATATCGTCAGCGAACGGTCTGGGGACCACCAAACCAAATTACTACACGAAAAACAGTAAAAACCCCTTGACGGACCCGTCGGGGCAAGGTACTGGTACTGCATGTTGAGAAAAGTCCACATGGTCACGACGCAGAAGCCCCAGGGCACGGGTTGCCCCCAGGGTCTCGGGCGTACCATGTGCCCAATTACCGCAGGACATGATAGTTGGTTTTCGCACAATTATCTGTCCTGCGATCCGAACGGGGTGGCTCCCGGATGACCTAGACGAAACGACCGAACCGGAGCCACCCCAGAGAAATCTCGGGTGGCTTTTTTGTTTTCTGGCCCACAAAGGGCCCCGATGGATGCCGAGGCGCGGAGGTCGAGAGGGAGACAGGATGGGAGGCGACGAGTAGGGACCTTGACGGCACCGCCCTGGTGGAACCCATGGAATGGTCACGACTGTTCCCTGGCCCGCCAGGACCCCCTCGGTGGATTGATTGGCTGCTTTGAAAACTGAAGAGTTGTCGTGATGTAGATTAGCCCACGCACTGGGTGCAGACGACCCTCCAAAGGTCATCGGTGGAGTTCGATCCTCCAGTGGGCTGTTGACCACGTGCCTGTGGCCTAATAGGTAAGGCGACCGCTCGATAGGCGGTACTATGGGGATTCAAGTTCCTCCAGGCACATCCAGGGCGGTTAGCTCAGTGGGAGAGTATCCGGTCAACACCCGGAAGATCATCGGTTCAATCCCGATACTGCCCAGACACGTTTCGTGCAGTTTGGTCCGGTGGCGCAATCAGCAGACGCGCATGGTCGAGGGCCATGTTTCTGCGGGTGCAAGTCCCGCCCGGACCACTTCAGTGCAACCACCTTAATCTATTAGTGTAGAATGAAATGCTAAGGAGGTTCGCACCATGCGTGGAAAAATTTCCAATATCTACGGTCCATACACTGACCGTGGAAGTGGGCGGAAAAACATCGTCGTCTATTTTAAAGACGGGCGGCGAACGGTCAAATCGTATCCTAAATTCTTGGTGGAGGTACTGCTCAACCGGGAGTTAGACCGTAAAACGGAAACGATAGACCACATAAATGGGGACTTTACGGATAATGCTTGGAGCAATCTACGCATTGTTCCTAATGGACGACACAGTGCTGACGACAGCCTACGCTGTGTAATGACGCAGGTACAATGTGTGTGGTGCGGTAGAAATTTTGAGCAACTCCCACGCGTATTGTGGGAACAGCAGCGTAGAAAGATGGCGGGTCCTTTTTGCGGAAACAGATGCAAGGGGGCATATGGGGCGGCTAGGGTGGGGAAGAAAATAGGAAAAATAGCGGTGTATTATGAAGACAGCCGCACGTATTACAAAGCCGAAAAAGATACGGCCGTTACCGTGCAACAAATGGCAGGTCAGCAACCCAACGTAGACGAAGCGTACATTCTGCGCTGGATAAAGCGAGTAAAAAATACATATAAAAAGAAGCGTCTCTCCCTTATGAGCATGAAGGTTAAAAAATGTCCGCGGTGCGGGGCTACCTTTGACGCATTATTCAAAAAACAAGTATATTGCTCACAGGAGTGTGCACAAATATCTCGGAGAAAGGTGGCTAGACCTTCCGCAGAAAAACTACAACAGTTAGTCGCTGAAAAATCTTTCAAAAAGATAGCAAAAATATTTAAAGTATCAGACAATACCGTCGCTAAATGGTGTAGACAATATGGAATACATTCGTCGCGGTAGACGAACAGAGGTGTCAATGTGCTGGGTCGCGTCCAGCCGGGACCATGTTTGCCTGCGTATCCCAAATAGGCTAGAGGAGCGGTTCTCAGACAGCCGTAGTTGGCAGTTCGACTCTGCCCGCAGGCATTGTTTCTGATTTTCGGTGAGGTAGGGAAACGGTTTAACCCATCCGATTGTAAATCGGACGCTTCGGCTTTGCTGGTTCAAATCCAGCCCTCGCCATTCTTTTTCATGTTTCGGTTCAAGTGTCCAGGACACCTTAACTTATAGTGGGCAAAGACTGCCCACGGGTGTCTGTACCATGGCCAATAGAGCGAAGCGCAGCACGATCTGGGCGTTGAGCAATGAAGCGTTCGCCGCCGTCATCGCACGCAACAATAGTTTCAATACAGCAAGACTTGACCTGGGCTACGGTGGGTCAGGAGGGTCGACCGCTGCCACAATTAGGCAGCGTGCGCGAAAACAAGGGGTGGACACAAGTCACTTCTACCAACGAAAACCCGCAGACCGCAAAACAGTAATGCAAAGCCTTTCTTCTGTTCTCGTAGAACACTCAGCATGCACTGCTAATAGCGACTTAAAAAGTAAAATACTATTTGTAGGCTTGCTGGATAACAAATGCGCCGCTTGTGGCCTGCTACCCACGTGGAACGACATGCCACTGACTTTGCAACTACATCATATAAATGGTGTGCGTAATGACAACAGACTAGCAAACCTGAGTCTACTTTGTCCCAACTGCCATACGCAAACCAAAACATTCGCGGGTAAAAACATAAAAAAGAAAAACGAAGAGCAATACACCGAACAGTACACAATAAAAACGTGTCCTACGTGTGCAACAAAGTATAAAACAAAGCGTATTAAACAAATATATTGCACTAAAAAGTGTCAACCCAGTAGGACGCAACAGTATAGGGCGAAGTCCAACGCGGAGAAATGCACTACTCTACCTATCTGTTTAACCTGTGGTGAACACTTCAGAAATAAAGAAGGTAATGGTGCGGCTAAATATTGCTCGTACACGTGTGCTGGTAAAAATAGTAGAAAAACACAGCGCCCCAGTAGCGTAGTGCTCGGACGACTCGTGTGGGAGCAGCCGATCAGTACCATTTCCACTTATTTCGGCGTAAGCGGCAACGCAGTCGTCAAATGGTGCAGAAACTATAGTATAGAGACGCCCAAGGCAGGTTATTGGGCGAAGGTGTACGCCGGGAAAGTAGAAAGACAAAACTGCACACCAGGAGTACGACATTTCTGGTGGTATACGTCGGTTGGGCCTATGGGGTAGTGGTATCCTGCGCGGCTGTCTACCGCGAGACACGAGTCCGATTCTCGTTAGGCCCGTCTGGTGGGTTGGCTGAAATGGATAAGGCGCCTATTTCGAACGTAGGTGAACCTCTTGATCGGGGTTCTGCAGGATCGTACCCTGCACCCACCGTCCATGGGTCCATAGCTTAAAGAGTAAAGCGCGGGACTGAAGATCCTGTGATTCCCGTGCAACGCGGGATGGACCCACTCTGGTGAGATCGCCTAGTGGCCTATGGCACGCGGCTGGACCCCGCGCGGGGGCAACCCCACAGGAGTTCGACTCTCCTTCTCACCGTCACGCGGATTTGGTGTAATCAGCAGCACAGAACCTTGCCAGGGTTCAGGCACGGGCGCGCACCCCGTAATCCGCTTCTTGGGGCATTCGTTCAATGGGAGAACACCACGTCCGCACCGTGGAAATAAAAGTTCGATTCTTTTATGCTCCATTTTGATTCTTGCACCGGTGCCCGAGTGGCCGAAGGGGCGGAGCTGCAACCTCCGTTTATCGCAAGTTCAAATCTTGCCCGGTGCTTCTCGCCGACATAGTTTAACTGGCAGAATGCAGCCCCGGTACGGCTGCGGTCCCGGCCCAGACCCGGGTGTCGGCTTGCGCTGGTGTCGCTTAACTGGGAAAGCACCTGCTTCGTAACCAGGAGCCGCCGGATCATCCCCGGCCACCAGCTTTCCGTTGGCTTGGTGTAATGGCAAGCATAGGGTGCCCATACCGCCCAGATATCGGTTCGACTCCGTTAGCCAACACTGATCCGCTGTGGTGTAACCAGTAACACGGGGCTCTCTGAAAGCCTTGTTCCAGGCGCGCATCCTGGCAGCGGAAAAGAATCGGTTGGGCACGGGAACACGTAGGTCCGCATGACGTTAATCTCTAGTGGAGGACAACTCCTCCCAGGAGAAAACCCGCCATGAAGCCCCACCCACTCAGAAAAGAAGCCCGTGCTCTCCGCCTCCTAGGCTACAGTTACAAAGAAATCCATGCCCGACTCGGCATTGGCCGCAGCACCCTAAGTTACATGCTGCGCGACATCGTGTTGACTCCGGAACAACAGGAACGGCTCATGCAAAAACGGCGAGACAACGCCGCCAAGATCGGGCGTGCCGTTCCCCGAGAACTCCGAGTAGCGTGGGGCAAGAAAAACTGGGAAAATAATCAAGAGCAGTCGCGCAAAAATCTATCGCTGGGGCAAGGTCCTAGACCAGGAACCAATAAACGGACCCGCTGGTCTAGATATGTCCTGGGGTTCAAGACCGAAAGTTCGGGTGTTGGTGACTATGTGTACATCTTGGTGCCGGGCCACCCAATGGCTGACAAACGTGGGAGGGTGCTGGAGCATCGTTACGTCATGTCACGGTACATCGGGCGGGACCTAACCGACGAAGAGACCGTGCACCACATAGATGGGGATAAGCGCAATAACCACATCAAAAACCTAGAGTTACTCGCGGACAATGCAGAACATAAAAAGCGGCACCATCCTGATGCGTGGGTGACCACGACCTGCGAGCAGTGCGGTGCTCCCTTCACACGAAGCAGACGATTCTTTCGCGGTGTTCACCATTTTTGCTCCAGAAAATGCTCCGCTAAATACTACACAGGCAAAGGTCCTCTCGGAAGACCAGCAAAACCCCAAGTACACGGTACTAACTCCAACTACCACTATAGAAAATGTAGGTGTCCAGAATGTCGTGCGGCACACGCCAAGGCGACACGTGACCTGCGGAGACGAAATAAAAATAAATAGTATCTCGGGAATGAGGTGTAAGTGGTTGCACGAAAGATTTGGGATCTTTAGGATCCGGTTCGACTCCGGCATTCCCGACTTTTTGTTTCTGCGGCTGTGGTGTAATTGGCAGCATTTGGGGCCTCCGCCCCCAAGGTGGGAAATCGTTGTTCCCCAGCCGCTTGTGGACGTAGCTCAACTGGTTAGAGCGCTGCGCTGTGAACGCAGAGGTTGCCGATTCAACTTCGGTCGTCCACCCTTTTGGAGGATTGCGCGAGTCAGGTTTAAGCGATCCGGCTGCTACCCGGAGAGGCCCCAAAGCCTCCACTGGTTCAAATCCAGTATCCTCCTGTTCTGGGCCTGTAGTTCAGCAAGATAGAACGGCGGTCCTCTAAACCGTTGGTCGCCGGCGCACATCCGGCCAGGCCCTTCTTGACATCCCCTGAGGCCACTGGTAAAATGTCCCCATGAGGACCAGAGATTTCCGTCGTGCCCAGGTTACTCGGCTGCAGCGTCGCTGGCGCCGCCTGGCCCACGAAATCTTCTGGATCAGCGAGACTGAGACCCAGACGGCCCAGGAGGTCGAGGACTTGACCGTCAGGATGCATCTGTCGGCCCGGAAGCCTTGCTCCTGCATTGTCTGCGGGGGCCATCGGCGCCGCACCGAAGGGCCCACCCGGGCGGAAATCATGGCCGAGATCAACCAGGAAGAACAGACCCAGGAGGAACCCGATGCCAACCAGGAAGAAACGTGAGTCCCGAGTCAAAAACTACGGGGCCATGATGTAATTGGGAGCATACCATCCTTTTAAGTTGGCTGCCCGGAATCGTACTCCGGTGGCCCCAACTGTTTGATTTCATTATAATATTGCCTGCGCCGTTAGGGAAATTGGAATAACCCACCACTCTCCTAAAGTGGAAAATTTTTACAAGTTCGAGTCTTGTACGGCGCACCAGATAGTTTCCACGGCTGGATAGCTCAACTGGCAGAGCAAGGACTTCTTACGTCCGAGGCTGAGGATTCAACTTCCTCTCCGGCCATCTTATTTCCTGGGCCCTTAACTCAAGGGGAAAGAGCCGCCGCTACGACCGGCGAGATACCCGTCCGACTCGGGTAGGGCCCTTTGGTTTGCCTCCTCGGTCTAATGAACGTGAACTTCCACGTTAATCTTTACCAGGAGGTTCACATGATAAGCAAAACCAAAGAAATGGGTCAAGCGAGACAACTGCGCCGATTTGGCTGGACTTTGCTGGCGATAGCCCAGCACCTTCAGGTGGCCAAGTCGTCGGTGAGCACCTGGGTCCGTGACATCACTGAAGCCACCAGGGTGCCCAAAGAAGTCAAGGTCAAGATAAAAAAGCAGCGCGTTGCCAGAATCGCCAAAGAAAAGAAACGTCTTGGCATCGGGAGAAAGAAAGAACGGCTCATCAGCAGCGACGGCCGCTGGATGTTGCAGAAGCCCCCAGGTTATCTGGGCCGAACCTACATCGAAGGCCGGTACATTTTTGAACACCGGTACGTCATGGAGCAGCATCTTGGCCGTCTGCTGCGATCCGACGAAATAGTCCACCATCTCAACGGAGACAAACTGGATAATAGGTTGGAAAACCTAACTATCATGACCCTACGAGAACACGCCGTGGAGCATGGAAAACAGCAAGGGGCAGCGTGGGTAGAAGTAGTTTGCCCTGCTTGCGGCAAGCACATTGAAGCGGAACGCAGGTATTACATGGCAAACAATGTACACGAAAATCGCCCTAAATGTTGCAACAGAACATGCTCCACTAAGTTCTACCGCACACGACCCAGTGAGGAAGAGAGACAACGTATAATAAAAACCAATTTTGTCCGTGACTTCAAAAAATATCGCGACTAGCCTGGCTCAGTAACTCACCAGCAGAGTGTCCGGCAGTTAACCGGAAAGTAGTGGGGGCAGCACCTACCTGGGCCGTTTCTTTCCCACCTGACATCACGACAACTTCTTCAGTCTCGACCCCCATGCCCAAAATAACCACTTGACTCCCGGGGCCACTCGTCTTACTATGCCCTCTGGACCCACGACCACTACCCGGTCATGAACCCCACGACTATGTTCGGGGGCTTGAAACCCCTGTTCATGACCAGCCCGAGAAAGGACGGGTAACCCTGTTCGATCTACGTCCAAGAAGTCACGACACCTACGGATGCTTTCCAGTCCGTGGCTCTGTCGCGCAAGATCATGCTGTGGTCCCTGGGGAGACCGCGAAGGTCTTGCGTGTAAAAAGCTTCCCGGACATCGGCGAGGAAAACATTACCCGCGTGAGCGGAGAGATCTTTTGATGCAACTGGGTTTTGTACTAGACCATGATCGGCGTCCACTGGATCCAGTGCATCCTGGTGAAGCCAGGACGCTGCTTTCGTCGGGCAGGGCTGCAGTGTTGCGCCGCTACCCCTTCACCATTATCCTGAAGGAAACAAAATCCGAAGTAATCGTTACACCCGTGGTGGTTAAGCTTGACCCTGGGAGCAAAGTTACCGGGATCGCGCTGGTGGGGCCTGCAGGAAAAGTTTTATTCGCGGCAGAGTTAGAACACAGGGGTTCCGCGATCAAAGCTAAGTTGGAATCCAGGAAAACTATCCGACATAGCCGGCGTAACCGGAAAACCCGATATCGTAAACCACGGTTCCTTAACCGTACTCGTTCCGCAGGCTGGTTACCTCCAAGCCTTCAGCACCGCGTTCTCACGATTATGACGTGGGTGAAAAAGTTCCAACGACTTTGCAACGTAACGGGTATTTCGGTTGAACGCATAAAGTTTGATATGCAACTGATGCAGAACCCGGAAGTTTCCGGCGCCGAATACCAACAGGGTACCCTGCAAGGCTACACGGTCAAAGAATACCTGCTGGAGAAATGGAACCGTACCTGTGCTTATTGTGGGGCCAAGGATGTTCCCTTTGAAGTGGAACATATTGTTCCAAAAGTGTCGAGCGGCAGCAACCGACTTTCTAACCTCACGCTGGCTTGCCATGATTGTAATGAACGCAAAGGAAAGCTTCCCGTCGAAATGTTTTTGAAGAACAAACCAGCGGTCCTGGCCAAAATCCTGGCCCAAGCGAAACGTCCGCTCCGCGATGCCTCGGCGGTCAACACTACGCGAAATGCTTTGCTAGCGGTTTTGACTTCCACCGGACTTTCGGTAGAAGTTGGCACCGGCGCACAGACCAAATTCAATCGAGCCAAGCAACACTATCCCAAGGCCCACTGGATTGATGCTGCCTGTGTTGGGGGCTCTGGCGCCTCGGTTGTCTTGGATTCCGAAACTAAGCCTCTATTAATTAAAGCCACAGGTCACGGTTCCCGACGAATGTGCGGGACCGACCGTTTTGGTTTTCCCGTGCGTCACCGAACCCGACAAGCGACACATTTTGGCTTCCGCACCGGTGACATCGTCAAGGCCGTGGTACCCAAGGGAAAGTTTGCCGGAACCCATGTAGCCCGAATTTCCACCCGAGTCTCGGGAAGTTTTAAGCTTGCAGGCATCGGGGATGTCAGTCACCGTTATTGTGTTGCACTTCACCGACAGGATGGCTACGCCTACGATCAGGCAACCGAGGCTGAGATTACCGCAGGGGCGGCCTGCGGGCAGCTCTCGATCATCACGGAGGACGAGGCCCAGTAGTTTTCGTCTCGCTGCCTTCTTTTTCTCCCCACGCCCAAAATAAAAGATTGACAAGCGCAATCCACGGTGCTACACATATAGGTGTGCTACAGAAGCGTCTAACGAAAAAGGTGAGCCATGTCCTACGAAGGTTACGAGATTTGGTTGTGCCAGAACGGGCACGAGCACACGGAAGGATGCAACTACAGCGGCGATGGCGAGCAAGACGAATGTGAGTGTGGGGCGCGGCGCTGCTGGTCATACTCGGTGGACCAGACCAACGACGACGGCGTGAAGCCCGTACTGGTACAGCACACTCCTGCAGAATATGAGGAGTGTCCCTGCTGCAAGAACAAGAAACTCGTTAAGGAAGAGACTTTCTGTATCCCCAAAAACGGTGGGTACAGGACGGAGCATAAGCCCAACGTACCGGAGTGCCGCATCAAGTTTTCGGTGTGGAAGGACAATTACCCAGGTGAGCCTACCACGACCGAGTACGACACCGAAAAGGAAGCGTGGAGGAATAGATGAAGATCATAAACACACCCGAGTTGGACAAGATGTCCCTTGTGAAAGAGGACAGCCAGAAGCTCGGCGAATTTCTCGACTGGTTAACGTCCGAAAGAATCATTCTGTGTACTCGCGGCGGAGAGGATTTCGTGCCGAATGGGGAATCCATCGAGGTACTGTTGGCGCGGTATTTTGAGATCGACCTCCACCAAGTGGAGGAGGAGCGCCGCGAGATTCTGGCCAGTTATCGCGAACCTCCGGTGTAATGCAGGCCACGACAAGGAAACGTAACCACGTAGACCTGAAAGGAAAACGAAAATGTACCACACGACCGTAGTCATCACCTACCGGACAGCCTTTGGCCAGACATGCTTCGTGGCGTGCAAGCCCACTGACGTGGCGTGCACCAAGCGTAGCATCGGGAACATGTGTGGGACAGTCATCCGCGTCATCTACTAGGTGAAGCAGGTGGATCGATGCTACGTGACCAGTGCAAATCCAGGTTGGTGTCTCCGCTGGAGCGTCGCCCCGGCAACGCCCTCAACGTGGAGATTGGGCAGGCTACGGACCGATGTCTGAACAAGCGCCCGGACCACTGGCCTGACAACATGACCGGGATCCGCTGGCTGGCCAGTGGTGGCAGCCGGCTGGTGTTCGGATACTGCTGTGAACCATGTCCGCTCAACGAGGAATAGGCCATGATGCTCCAAGACATCGGCTTCCTTGAGGTCGTGGAATCCCGGGCCGCCTCCATGTCCCCAGGCAAGATTTCCTACTGCGAATGGATCATCACGTCCAAATGCAACTTTGCTTGCCCGTACTGCAACCGACTGGAACCCAGGGGAGTCCAGGATCCAGGCTTGGACCAGATCCACGAGTTCTGCGGGATCCTGGCCGCGATGGACTGCCGATATGTGCACCTGACCGGTGGGGAGCCGACGGTCAGACGAGACCTCGTGGAAATCGTCAGGATTATCCGAGACCACGGGATGCGCGTCGGGATCTCCACCAATGGGTCCAGGGCTACCGACCAGTACCTGGGGCTCGTGGATGCCGGGGTGGAGTTATTTTCCATCTCGCTCGACACCCACGACAGGGCCCAGAATCCCCAGTTCGCTGGGGTCAAAAACGTGTTCGACCAGGTCGTAGAGAATATCCGGGTGCTCGCGACCAAGTGTTACGTAAGCACCGGGGTCGTGTTCAACGACCACAACATCAACCAATACCGGGAAATCCTGGAGTTCATTTCTGCCCTGGGGGTCCGGGACATCAGGGTCGGGACTGACACCCGATACAACCAAGTCGTCCGGTTTGACCTGCCCGAGTCGCTGTTGTCTCGGCACCCGATCCTGCGGTTCCGCGTCAACAACTTCAACCAGGGCCTGAATATGCGGGGTTCCGCCTTGGCCACGACTGGCCGATGCCACCTGGTCCGCGACGACCTCACGATTTTCGGCCGCGATTACTACCCCTGTGCCGTGTACGCGAGGGAAAAGGGACGGCCAATCGGCCAGTTCGGCCCCGGCAACGTGCAGGAGCGTGCTGATTGGTTTAGCCAGCACGATTCCCACGAAGATTCCATCTGCAAGAAATTCTGCATGGATTTCAAGTGCAGATTCAACGACCGAGTCGAGCACTACGAAAAGGAGAACAAAAATGAAAAACCTGTCTGAGTTCAACGACGCTGACCTTGTCCAGGAGTTGGAGCGGAGAGCAGAAATCAGGCGCAACCGCGTGATTGCCATTGATTCCCCCGTGGGGCTCTGGAAGGTCACGACCGAGGGAGATTGTGAGGGCCGGTCTACCAAGAACCTCGGGGTTCACCGCGGACACATCTGCGAGATCGCCATGGCGTTGTCGGGGGCTACGTTCTACAGCCTGGATTTCCAGCCAGTGCCAGAACCTTCAATGCCCAAAGCTCGCGACGTGCGTGCCACAGCAAACATTTGCGTGATGAACATCATGAACGTCGAGTCCAACACGCTCACGGACAGTGAACTGAAGAAGTTGCAGGACTTTTTCGGGCCTGGGTGGGATGTCCGCAAGGGCCAGTATTTCCGGTCCGTGCAGATTAGCCCGCGGGGCAAGTAGCCTCGGGTTTCACCTACCCCTTGGTCGCCGCGATTCCACACAAAGCAAAATAAAAGATTGACAAACGCAATCCATGGTGCTACAAGTCTAGGTATGAAGACCAGCACCACCAAGACCCCCTGCATCAACACCGTCGTGGCCGACCTGGTGGTCCCGGTCTGGGATCACTGCAAGGTCATCCGGGGCCAGGACGGCCAGTTCTACCTGTGGGAGACGAATCGGTGGGGCATGGACGACTCCTTCAGAACCATCACCAAGGGCTACGCCGACAGCCTCGTGGCCCTGTCGTTCAAGGGCCCCGACGCCAACTACCGCCCCGTGGCCAACCGCGTGGCTGCGGGCTGCATTGGGTAACAACACCATGAAGACCCAAAGACACAACTGGTTCCGCTGCACGGTGGTCAAGACCTTCGAGGCCGCTACTGCGGTGCGCCGATGGATCCAGCGTGACCAGCGCGCCCGCGGGCGGCACCCGCTCGTCAAGGTGTACCGTCTGGTGGGTAAGCGTCCGGGCTGGGGCGTCTACGTCGCCCAGGTCCCCGATCCCGACCTGGTGGCCCGCTGGGCGCTCTCGGCCCTGGACCCCGAGGATCTCTGGCGCGTTCCCGAGTCCAAGCGCCGTTCCCACGACCAGTTGGTTCAGGATCTTCGGGGCTCCATGGGGGACCAGATCAGCGAGATGCTCTCTGGATTCTACATGGACCTGGATGGCTGGAAGTCCGCAATCGTTAAAGACCCCATGGCCAACATGGGCGATTTCTTCTACTACAACACCGACTACGACGACTTCCTCCGGGCCGTCCTGGGCGAAATGATCCGTCGTCACGAGGGCAAGTAACATGAAAGCCATCTGTCCCAACGATCCCAAACACAACCGGTTCTACACAACTGCCCACATCACCCAAGAATGGGCAGTGAATGGAAATGGGGATTTCCTGGAGTCGGTGGCACCCTACGACCACACGGACGTCACCCACGGACCCACACCGAAAAAGGTGTGGGAGTGCGCGGTGTGCGGCGCCAACGTCCTGGTGGAGGAGTAGCCCATGACCCGGCAGTTGTACCAAGCAACCGATAGGGTAGGCGAGATTCGCCTGGTGGACACGCCGCTCCAGACCCACGATCACCAAGTGGTGCCAGCGTCCACAACGGTGCCGTGCCAAGGCCCAGGATGCGGGTTCTGCTTGGAGGCGGCCAAACTGCACCTCCGTGAAACCATCCAGGCCCTGGCGGCCCTGGAGCAGTACGGTGACCAGGACGACGACGAGATGCTGTGTCGCATGGCTGCCGTCGATGGGGCACGACAACGGCTCGCTGTTCTGCAGGCACCCACCAACAAGGAAAAGCAGCCATGACCCGCAAGAACGATTGGTTTCGCTGTGCCGTGCTCTCAAGCTTCGAGGCCGCGACCGCGATGCGGCGAGGCATCCAAGCCAGCCAGGTCAAGGCTGGGAACCTGCACCCGCTGGTCAAGGTCTACCGGCTGGCCGACGACCTGGGAGAGCAGCGCTGGGCCGTGTACCTCGGGCGGTCCTGCCGCCCTGACCCCGCTACCGTGGCCGCGGAAGCCACGGATCCCGTGCGGGATCCTTATCGTCTCTACGGGTTTCCAGACGATTACGGGCCCTACAATTTCTAGGTTAACCGAAAGGAAACACAGTCGCCATGAAATACCTGGACCACCAGCAATATCACGACCTCATCACGGCACTGAACAAGCACATGACGGCAGACCCCCACTACCACGACGATGCGCTCGTCAAGGCCGTCAACGCCTCCAGGCCACCTGACAGCCAAGTCACGGCCCTGCGGTGGTCCCACCTGATCACGTCGAAGCACGAGCCCGGCATCCCCACGGTCACGTTCGACGCGTCCACGCCCGGCTGCGTCCGAGCCACCTGCCAGGGCGTCGAGATTGATCTGGCACCTCCCTACATCCCGGACTACCTCAACCTGGTGCTACGGCAGATCCAGCAGCGCCTGGACATCGCGGCGCTGGAACAGCGGGCCGCCGACCTGGCCGCGAGGGCCCGGCTGTTCATCCAGCAGGTTCCAGGCGACCCAGGCTACGATGAGGCCCGCACGGCCCTGGCGGAATCGGTCAAGAAGGTCCTGAGCCCCAAGGAGTGAATCATGCCGGTCATCATCACGCCCGCGAGAGCCCAGCCCGGGTGCACCTGGCTGCAGATCCTGGTTAACCACAACTTCGTGGCTGGTCATGCGGAAGCTCGTCGGCTCCTGGACAACGGGGCCATCCGGCTCAATGGCGATACAGTCGGGGCCCAAGACACATGGGATGGCCACGCTGCCGATCTCCTTGCCGTCGGGGCCAAGAATTTCTACCTACACCCCGTTACCACCGAGGAATAAGCCATGGCGACGTTTGGGTTCCACATCACCGGCGAGTTCATTACCCAGCAGGCCAGGACCTTCTGGGCCGACGACCAGGATCCCGGCAAGGCCGTGGCGCTCCTGGAGGCCGCGTTTCCTGAGATGACCCCGGCGACCCGCCTGGCCATCATCACGGGCTCCAAGAAACTCGTGGGCGATGAACACGGTATGAAAATGGTCAACGATGACGCCACGACCACGCAAAACGGAATGTCCCTAGACCTAGTAGACTTCGTGAAACAAATCAAAAAGGAAAGAGACGAGTACCGACAGGCCATCCGCGACGTCGCACAAGTTGCAATCCCCACAGTGCAGGGCATCCTGTGGCTTCACGACCGTGATGTGGACATGCTGGAACGTCATGGTGCTGTTGCCTCGGCCCGTTCGCTTGATTCCTCGCGCTGGGCAGTCTCCAGTTCAGCGGCTTCGCGGGCCTCGCTGGCAGCCTTTTCCATACAGGCTTCACAGGGCTCCACGGTGATGCGGCGACCCCGGCGATGCTCGTCATCCACTGATGTCTGGTTGCACAGGCCAGCCCCGCATGAACAGTACACCTCGAACTCAATCTCGATGGAGTCGGGCACGTCTGGCTGATAGTTGAAAATCGGCATCACAGCACCCCCAGTTCTCGCTTGAACCGGGCCAACTCGGCCAACTTGCGTGCTCGGCTGTCCTGCTCGTCAGCCTGGCGCAAGACTTCACAGTTCCGCCGGTACAAATCCATGACGTCGCGGTCAAGCGTCACGACCAACGCGACCTCAACGTCATGGTCCTGACCATCCAGGCCAAAGTCATTGAAAATGTCGACTACATCTTGGTCGGTCCAGTTGTCGGGCAACGGCACCAAGGTCTCGCCGCACCCAATGGTGTAGTCACAGCCGCCGGTTTCCTTGATGTAGCAACACTGCTGTCCTGGCTTCAGTTTCTTCATGGTTTAGTCCCAATCGTCGTTGTAGCGATAGTCTACGGTTCGTTCACGGTCACATTGCGCACACCCACATGCGTCGTCGTGAAATAACTCACGAGGACCACCAGGCTGCCACGACACTCGGGCCCTGTCCCGTGGATTTCCCGACTCCAGCAGGTTCAAACAATCTTGACAGACGTCGTGGTTTTGACGACGGGCCACGGCATCCTGGGTACACGCATGACCGATAGGGTCGCCCCGACGTAGTGACCCTGGTCCAGGTAGGCGTCGCACAGGACAAAAGTCTGGCCAAACCGCACCGTGGTGCTCATGGTTCCCTCATGCCCAAGAGATCTTCCAGATCCACGAGATACGCCAGAAACCTCAAGCCCGTCTCTCTGGCGTGGTCCAACGACGCCACCGAACGTGCGTCACCGAGCCACCTGACAAATACGTGTGATGCTGTCACCCAGTACCAACGGAAGTTTTGAGCATCGATTGGGTCCGGTGGATACAGTTCAGCCAACAAGATGGAGGAAGCCCCTGGGCGGTCCAGGTCTACCCACATGGAGCAAATCTTGTCCTGCTGTTCCAGTCGAATCGTTCTGGCCACGTTAGCCCTCGCTTTCTACCACGTCACTTCTGACGTGCCTGGACACCTGGCCGCCGCCGAAAACATTCCACGGAACCCCAATGGAGTCGTCCTGGTATGGCGGCGACTCGTACGTGCAGGGAGGATGCGGAGGTGCCACGTGGTCCCGCAGGGTGCAAAAACGGCCGTCGTACGGACACCATTCCGAAATGCACACTTGATCCCCGTGACCATTGGCCCGCAAGGCGTCTTCGATTTCATAATTGCGCATACGTGTTCGCTCGGTCCATTCGTCTCCGTACAGAAGCTGTAGAGCAGACCGGCGAGAAATGAAGGTGGTGCCGTTGACCCTGGTGAACAAATCGTGGCCGTCGTCCTGGTCGTCTTGCTCGTCAGCCGTGTCGTCCTGGTCCACTTCCTCGACGTCGAAGTTTTCGTCCTGGCCATCCGGTTCCCAAGGTATTTGCCCCTGGCGCAACCGATCATCTGCGATCCTGTTGGCCTGGATGAACCCTGGGGCCTCGATTTCCTGCTCGGCAGTGGAATAGACCGAACGGCTGAAATCAATGCGAAACTTCGGCACGTTACCCTCCGTCGGTGGCCAGGATGTAGCCAGCTGCTGGCACCCGATGAACATTGGGATGGTGCAGTGTCAGTATCACCAGAATGTCGTCACGAGTGCTAGGAGAGATACTCTGGTCACGGTCCACCTTAGCCAGGATTAACTCGCGTGCTTGCTTGACGGATGTCGCCATCGCGAACAGAATCCCAGGGGACGTGGCGTGTTCGAAATATGGGTCGTCGTCCCAGATGTACAACTTCAACGGACTGGTCTTTTTGTCTGTGGCTTGTCTCATTTCTGTTTTCCTTGTGGCGGTTTAGCCCGGGTGGTCAGCCATCTCGTAGAGAAATTTTGTACCGGCCAGGAGTTTCCTGTTGTTGCTTGTGGACTGGATGAAAATAGAGTAGCCGGGGATCTGGCCCGCCCGCAACGACACGGTCCGGTCGTCCGGGAGCCCCAAGATTGCCCTGGCGGCCCGGCCAGTCCACATGGCCCCGGTGGCGTCGCAGCAAAGGACCACTTCCTTATGGTTCTGGACTTCCACCGTCTTGGTGAACTGGTAGAACCCGCGCCCGACCTTGAAGACCAGGCTGTTCTCCTGGACGAACCCCTTGATGTCGACGTCGCGGTCCACCGCGAGGATCTGGAACCTAGACGGGTGCACCGGGGTCAGGTCCGCTTCCTTGACCTCGACGGTCCCGATCTTCACGGCCCCGAGGGGCCCCGAGGACTTGCCAGCGGGCTTGGGGGCGCAGGGGGTACCAGGACCCCCGATCCGCCATGGCGTGGGCGCAGGGGCCCGGTGGACCGCCCGGACGGTCCTGCCAGCCAGCGTGTCGAACATGGCCCCGACAGAATCGGTCATGCGGCCAGAATCCTGGACCTGCTGTTCGTACCGCTGGATGGCCTCGGGGCCCGCCTGCTGGTAGCACACGGCCAGGATCAACTCTTGCACAGCGCTGAATTGGTGAAGTTCCAGGTGGACCCCATAGCCGATCTGGGCCAACTCCCGGTAGAAAGGAGCAGCGTGATACCGGGCCAGCGCCTGGACCGCGTAGATGTGGATCCCTTGCTCGTGGAGCAGCCCAGCCTCGTTGCGCCAGTCCAAATGGTTGGTGTTCTGGGGGTAACTGGGCCCGTGGGGCTCGTCGTCGCCGATCAGCACCAAGACCTTGGCGTGGCCGCTGCGCCACCGGAGTGACCTGGCCCGCGCGAGCACACTTTCGTAAGCCTCGGGATTGTCGCCCCCATTGGTCGCCTTGACGGTCTGGACAAAATCGCAGATCTGGGCTTGGTTATCAGTGAGATCCAGGACCGTGAGGAAGTCAGGGCCGTCGCAGTAGTCGCCGTGAGCCATGATGCCGACATGCAGGTTGGGCACCAGGGCGAACAGCTGTCTCGTGGTTTCACCGACGACCCTGCGGACCTGAGTGAGGCATGGAAACATGCTGCCGGTCGAGTCGAACGAAAAAGCGACATCAATGGGACTGGGTGTGGACATTTAATCGTGTGCCTTTCGCTTGCAGAAAACTAGATGCCGGTATCCGGGGTTGAACCGGAATGTCTGTTAAGACGATGGATTTTGAATCCATTGCGTATGCCAATTTCGCCATACCGGCACGAATCTATTTTACCGAAATGCACGGAGCGGGCCATGATCCCGCACGGTCTTGCGACCACAGGTTCCTAGGACCTGCGCGGCTGCCAATTACGCCACCCGTGCTAAAGATGTCCGGAACCGGAATTGAACCGGTACGAGGTTGCCCCCGAGGGATTTTCTTACCACTTCGGCTTTCGCCGCCGTTCCGCAAGAGCGGCCGTTCGTGGTCTGGACCATGCCTTCGCCTTCTGCTGAGCGCATTCGCCCAGTGGTCAGGTGGGAACCGTCTGGCCTCTACACCTTCTGTGCTGACATAATGCACGGCTTGGCTCGGCGTTGGGTCGCAGTCAAGTAAAACCTGATTCCTTGTCGTAACAAGGAAAGGCCACGCAGAAGCGGGGAGGTTCAGTTTTACCCGACAACAGGCCGTTCACCGAATTTGGCTCCATTCACCAGGGGCATTTCTGCCTCGGTGCTCCAATTTCAAGAAGTCCCTTGCGTCTACCTAGTTTCGCCATCCGGACACATTTACGTCAAAAGGGTAACCCGACCGTTGGTAACAACTCGGTTCTGTAGACCCCAGGGATAACCTTTTCTGCAACCAGTTCCTGCCTGGCAATCGCCATGGCCACGTTCCTGATCTTCACCATGGGGGCAGCAGGGTCTTCACGCATGAGCCGATCCCCGACCTCAACCATCCGGGCCCGTACAAGGTTGTCCCATTCCCACTCGCGCTGCCTCTGTGCTGCTGGCATTTTAATGGCCTCCTGTTTAGACGCCTGAACTATTTTCCGGGGGCAGGATTCGAACCTGCAAAATGCGGGCACCAAAAACCCGTGACTTACCATTTGTCGACCCCGGAGCAAGGGGCTTGACCGACCCCTCGGTCATCTACTGATTCTTCAGGTTCCTGGCCTGCCGGCGGAGCCGCTTGGCCTCGGCGGCCGAAATCCGTTGGTCTCGGATCTTGTCGGCCAGGGCCTGCTCTTCCTCGGTGAGGGGTAACACTGGCTCCCCTGGATGCTCAGGTAGGTAAGGGGCCATGAGGCCCAGGACAGCAGCGAGTGCGATATTCGGGGTGGTTTCCTGTGACATGGCTAAACCTTATCAGGTAGGCTGGCAGATGTCAAGCGGTTCGTGGCTGGACCAGCAAGTTTCTGGCCTGCCGGCGAAGCCGCTTGGCTTCAGCAGCATCCAGGTTGGCTTGGGCCAACCTGGCCATTCGGGCCTGGTGGGCAAGCTGCTCGGGCGTCAGGGCAACGAGGTCCTGATGGGCCTGGGCGTCCCCAGGGATCACCGCGGGGGCAGACGGCAGGTCAGGGGTGGAGATGTCGTTCATGATGGTTCCTTTGGTTGTGGGTTATTCTACTCTGACTTCGTTGAGAGTTCGGCCATTTCTCGCCGAAGGTCTTGGTCCAGGATTTTCTCTTGCTTGCGCCGACGAAACCATGGGTTGCAGTAACTGCAGGTTTTTCGTGGGTGGTTCCTGATATCCGCGTGGGTCTCGACCCGGGTGGTGGCGGCCAGTAGGATTTCGTCATCAGGGAGATCAATGGACCCCGGAGGAAATCTGCGGCGCCACTTGACCCGAATCCTTCGGAGCCAGCGACGCAACAGGCGAGTCCGGGCCGCTCTACGGGATGCACGCTTCATTCACCACCTCGAAAAGAAAAGACAGGATCGTCAGGTGTGCTCGCGCCAAAGGCACCTGGATACCAATCGCCCAGGTGGAGGTTTCC